GCTTTGTCTATTATAGACTTAGTTTTACCATCTGGTATTAACTCCACAATTCTCTCGTCTGTAAAGTTAAAAGTTTCCATCTGAATTTGTTCTGGAGGTAAAACCCTTACAGAGGTCCACCCTTTATAGTTTTTACGAACCCAATTGGCGGCTCTTTCATCTGCGTCTGGTCTTAATGTATAATCCTCTGTCACTGTACCGTCAGGTTTAACAACTCTTACAAGTTCTTCCCTAATGTCTCTAGGCATTTCTGGATTAGCGTCTTCACACCAGATAAACACTTCACCGATAAGATTTCGGTCATGTACAATAGCAATAAGTCTATGTAGTAGTCCAATGTTATTAGCCCACTTCTCACAAAACTTTGTAGCCTGATCCCCTAAGTCTTGGTTTTTACACCTAGGCTTACCAATTCTAATTTTAGATAAAGGTAACTCAGTATGTAAGTCTATGGCCTGACCAACAAAAGGTTCGGACTTGTAAAAGAATCTGTAGAACTTCCACTGTTCATGTAAACTTTGTGGTAACTCTAAGAAATCTGTAGACAACTCAGGTGAGTAGAAGTTCTGACCCATACCGTTAATAGTATTAGCACCAGCATAAGAGGCTGTTCTGGATTTCATAGAGGAGGTTACAATTCTTCTAGGTTTACCAGTACTAGCCTTGTGTTTACCATCACCCGAAGGGATCTTTTTAATTGGCGTTCCGTCCTCGTTTGTTGCCATCTTTATTACCCCTTGTCTTCTTTACATCTTGTTCTTGTTCTTCGTTTACTAATTTTACACGACTACTTTGTTTTATTAACATTAAAACAGGATCTAGTTTTCGTAAAACTTTTTTACGATCCTGAATACTTAAAGAACTACCACTTACAAGTCTTAAAGCCGACTCTATTTCCCTAGTAGCCCTTTTTAAATGTTCATCATATGTGCCTTGTATATTTCTCATTAGTACTTCAGGTCTATACCTAAACGATTAAAGTTACTTTCTTTTGGAACACTACTACATAATCCTACTTGTGTAGGATTAACTACACCTGCAGCTATTAGATTCGCTTCTGAGTCATTACATAATAAACCATTTTCAGAAACTCGTAAAGCCTCATTTAAGTTATAAGTAATAACCCCTCCTGTACGAGTTCCCCCACCTGTCAAGGCTGTGGTTTCAAAGAACTTAAACATAGCCCTTGTACCACCATTTATCATTGTAGCAACATTGTTACCACCTACAGGAGCCCGAAACTGTTTACCAATAAAGTTTTCTGGAGACCCTGTACTAATACCACCAGGTGTCATTGGAGTGTAGTTTTCTGATTGGAATAACAGAAATCCACACACATTAGAACCATCACTAACTTCTACTGTATACTCTTGTGTTGTTTGTACATATTGTACAAACAAACCACCTCTCCAACCACGGGCTCTTAAAGTAGGTCCTACTGTAACTGGAAACCTATCACCAGGGAACTGTAACTCCACATCACCACTATCTACGACACTTGAATTAACTAAGGTTGCCATTTTTATTTTCTCCTATTATTTCTAGGTAATTGTCTGGACTCATGAGACCCACTACGAGTTTTTGTAGTAGACCTTCCAAATCTGGAATTACCACTTGAGTATATATTTCCACGAGTACCAGATAAGATAACCTTTTTATTTGAATCCTTTGTAGCCAACCAACACATTCTAACTAAGGCGTCCGAGTAGTCATCGTGCTTACCTTCTGTCTGTGGGGCTTCTACTTCTATTACATATTTACTAACCTGTGTGGCCTGTAACTCTAACAACTCTTGAATGTAATCGGCATGTCCTTCTTCTGTAGGTTCATCATATATTTTTAACTTACTATCAAACATTAAGTTTTTTAAGTTATGGAACATCTGGGATGTTAACTGTTTTGTGTGATGTAAAGACTTTAACTGAGGTAAGCCTCTTTTTTGTAAAGCCTGTTCCATTGGTATACCGACCCACTGGTCAAACACACCTTCTCTAATATAAAATCTACTAGTGAAACTAGTAATCCAATCCGCTACCTCATCAAAGTCTAATCTTTCTAAGTCTTGGTACTTACCCTCACCGGCTTTAATACGCTCCATACAATCTACAACAACATTACCATTTTGATCGTTATGTCCAATTGCTACAGCACACCAGTCACCTACAAGTGCGATGTCTATCCCCATAAAGTAAGGTGCTTTCGGTAAACCAGATGTTCTTTTTCTTAAAGCGGGATCTATACAATCTAATAAGTCTTTAGCGTCTTGAATCCACCCACGAGTTCTATCCGAAAACACAGCCCCAAATTCCGTATAGAAAACATTAGGATCTTTTAAGTAAGAAGCCACAAAGGTTTCCGCGGGTACTGTTGGGTTTACTTCCCAAGTAGGTGCTTGTATACAAAGAAGATTATCCGCCGCTTTGTTATTACCAAAACCTAACTCAAACTGTTTATAGAACAAACCTTGTTTACCTAACGGAGAAGAAATCATAACAATACGACCTTCGTTCTCGCCAACAGGTTTTGTAGTGTCTAAGGGGTCCTTAGGAGAAAAGGTTCTAGTAGAAGGTTCTACAGCCTGATACACTTCATCTGCAGAGGCTTGTCCTTGTTCACCAAAGTGAGCAACCTCGTCCAGTGCAACCATAATGTTAGCGCCCCCGCGAAGCCCTTTTGCCACACAAGACCTAAAAGTAACATTAACTGAATAACGGGCTTTTGGATTCTTAGAATAACTACCATAAGTTTCTATATCAAAAGGTGTTTGAAAAGTTGCGTAACTTTGTGTAGCATTCGCAGTATAAGGTTTAAAGTAATCACACTTTTGGAAGTGTCCACTAGCCTCCCTATACAATAAAGAGGCCTGTGCCTGATCTGTCGCAACGGAAATTAACTGTATAACATTCGACTGTGAAGACCCATAATGTTTCTGTGGATTACCAAGTAATAATAATTTATAAGTTTCGTACGCCACAATACAAGATGTAATAAGTGTTTTTCCAGAACGACGACCCACACTTAAAACCATTTCTCGTCTTTGTACACCTGGTATTACTTTATCTGTATTACATCTACCTTCACTATGTAAGTACTTTAAGTAACCGGCCTCTGTGAAGTACTGAACATTCTCTCTTCTAAAGTCCGTAATAACTAATCTATACTTGTAATAACCATCCCTATCCATCAACTCAGGGTCATAGTTTTCATGATCTTCGGGTACAGGTACATCTAAAGGATAATCTAGTTCGTTGTCGTCTAAGGTCATACCATAATGTGTTTTAAGTATAACTCGTTGTACTGGAAACAACTTTAAACCTAAACCCCAAGGAGCCTCAATAAAAGTAATAATGTCTACAGGATCTCTTTTATCTGTTGACTTACTTCTACCAATAGTGGCAGCTAAATCTCCTAAACCCATTAGTTACCTCTTTCTTGACGCATTCTTCTTTTGGCTTCTTCCTTCCACTGATCGTCTAAACTACTTACTAACTTAGCGAAAATAGTTTCTATGTGTTCATCGTGAACACCAGATTCTAACAATGTTTCCTTAAAAGTTTCTAGTATTAAACCAAACACTGCTTCGAAAGTACCAGACTCTAAGTCTATAATACCACCTTCATCTAAAGACTTTTTACGAAGCCATATATCAGACATACCTTTTAAGATACGGGCTTTCTTTGTTAGTAAACCACTAACATCACCTCCCGTTCTACTAGCCTCGTCTTTCTCAAAGTCTATGGTAGCCGCGTCCTGAGCCATTTCTAATAGAATGTTTTCTATTACACGATCAGAGTTAGAGTCCTCTTTTATTGTATTAGACAACTCATTAGCAGAAACATGCTCGTCTCTTGCTTGACAAGTTTGGGCGATTTGAGGTGTTACAGCATTACGAACCACTTTTGGTTTACGACCAGGTTTTCCCCTCATTACAATAGGGGCTCCGGTGGGTGCTATAGAAATCTCATCTGTGTCTATATCCACTTCGTCCGGTCTTTTATACTGTTGTTTACCATTAGGAGAAACAACTTGTATCCTTCTCGTACCTTCAGGTAAGTTATCTAGTATATGTTGTTTTTCTTCTTTGGTCTGTTTCATGCTTATTATCCTATAATAGCAGGACCAATATAAGGTTCTCCTTCCACAACTTGTGACATCGTGTAATCACCTGCGTTAGGTCCTGTAACTTTTGTGTACATACTATTATACTCTAATCCAACAGGTAAACTCACTGTTACAATAGCCCCTACAGCCACTGCAGAAAAAGGTGTGTCTGTACCAATAGTAGTAGCCAAATTAGTAGCCGTTGTATTTACATCACCATTAACAACTACAAAGTCTACATGACTTACAATAACATAATCACCCATTACAAGTTCTGTAGGTTCCATTGTACTTAAAGCACTAACAGCATTATCTACAGAAATCGTAAAAGTAGGTGCAACATTACCTTGTACAATATGTCCCATTCTAACACCCGTACCTGGTGTTTTACCACTCTTACCTTCTTTAGGTATACCTTTACCCGCAACTTCAATAAAGTTTTGTGTAGTGTATGTTTTGCGTACGATCTGTGGGTTTCCACTTTCACCTTTAGAAGGATCAGATCCTTGTCTAAGATTTGCAACCAACATCTTAAACGGCTTTTGTCCTGCAATACCTCGTCCCATAACAATCCTCTGTAATAACTTGTTAACTATTGTATTAGTATAAACAAGTTATTTAATTGGGAAAGTTAACACATTACCATCATCTGTAGAACTGTCTTGAGGACCATATAGTTCTAAGTAAACTTCTATAAACTGGTCACACACTACTAAACATATACACAAGTTTTGTACTTCGGTGTCTTGTCCCATGAAGTCTAAAGGGGGTGTGAAATAAACATGACTTCCTTCTGTGAATGTAAGAAGTATTACAGGCTTGTTGTTTTTAAGTACTGTTAAAACATCCTCATTTACATCATAGGAAGTCTCGTATATAAAATCCTCTTCTAAGTATGTTCTTAATAAATACTTAAGTTCCATACCTTCTACAGGACTTAATTTTAAAGATAAACCATTATAGAGTCTTTCTGTATAAAAGTCCTTTTGTAACTTTTCTTTAAGGTCTATAATGTCAGCCATAGTTTATCCTATTAAACCTTTACTGAACTGTTTGTACACTGTATAAAAAGACTTTACTACCATAAACAGTTCTTTCATATTCTCTATGTCATGAATACTATTATCACCTGTAGCCAATAAAAGTATCATCTTATTTTCCACAGCAAAACTAATACGACCTAATAAAGCATCTTGTGAGGATAACGCTAAGTAAACATCAAAGTCTTCCATAGACTTTTCTACTTGTATATTGTGTTCGGCTTCCATATAACTAAACAACATATCCTTAAAGTATTGTTGCTCCTCTAAAGAAAAGTTTAAGTCGAAACCCTCTGTTAACTGTTCAATAGACTTTTGTTTGAACACCATACCTTTAATGTCATTGATACCAATTACTTTCATATGCCCTCCGTATATATTTATATACTACATACTGTAAACCTTTTATACAGTATTAGTTAGCAATTAATTCATAATTAAAGAATGCTAAAGTATTGGTATCATTACCACCCACACTAGATATAGTAAACTCTACAAGACTGTTTTCACTTAAAGTAATTATTTCTTCCCTATCTAAAGCTACGGCTGTTGTAATAGCATAAGGTCTTACCACATACCAAGAACCACCATCAGGTTTAATTCTTAATGTGACTTGCACAGAACCATTAGAGGTACCCGCTGTAATAGTAGAATACACATTACGAATAATCATTGTATACCCACTAGGTACTCTGTATACAGATTGTTGTGTTCTACCATCTGCTTGTGATATGAAAGCAAGAACCGCACTACCTAAGTTAGGAACACCATTCGTAAAGTTATTAGCATTGGTAACATACACATCACCACTTAATGTTTGGGTATCACCACTTAGAAAAGCCACATTACAATCTAAAGCACTAATACCAGTAGATACTGGTATTCTACCATCCCCACCATTTAAAGTAAGTGTATGAGTTACAAAATTGTTGTTACTATCATTAAGTTCAACTGTAATCTGTTTACCAGCGTCTAAAGCATTATTACTAGCCACCCAAGCGTTACTCGCAACAGTCTGAAAAGTCTTTCTAGCCACTCGTAAAGGTGTTCTACCATCATCCGCCAAGCGCCATATAGTTAAAGGTTGTGCGTCTGCGGCGTCAATCAATCTAATAGAGCCAAACTTAGTACCATTACTGTAACCAGGTATATTACCAAGAGCGACTTCTACTTGAAAATCTGTTGTTACAATAGCACCGATGTTACTAGTTCTAAACGGAATGGTATTGGTTCTTAAGTCACACTCTAAAAAGAAACTTGTTTGCGCTACAGAGTTATTAGTATAGATAACTCTAAACCCATCTAACCTAGTTCCAAAGTTAATAGATAGAAATCCTCTATCTACTTCGTCTTGTGAATAAGTATAAGTTTCAATGGCTCTTACTGTAGCAGCCCCTTGCACATCATCCGTAAACAGGATTTGAATACCTTGTGAGGAAGATACTTGATCAGTGGCTATAAACAACTCTACAGATACAAAACCATCTGTGTCTACCCAACCACTATCATACACACCACCAACACCTAATGGTACAACACTTACAAAAGCAGTACCGTCAGCTTTTGCGTTTACAAAGTCGCCATCAGGTTGTTGTCCAGTAGACACAGAACGAACATTAATAACATCTTCGTTTCCTACAAGGTCTTGGTTTAATCTAGAAACAGAACTTACTTGTGATGTATGATAGATAGTCTGTAAGTTAAATACGGTTTGATCAACACCACCATTGGTATATACAACTCGAAAGTATCTAGATATAGGCGCTAGTGTTCTAGAGTTAGCAGTGTCTATATCTTGTATGTTAATTTGGATACTTTCATTAACAGTAATACAATCCTGTGAGAATTGCATTTGTAATGTACCAGGTGCTGTGGATAAGGACTTACCATCAAGGAAAACACTAATACCATTCCATAGTGTTATATCTGTCCAGCCTCCAGTAAAAGTTTGACCGGCCAATAAAGGTACAATACTACTATTCACCTCATCTATTGTATTTCTAACTTGTGGACTGTAAGACATATAAACCTACCATATAAACCAATTTGTACCATTACTAATAAAGTTAACTTGTTCCCATTGTGTGGTTAAAGGAAGACCTGTAACGGAGTAATCAGTACCATCTATTAAAACACCCGCCCCATGAGTCTTAACTTGTATATTTGTAATGGTGGGTGTTATCACTTTTACTGCAATGTGATCACTTACATTAGGAACAGGTAAAGTTATTGTAACTGGGTCACTATCAATAAGAATGAACTCTGAGTTGGTAGCCACCCTATCTACAAGTGTAGTAAGTACATTCCAATAAGTACTGGCGCCACCACCTACAACGACTACATCTACAACACCACCACCTACTGGTGTGGCTGTAACATTACCACCAATAAAGTTAAGTGTGGTGGTTTCAGTTTCTACAGGTACCCCTTCATCTTGTACAATAATAGAAGAGGTTTGAGTAATAGTGTTGTGGAAACTAGTACCAAATACAAACACAGCCGTTAAGTATCCAGTATTAATCCAAGCACGAATAGCTCCTACTTCAAAAGAGTGTGCTACTTGTGAAGTATAGATTAAGTCCACAACACCATTAAAAGGAATATACACAGCACCAGGTTTATTAGCCTGAACACGACCATTGGCATCTATACCATCGTGTATATCAGTAACTAACAGAGGTCCTTTTACAGCCCCTGTATGTGTTACTCTTAGACATATTCCTTGTGCTGGCATTACTTATTCCTATAAGAGGGTAAGGTTATTACCATTTTTTAGTTTTAGCGCTAACCTTAGAGAAAATCTTTTTAAATTCTCGTGGGTCAATTAATGGAACACCATTAGCAGTCCATTGGACATTGTTAACAATATAAGTTCCCATATGTCGTCTTTTATCTGGGTATAAAGCGTTTACACTGGCCTTATTATCCCCCTCTCTATAGATCTGAAACTCTATACCGCCGCCACCAACAACTTGCTGTGGCATACCGTAAGACTTACCTGTAATAATATAAATCTTACCTTTTTTATACCAACTATCATAATCAAAGGTTCTACTACCTTTAAAAGCCATAGAGAAAAGTTTTCTCATTTCCAGTTCGTCGTCTTTAATAGAGGTTAACAAAGCATTGTCGTACCAGTTTAACATAGTTTGAATAGCACTCACAATGGATTTAGGATCGTTTGTAACACCTTCACCCTCTTCATCGAAAGTAATGTCTGCTTTAATAAAAGGTTTCTTAGCACCTTTTCCACTAATTTCGTAACCACTATCTCCTAAAACAGCGTAAATATGTTCGCCGTTTTCTGTAATAATTTCAAACTCACCACTACCATCAGGAAGGAACTGTACACCTTCTGGAATGTTTAATTGTCTTGTAATAGATGGAAAAACCGATGGAATACTTGTACCCGCGGCTAATTTTTTAATCGCACGAACCTCTCTTAAAAGTTCTTTGGCTGTTATTTTTCTTGACATTTTATTTTCCTTTTGGTTAGATGCCATTATCAGACTTAATTTTTCTCTGCATGGATTCGATTTCTTCTATTGTTTGTTGCAACATCGCTTTTACTTGATCTAAAAGGCTGTAGCCTTTACGCAAATCTTCGTATAATTGCACTTCTCCCACGGCTTCCCCAATTAACTTGTCTGATAACTTGAAATGGATTCCAGAGTTTTTCTTCAACGCAGAAAGTTCTGTTCCAAGATCCCAAGTCCCTGCTGTTTTGCCTTGTAATTGACCTTTAATAGATTCGATTTCTCGAGCAATTTTTCTTATTTCTGGATTTCTTGACATTTTATTCTCCTTTTTAGATGCCATTATTTGTCTCCCATCCGGAGTTATTTCTCTCTCGATAGCGCAGGCAGGGCGACGAACTAGATAATTCGGCCACTTCTCGTACCACTTTGAATAGAACTCTGTTTTAGGTACAACCCTTACAGTTTCATCTGGGTCTGGAATGTTAGGGTCAGCAACATATACATTTAAGTCTTCATCTACATCGAAGACTACAGAAGCATGAGACCAATCACGACCCTCTGGGTTCCAAGCAATCATTACAGGAACACCTCGGTCAGTCCATTCTTTTAATTGCTTAACTGTAGAAGGCATTGTTAATGTGGCTCTACACCCATAATGCTGAGCACATGCCAAAGCTTGTTCCCAAGCGGCCCCTCTCATCGGTAAAGCACCCATTACCTTATTGACTTCATCCTCATTAGCGTGTGGATAGTCTAAGGCCTGTAAACACATACTCATTGAGGTAGCCATACATGAGTATTGAGTTCGTTGTCTTTTAGGTGTTAGATTTGCTTTAGATTGTTTTCGCATAAGATTATCTTTTTCTGGCTTCGAACTTTGCTCTGGATTCTAATACTTGCTGGAGTAGGTCTTTATTGATGAACTTCCTCATATTTGAAACTGCCATAGCAACATCTGCATCTATATTTCCGGAGAACTTCTTTGACCAATGGTCTCCCAACCATGACTCTACAACGGCTGAATCAGTGTCCCACCCTCCTATAAGAAAGGACACCTTTCGATTCGTTATGCTATCTACGATAGAAACCGATGTAATCCAGTCTACATTTCTGTTATAATCGTCGTTACTAGCGACTACCCTCAAATCGGAAAGACCGTTTTTCGCTACAAAAGACTTCAGTTCTTTCTCAAGTTCTTTGAATGCTTTTTGTACTTGTGGGTGGTTAGCAGTTTCAAACCAAGGGGTCACTTTCATAACAGGGACTTCACCCGAAATGTTCCCATCAAAGTACGCGATCCCATCCACTACCTCTATATTTTTCAAGGTAAAGTGTCCCCAACCATACATCAAACCATCTGGTCCTATGCTTCGCTCAATCAGAGACTTTAACTCACTATCTTCGGAGTATTCAATTAGTCTTGGGGCGCAAGGATTCTCACCTGCTTGTTTCTTCAAAGTTCTGACTTCTCTTAAAAGTTCTTTGGCTGTTATTTTTCTTGACATTTTATTTTCCTTTTGGTTAGATGCCATTATTTGTCTTTTAGGTGTTAGATTTGCTTTTGATTGTTTTTTCATACTGAACCTTACTTTAATAGTATTAGCGTATAAACTAACTATTTAAGTTCTACCCATTCATCTAAAGCCCCTAAGTAGTCTTGTAGTACAACTTGGTGTTCTCTTCTATCTATATAGACATACTTCTTATTAGTATCTGGTATACTATTCCAATCACTTAATATAAGTTCTTGTGTGTAAGGTACTTTAAAATGTAACTTTAATAAAACCTGCCAAGGTATTGCTGTGTGTCCTTGTCCTAGGTTTCCTTGTTTAGTGTAAACAAAACCATCTCTTACAACACACCATACTCTAATAAATCTTACAGAGTCCATACTATCTCCTATAAACAAAGAAGGGTACACTTGTATGTGTACCCTTATGTCTAACCACAAAACACTAAGTCTTATCGTCTAGTAGTAAGTTTTTTGTGTAACAAGTCTAACTTTCTAGAGGCCTGACGTTTAGTCATTCTAGAACTTGCTGTACGCTTAGTACCTACAACTTGTGCATGTAAACGATCTAAAGCACGACTTGCTTGTCTACGAGTTAACTTGGCTTGTTTAAACTTATCTTTGTACTTTTCAGTATTAGCATCCCATTCTTCTTGGAACTCTTCGGGTTGTTCGGCTTTCCACTTTTCGAACTCTTTTGTACCTTCGGGTCCTTCAGAGAAACGAGCACGTCTTGAAGAATTATCGTCAGAAATATGAAGGGTTACCTCCAGTGTTCCAGAAACGGTACCACCATAGTGGCTATCATCCATCTCCCAATCTTCATATCCTTGACTTACAGCATGTAAGTCAATTCTAGGTCTTCCTTTAACTTTGGTAGTGTAGATTTCCCAATCCACGTCTCCATAATTACCCATAACAAAGTCTTCAGCCTTTTCCTCTACCTGCCACTCAGGGATTATTAATCCCTCAATAACACCTCTATCAGTTATATCATGACCTCGTAATTGGGCATACGAAAACATCTCATTAAAGTCCATAGTGAACTTTACGGTTTCAGTTTTTGCTCTTCTAGTTAGATAGGCTTGTTTATTGTTAGTGAGTTGACCGTACAACTCATCCAGTTTACGACTTGCTTGTCTCTTAGTTAATTTTCGCATAGTATTACTCCTTGCGTGTTTATAATAAGAATCATTAAACGAAACATCCACATCGAAAGTCAATATAGCATTGTCTCCAAGGTCGTTTATATCGGTTAGTTTTATATTCTCTAAAAGCACGTCCTCGTCGGTTTCTATCTTCATCTGCTCATAAACGTCTTCATCCCATTCATGAACGTCTGCTAACATCTCTAAGTATCCTTGCCAATACTTTTTATCGTTTACATTTTTTGGAAAGTTTGTTGTTCTACGGGAAACCCAAACCTCAATACCTTTTTTACGTTCCGTTCTAGCTAGTTTTCGCATAGTATCACTCCCTGTACTTGCTAATTTTAGTTTATTAAAGTTAATCTGCTTTAAGTCTAAGCTTACTTCAAACATGAAGTCTTCCCTATCATAGCGGGCGTATACTTGATCATCCTTTTGTATTAGACCATACTGTTTTAAGGATTGTTTTAAACAATTCACAAAATTATAAGCCGTTCCGAAGTTACGACTTTCAGCACTATAATCACCTTGTACAGAATAAAGAAAATCCAGTTCATCTGTATTAAAAACAGTCTTTTCACTATGCATTGCGGAACCTGTAGGTTTGTTACCTTTTGGACCCTTCCAACAACCATGTACAACTTCGTCTACAAAGTCCACTAAATCCTTAACCACACCACCTTTAAAACGAACCATTTCTTTTCTTAAAGTTTGGGAGCGTTCGAAGTAATCGTTGTCTACACTACCCTCCTCATAAAGGTAATTAGTAACTTCTCTTATAAGTTCACTATCCTTTTCTTGTGTAGCCATATCTAAAGCATCCATCAAAGATAGTGCTTGATTAATGGAACCCTTGTCTCCACTCATTAGTAGACCTTTAAGGTTTTCTTTTTGTTGTCTATTCATAACTTATCCTTGTTAAATAAAAACATCGAACGAAACAGTGGCTGTAATTTCCGCACCACATTCGATAGTGAAACTTGTAAGTGTTTTACTTGTAACTTTGAAAGGTGCGAATATATCACTTGTTAAATGAACCCTGTAATTTAGGTTAGGTTGTACACTTGGGAAAGTGATAACTTTTGTAGTCTCTCCTACAAAGTTAACACTACCATTAAAAGCACTTGTACTACTCAAAAGACCCTCCACTTGCAACATAGCACTTTGTATGTCGTCAGTTACTGATTTAGGTATCTGTGTATAAGGAGAGATAATAAAACCATAAGGGTCTTGTATATCTCGAACACTTAATGTACCACTAAGATCAGATACAATAGTAAACATATACAAAGTAGGTGCTGTACCACTTTGGTAAGTAAACTCGGATTGTACTAATGAAACAGCCATCTTACCAAACACCTGAGGTTTCGTGACCCATCTCTTCTAACTTAGCATTTAAAGTTATGAGGCTATCCTTGTCACGACTACGAATACAAAAGGAATCACTACCAATTTCAACAGCAAAATCAAAAGATTGTAAACTACCAAACTTAGACTTACCATCCCTAAAAGCTTTTAACCACGAAGGTAAAGTTTGTGCTGTGCCTAATGTAGGATACACATGCAGTCTGTACTCAGCCGAACTATGTTTTTGTAACCATTGTGTAGCCACACTACGGGCCATTAGTACTCTTTTGGTAGAAGATTTATCCATAACAATCCTTTTTACTGACACACTATGTAATGTATAAAGTATTTATTGTTATAAGGAATAAGTAATAGACTCTTCTAGTTTTGATCTGTTAGTGTCTTTTAGAATGTTAAAGTGATTAGACACATGCTCTAAACACTTTATGGTTTTATCTAAATCCTTAAAGTTTTTAATTTGTTTTAAGTTACGCATAAACCTATAACGAACTAATCCTTGTGAAACATTTAATTCTCGGGCTACTTCTGACTGACAAGTTTTTTGTAACATTAACAACATTATATTAATGTCCAACTCGTCTGTTAACACACCCCTCAAGTCTTCTTCCACACTACTAATAGGATAGTTTGGTGTGTTAATTATGTAACTTAATCTTTTAGCGGCTTTAGCTAACCTATAACATACTGTAGGTTGAGAAACACCAAACAAGTCTGCTATACCCAACTGTGTTACTTTTTTAAAAAAGTACAAGTCAATAAAATCGGCTTCCCTTGGTGGTAATTCTTCTAACACTTCCCTAATACTATCTAATTTCTCTTGGGAGTCTTCGTCTAAGACTTCACTGTATGTAGGAAAGTTATGTATACCGTCTTCGTTGGAAAACATTCCTTCAAAGTCATGGCTGTCAAAATATACAAAGTTACTCCAATACTTAGACATCCTCTACCTCCGTAGTTAAAAGTATTGTAGGAACAGTTCGGATGGCTTTTAAAGATCTTAAACTTATATAAATAAAAGCCTCACCCCTATCTTCTGTAAAGCCTACAACCTTACCCTCTAAACCTTTGTAGATACCACTTGTAATAGTTACACTCATATCTTCTTGTAAGTCTTGGCTTAGCATTTCTTGTAGACTGTCTTTTAATTTTTGCACATCTACATCCCTTACAGTCTGTAAAGTAATAGGACCTCTCTTACTACTTTTACTATGTAAAACATCTTCAATGTAATTTTCTAAGCCAAAGTTAAAGTAATCATTTTCTGGTAGACCCGATTCTACAAAACAATAACCCTCTAACACATTTAACTTTGTAATTTTTCCTTGGAAGTTTATTCGATGGTATGGTATAAAGATTTCCTTTTCCCTAGGAATACTCCTACGAAGTTTGGAATACAGTTCACCCTTTTCAGCTAAGGCTTCCCCATAAGGAGTTAACTGAAGGATTACCCAAGTTTTACCATCTCTCTCCATCTATTTGTCTCCGCAGATGATACAGTAGTATCGATCTAAACTCATTAGGTGCTAACCCGTTAGTGATTCTTTTTTGTGTATTTATACTTTTTATGGCTCTAGGGTCTACCCAGACACCTGTAGGAGTTAAAGACTGACTTACCTGACCCTTTACTGGCTTGTCTGTTTTAACAACCTCACTTTGTATATTACTTACATTTATCTTTTCTACTGTTGATTTTTTATGCTCATTAGTAGAAGATTTAGCACCACTGTTATTAAAGTTTATTGTAACACAATTATCTGGGACTTGGAACTTATCTCCATAATGACACATTGCTATATCTAACACCAATGTTTGTTTACTAGGTTTATGTATTGGAGCAGCAAACTTCATAGACAATGTTAATAACTGTTCACCCTTCTTAGATAGTTCCTCTATCTTGGACTCCTCCCATTGTTTAGGAACTTTACCCACACCTAAAAACTTACGATAAGCCACCATACAACAATCTGCTAATCTTTCATATGCAACACTTGGAGAAACTTCTTTAGATAGTAAATCTGTATTCTGTACACATTGATTTAGATCCACACCAATGTTTAAAAGTGTGTCCACAATATAATCATTAGCACCTATCTGTAAGTACTGAGTAACTGTCTGCTTATTAATGTCCCCTAACATAGACACACCTTCAACCATTTTTAAACAGTCTCTAATGTGACACTCTGCTACTTCCGCTATTGTTACTAAGGAATCTATAGTATAGTTAATACTCTCTTGTTCACACACATAAGCCAATCGTTCAGCAATACCTTCTGCGTCTACGGCTTTAATAACAAACGCTGGAGCACATCTAGAGAAGATAGTAGATACCATTTTCTCTGGTTCTGTTGTACAGAAAATACAGATAAGTCTTTTGTCTTCACTTCCTTCTATTGTGTCTTCCATCGGTTTTAATAACGCATCTAAGGCCTGTTTAGATAAACGATGGGACTCGTCGAACAAGTAAATCTTTCTTTTACCTGAAAAGGAAGCGTAGTTAAGTTCTTCTATAATTTGTGCTAAGTCAGCCTTACCTGATCTAGTAGCAGCATCTAACTCTTCAAAGTTAGCGTGTACACCACCACTTAGAAAGGTATTACAGGATTCGCACTCATTACAAGGTTCACCTTCTACAGGATTAGAACACAATAAAGCACGGGCTAGAATACGACCCATTGTTGTTTTACCAGAACCATGTTGACCACAAAACACATAAGACTGGTGAAAGCCTTTTCCTTCTTTCACAAACTGTTTTAAAACAGCAGTACTAGATTCTTGTCCTAAAACATCTACATAATTTCGTGGTCTGTACTTTGTGTCTAAAGCCATAGCTATCTCCTAATCTTGTTGTACATATATACTATATGCGTGTCAACAATACTAGGATTATTTACAAACTTATTGTTTCCGGCAATCCTTTGTCCTTAAAGTCTGGGATACCCATCTTATCCCAAAAGAACTTAATAACGGAAGAGCCTATGGCTATTAACTTATTTTTAATTAAGTAAATAATTTGGAACACAGGTATTACTAACATCAAACGATTACCTGTTATCTTTGTCAACAAAGAGTATCCTTTAAAAATAGCAAAACCAGGGAAGGCGAAACCTAGAAACTTATTTACTAAGTAACCCACACCACTTTCAGGTAGTGTTCCTAACAAGTCTCTCCAAGATAAAAGACCTAACATACCTTTAACGATTCCAGTATAATCCCAAGACAACTCGGCCACACTAATCCAGATGTCAAAGAAAATGTAAGCCTTTAAAGGTATACCTACTGTATTGGATACCTTACCATCTAGAAAAGTATTCAGTATATCTTTCATTAAGTCTAAGCCAGTATTACCACTTTTAAACTTAATGTTACTAAGGAAGTCTTCGGCTTTCTTCTTGCCGTTGTCTAACACACCAATAACCTGTTTACCGACTGGGGATTCTTTTAGGTATGTTGTAGCCTTTTCCATTAATAAGTTAAAGGGAGTAATGTTACTACTTATAGCATTAAACACCTTCATAAACTCGGACAGTTTACTTTGCATCTGTTTAACAACATCTGTAAACCCTTTATATCCGTTTTTGAAAAACTCTATAATCTTTTTAGGTAACTGTGCTGTGAATGTAATAAGGTTTTTAGCTGTAATACCTAACATACTTTTAAACTGTTCCCAATACTTAGGAACTTTTTGAAAAGCCAACCAGATGTCTTTAACCTTTTTAACCACATCCTTGATTGTAAACTTATCTACAGCCTTCTTTAAAAAAGGATAAGTAAAAGCTTCAAACACCTCTACTGTAAACTCTTGTCTTACTTTACGGGCCTGTCTACTATTAAAAGCGTACCTAGACTGTGTGGCTTCTGTATAGGCCTGTAAAGCCGCTTGTCTGAGTATATATCGTTTTACTACTGTCTTACTATCTACCATAACTTAAACCTAAAAAAGGAGAGTGTATCACTCTCCTTTTAATACAAGATAAACAACCTATTATTAACCTTGTTCTTCAACTTCCTCTAAGTTATCTAAGTCCAAGTCTTCTTGTTTAGGCATCCACATACCATATTTCTCAATGTTAGAACGATGTGCCATAATGTCTGGCTTCAAGATTTTAATTTTCATGTCACCAGTTTTAGGATTCTCTTCTACATGAATAGAACACAACAAACTGTCCAACAATGCTTCTTGTGCGTGTGTATCTAAGTCGTTAGTCCAAGTATCTGCAGCCAACTCCATAATCAACTGGTAATCTGTACCAGACATAGCGTTAATCAAGTCAGAACATTTAGTTACTTTACCAAAGACTGTTTGACCACCAGACATAGTAGCCTTTTCCCGAAACACTACACAGATCTCATCTACCAAGTAAGATAAGTGTGGGTGATTATTATGAATTAGGGTGTGTACATCAGACACAATTTCTTCTCGTGCTTTCCAAATAGTAGCAGACATTTTTTAATCTCCAAAGATTATAAGTTAAAGGATTTTTTAAGGGCTAGTGTTCCACCACTTTCCCATATTTCACCAGGATCTTTACCTCCAAAGTAAGTAACCAACCTAGTGTTTATATGTACTGTATCCAGTTTCTGTTTTAGACCCCAAATTAGTTTTCCCTGATCATTTTTATATCCAGCACTTAACTTTCTACCTGTTTCATCCATATCAAAACATATATGTACAGTAGCCTTAGGTCGTATAAACCTTTGTAAGAACTTTACTTGTGTAGGAGTTACTCTAGCACCACCCATCGCTAGACACACATGATTTTTAGGTAAGGCTTTTAGGATACTTAGATCAAACACACCTTCTACCAACCACACATCATAACCCTTACAAATTCCTTCAAACACACTAGGACACATACCTACAAAAGCTGGATTCCACTTAACATCAGGTAAGTAATACTTACGAACAAGTTTCTCTTCCATATTACGAAACTCACAGCCTATTAACACACCTCTAGGAGAGTAGATAGGAATACACAACATACCATGTAAACGATGACCCATCACACCATTAGTATGAAAGTCCGAGTCTGGGGCTCTTTCCGTTTGTGTTTTCCACACACCTATTTTTAGTTCCTGTACAAGTGTATAAGGTAAACCTCTACCTAAAACATAACCTAAAGCTTCTTCCGGTAAGGTTAAATCCTTAATAGCGTTTAACAACCACTCTCTCATGTATTACTCTGGATATAAGATACAAATACCCCTAGAAGGATTATGTACAACTACACCATTTAAGTTTGAGTTAAAGTTATAAACAGTGCCTAAGTATGTTTTATCCTTGGGTGTCACAACTATATACTTTTCAGGTACCCAACTTACTAGGGTACTGTTAACATCGTTTACTGTTTCGTTTGTATAAACATCAAACTCTGTAAAACCAAAGTAGTTAAAGTACTCTTGTACCTGTTGTAAACGATCCTGTATATTAGTGTTGTTATATTCCAAACAAGAACCCCATTGGGATTGTAGGGACATTTCTTTACACTTAAAAACAATGTCCATAAACAACTCGTTTATAGACCCTTGCCTAGTAGCGGCTCTTAATAGATTACCTGGGAACTGTCTGTTTACCCATATAAAGTCTTTCGTCGAACTAACTAAGTAAGGTCCATCTAATTGTTGATCCACACCGCATTCAAACATAATAGGAGGTTGGGGTGTCTTCATTTGAATAACTTGTAATAACATTAGTCTTCTTCTGTTGTAGGTTTTACATCGTCTTCTTGTAACACCCATAACAGGGTAGCTATCTGTGGAAATCTTACTAAGATTTCTTCTACGGGGGCATTGTCAAAGAAACCAGATAAAGATTGTTTAATTAAGTCCTTGTTGTGTCTAGTGTCAAAGTAAGGACATTTTACAGCCGGGTCCTCTTGAGAAAAACGAGTATCACATATATGTGTATTGTAATCTGGACACTTACAAATATAAACACCACCTTCTAACATATCACATAACTGAGTAGTGTCTTGTCCTTGTGGTTTTAATAAGTAGTTAAACCTACAGTTAGAAGCGGTTCTTTTAAGTAGGTTTTCAATTTCTTTTTTAATAGTTCGGAAACGAATTTGTTTTAATCGTTGTTTTATTTCACCATCGGTTTTCATTGTGAACGCCCTATTTTTGTGAAAGTAGCCGAACCTTTTATTTTTTTAATCCTATAAGCAACATCCGCTTGCTCTACTAATGTTGGATTATGTGTTACCACTAGAATGTCTAAGTTTAACTTTTCTGACAGTGTTCTTAAAAAGTTTCCTACTCTTGGAACATACCTTTCAGCCACTGCCGATAAACTTTCATCCAATAACAATAAAGGTCGTAAACTTCTTCTTGTTAGTACAACAATCCTTAGTAGAGTGGATTGTACTGTAGATACAGAACCACCATAAACATCCATAGAACTACCTTCTGTTATCATGCCAGTAGTATGTTCTTGTACTGTTACAAAGTCTACAGACACTTTACCTCTTTGTATACTAGTGTCCGCTCGTACACTTAGATTTAAGTCGTCAAAGATATGTTGTAATCCTTCTGTTAATAATGTTTCCGCTGTTGTTATATTGGCTACCATTTCATGGTCAATTAAACCACGAAGAACAGAACAAGTTTTATCTAATATATCTGTTCGATGTTTTAGATCTAAAACTTGTTCCAACAACTCTTCATGTTGTTTTTTATGTGTATCAATAAGGGCTTTTGTTCGGATGTAATCCTCCCTTAAGCCCTTATACACAAACATTAATTGATCATAAGTAGACAATTAAGTTCTCCATACAATTACAGCGTAGTATGAGTTTCCTTCTTCTACTTCTTCTTCATACTTAAAAGATGTAAAACCTGCTCGACCCATACTATTAACACCAAGATCAATTTTATCTAAACCAAAAGCGTTAACAATACCTTTCAAGTACGGATAGTCGATAGTAAAAGTTTCGAACTCTTTACTATGTACTGTAAGTCCAGCCAAACTTAGAGGGTACTCATCATTGCCACCGGCAACACTTGGCATTGACAAAACCACCTTTTGATTCTCACTATCCCAACGGAAAGTAACACTCTCATGACCTTTAGGAGCAGAAGCCGACAAGACAGCCAAACCTGCTGTTAACTCGTCCATATCCAAACTAACTGTACAATCTGGCACTTTATCTGGATCTAAAGCCAAGGTCGGAAACTGTGTAACAGGCTTAGTAACACCTAAGTAGTGACCTGTTTCCTTCTTAAACAATACACAAGAACCACTATCATCTTCACGAGTAGATGTTAACACTTCAACAGAATCCTCATTACCCAAGAACTTTGTTACTGGAGTAATGTCTTTAGCAGGAATACGAATGTTCAAGTCACCCATAGGAACTTTTGCACTACACACACCTTTTCTATCTGTAGCCCAAAATGTACCATCAATAGATTCTACTTGACACAATTCTGGTTTAAGTGTGTCGTCTGTACTAACAAAGTTCTTAGTAAGATTTAAAGCCCTTGTAATCTTTTCAGGGGCAATATTTCCAACAGTAGTAGCCGTAGACATTAACTTATCCCAAAAAGGAAACTTACTAGGATCTAAAGATCTTAAACGAATAGAGGAACGACCGGACTTGGCTTGTACATCCCCACCACCATTATAAGTAAGTGTTAACACACCATCTGAAGCACCGGACAACCACTTATCTAAACGCCAAGATTCCACTGTAAAAGCATCGCCCTCTTCACCTTCAAAGGTACAAATAATTGGAGCACCACTAAACACTCTTAAGTTCTGGGAAAGAACTTCTACTTTATTATTATGTACACGAAACAGGTAGTGTGATGTAATGTCTGTACCGTTACCTACAGCTGTTCTGGTAGTATTTAGAGAGAACTCTAAATCATTTCTTGCGACTTCAATTTTCATTATTTCTCCGTATATAAGGACATTTTATCCTGTACTAGATTGAGTTGAGCCTCGAACTCACTTAATGTTTGTTCAAGGGCTTGTTGTAACTTTGTTAAAGTTTCTTGTAAAGTGTTGGGATCTAAGTTAGCGTCTCTTATCTCTTGTTCGACTTTTAATAAAGACTGTTCTGCGGCTTGTTTCTTTCCTAACATTCTTTGTAAGTCTGAGGATAAAGTTTCTCTTAACTTAATGGCTTTGTTTAACCGGTCTTCCGTAGTCATACCTACCTCCTTATGTTGTATATACTATTTTAAGGTTTTAGGTTATAGGGAGAAATCTCCAAAACCATTATTCTTTGGTACTTTTTTAATACCCTCTACTAACTGCTCACCTTCTTGGTATTCAGAACATTGATCTTTATAATTACAAAAGATACAAGCATCTCTACTAGGTTTGGCTTTAAACTTCTTCTTATACATACTTTTCTTAGCCGTTTGTACCCTTGTAATTAACTCGTCCAACTTTTGTTGACTAACATCTACCCAAGTAATACCTGTGTCTTGTGTATTTTCTACATACGGATACCTAAACCAAACGAACCCTAACTTGTCCGGCATCTTTCTATAAGAGTATCTATACACTAGAGCATAGAAGTGTAATTGATCCTCGTCTACCTTTTCTTTTATACGACTGTTCTTACCATCTAACAGTAAAGTACCACAGTCTTCTCTTCGAACAACAATGTCTACAATCCCACCAATACTGTTATACTGGTCAATCCACGCTATCATTTTTACTTCGGACTTGGAATATGTACCTAGTAATTTATTGTGTTTACAAGTCTGTACAAACCCTTTAACACCATTAATAACTAAGTCTAACATCTGTTGTTTAGTTAACTTGGCTTCCTCATAGTCTATAAAAGACTTTTCACATAAAGTGTTAAACTTTTCTGTGGCTAGTGTACAAAGTAAATCTGTAACACCTTTTCCGTTACGATAAATCTCATCATTATAAAACAACTCAATAGCGTGATGAATAGCAATACCCATAATAGCAGCATGTCTACTTGTAGGTTTAGTAACTGGTTTTGGTTTACCCTCTCCAGCACCTACATCAATACCATCCCAACCTTTTGTCCAAAGAAACCTTTGAGGACAGTCTTCATACATTTTTAAATGAGACCAGAACAATGTACTTTTTATATTCACAGGTCACCCCCATAAATAAAAATACACACATTAAACTTAAACACCATCATTTATTAGCCTTGCGTATACTATATCTCAAGTATCTTTTGGTTCTTTCACACTCTCTTTCTGTTTTAGAGGAATAATCTGTACAATCCCTATTTAAACAATACCATCTATAAGTGTTCACACTCAGTCTTAAAGTAAACACTGCTAAACACAAGTATAAAAATATTTTTATGTTTTTCACTTTCACACTCCAAATAAACACTTAATTATACACACAGAACTTAGTTTCTTTTCTATCTTGTGTGGTTTATGTACTAGGAGGTACTTAATGAGAAAACTATATGTATTAGACACATCTGTACTTATTCATGATCCAGAATGTATTACAAACTTTAAAGGCAATGATGTTGCTCTCCCAATCTTTGTAATCATAGAACTGGATGACTTAAAAGAAAGAAAGAAAACTAATGTTAGTTTTAAGTCTAGGGAGGCAAGTAGAAATATACAAGACATTCAAGGTGACCAAGATTTACAAAAAGGAGTTTACCTACAAGAAGAAGACATTAATGTGAAAGTTATAGGCACAACTTCAGACATTGGTATTAAGGCTTTACAGTCTACCACTAATCCTAGAAAGATGGATCTGTGGATTATGGAATGTGCTTTAGAAATGAAAAAGCAATACGAACATGTAGTACTAGTCTCTAAAGATCTTAACCTTAGACTCTTATGTCAAGGTCAAGGATTAGTAGCGGAAGACTACGAAACAGACAAAGTTGATGTTGCAGACTTGTACCCAGGTTACACACACTTAGGAGAGGACCCTATTCTAAAGGAAGCCTACAACCCTACAACTAACATTCAACCTATAGAGTTAGTACCAGAACCTATTTACAATCAGTTTTATATTTCTGAGTGGATGGGTAAAAACATTCTATGTAGAAATAAGTACGGCCAAGTTATACCGGTGGATAAAGAGTTTAATGTAGGTGTTGAGGCTCGTAACTTGGAACAAAGAATGGCTTTGGATCTATTAACAGATTCTACAGTCCAACTTATAACTCTTGTAGGTAAGGCTGGTACGGGTAAAACATTTTTAACTTTAGCTGCCGCGTTGTCTCAACTACATACTCAATACGAACAAATTATATTAGCGAAGCCTATTATAGACATGGGCAACTCTATTGGATTCTTACCAGGTGACTTGGACGAAAAATTACAACCTTGGATGGCTAGTTACTATGACAATCTATCTAAGATTATGCCTACTAAAAGTTTTGTAGGAACAGGTAAAAAGAAAGAACCTAACTGGAAGTACTTACTAGATACGGAGGCTGTTGTAGTACAACCTCTTAACTCTATTAGGGGTCGTTCTTTAGACAACTCTTTTATAGTAATAGACGAAGCCCAAAACCTAACAACACATGAGATTAAAACTATTGTTACAAGAGCCGGTGAAAACACTAAGGTAGTTTTATTGGGTGACCCGTATCAAGTAGATAGCCCATTCCTAGACAAGCACTCTAATGGTCTTACTTATGTAAGTCAAAGAATGTTAGGGGAGAGTATCTTTGGAACAGTATTCTTTACTCAAGGTGTTAGATCTGAATTAGCAGAGGTTGCAGCTAACAGATTATAACAAAACAAAAAAGGGTAGTTCTAAGTGAACTACCCTTTATGTGTTACATTTAGTGGTCTTACTTTTTATCTTCTTTAGGTCGAAGAATAATTGTGGCTTTACCACCTTCTTCTTCAGGATAAAAAACGATAATTGTAAAATCGTTCAGGTTAACATTAGCTGGGAAATTAGGTGAGCCTATTAAGTACTCATTCCCGTTTTTATCAATCCTTGATAACAATTTAAACTCTAAACTACCTGACATAAATACTCCTATTGAAAATGTAACTGCCCCCTTGTATATACTTCTTTTATACTTTTCATATATTCTTGAGGCGTTAACTCTACACCTTGTCCTGTACTTGTTGTGGCCCCACACACCCAATACTTATCTGTTCTCCACTGTAAAGAATTTACAGGGATACCATACACTGTACTTTTTCTTACAGGACCTACCACAACTTTATTTTTAATAATAGTCCAAGGGTACCTAGAACCATTATTGTTTACATAAACAATAATGTCTTCATAACCTCGTTTTAATAATACTGTATAATCAGAAATCATAATTCTAACCTTTGATAGAAAGATTATTATCCCAAAGGTATGGAACAGGGCAGTTAATCTTATCTTTCTTGTAATTATCTTTTTCTATAAGAGTGTTAATACCCTCTACAGATAAATCCGTCAGCCAACAAAAAGACTTTATCTCTGGATTAAACCAACTACACTTCGCACAAGACAGATGTGGATAAACAACATCCCCTTTTCCTAACATCTCCTTTTGAATACTTAATGTCTCTTCGTCAGACCTTGGTGTTTCAAAAAACTCTACTTTAACACCAAGTACTACAAAGTAGTCTTGTAACTCTTGTAACTCTTGTTCTGTACATACAAGTTTACCTAAACTTGTACCTCCAGTATGAACGATAGTATCGTTTCCTTTAAGAGAAACAGTAAAGTGTATATTAGACTCTATCTTGTAGGTATAAAAGTTTGTCATAGCCATCTCTTTAAATGTTTTTCTTCTTCTTTCGAAATAGAACTAACACATAGATAAGATTGGTACTCAAAGTTAGGCTTGTCACTACACAGTAAAGACACCCAATACTTAACACCACGGATTTGAATATATCCAATGTCCGATGTCTTTTCTACTTTATAGGAAAACAAACCTTTCATAGTATCTTGTGTGTCAGACTTAGTAGTTAAAATTACAACATTACTTACTTTTTTGGGTTGTTCCACAATCCACTGAACTCTATCTCTTACCATTGCCATTACTCACCTCCACAATAAGTTATTATTACAGACCAACCGAAAACTCTTTCGGCATACATATTAACAGACTCTACTTGTATATTTTGTACGGCTGTAGGTCCTACTTTATTCGTAAAGTCTTTTAATAAAGCATTACAAGCCACTGAAGCAGGATTAAAACCTACTTGCATATCTTCACTACCCCAAGTAGTCATTTCCCAATGTGTATAAAACTCTTGTGGATTAAGACACACCTTTCTTACATACCCAAGACCTAACAGTGTTTCCCACATTCTATGTTCAATTGGATACTGTAAAGATCTTCGACCTTGTGTTGTCGAAATAGTTTTATAAACCCATTCCCGTTGTTTTTCTACGGTACAAGAAACTAACTCTCCCAAAGACTTAGGCTGTACTTCCATTAAAGGAACCTCTGTACCAGCACTATATATACCGAGTAAGTTATAAACTTCAGGATGTTTTACTAGGTCTGTAGGCTCATTACTTTCTACAAAGCCTAACAACTTATTATCTAACTCACTTTTAACAAAGTTAGAAGCCTGTTCTAACATCTCTCCTACAACTAAAGAGTTAAGGGAATCCGTTAACACAGGTACTGCGGGTATTCCTTCAGTATGTAAAGGACCTGTTCTAAGTTCTGGTATGTCCCCATCTAGAAATACTCTTTCAACAATTTTAGCTTCCAAGTTTGGATTTAAAATCATTACACCAGGTTTGGTTGGATGTTCCACAACAACTTGTATCTGTTGTTGTGGTATCACATCTTTCGGCTCATACAGTTTAATTTCCATCTTATACTCCAAACATCTCTACAACAGGATTAGAATCCCATTGTTGTTTAGCCTTACGGGATTGTTTAATACCTTGTAAACGGGCTAAGGCCTCTGACCTTACTTGTGTGTTACTATCTATTCCAATATAGTTACGGTTATTATCTAAACAAGCCTTACCTGTCTGTGCTGTCCCACTTAATAAATCCAAAACCGTATCACCCTCATTACTAGAAGCCAATACCATAGGAACAACTAACTCGTAAGGCCAAGGACTATTAGACTTACCCATATAAGCACCTAAGTTCACTTCCCAAACATCCCTTTTATTTCTACCTAAAGGATGATAGGCTTGGTGAGCGTCTGGTCGTTTACTAAAACCGTCTGCAACTTCTGTATAGGAAACATAACTATCAGATAAACTAGAAGTATGTTCCTCTCTAATACTATCTTGGTTATATAAGTATTCCCCTTTACTATCAGGATGAGCAAACATAAATATGTGACCATAGGTTCTTGTTAGTCTATCCTTAGTAGACTCTGGATTAGGATTATCCCACTTCCAGATGATGTCATTACGAAGAATCCAACCTTCAGCCTGTAAAGCTAAAGCAATACGAGCAGGTATCATACCTAAGTTTTTATCCTCACCATAACGATCTCTACAAGCTAACCATAATGTACCATTAGTTTTAAGTACTTCTCGGGCACTATCTAACAACTGTACAATGTGTCCAATGTAATCCTCAACAGTATCCTCTAAACCTAAAGTAGTTTGTTGTTTAGGTATTGTATGAGTAACATTATCAAACACTTTGTAAGTACACTGTGGCCACTCTACATCCATAGAGTCTCCAATACCGTAAGAAGGTAGTTCTGTGATAATAGACTGTACTTGTGTTTTCTGTATATGAAGGTCTTGTAATACATCAAAACTATGACCCCATAGTAGTTTTGCGTTAGGTGCGTTGTCTCCTAAAGAGATAACTGTATCTGTATTAATTTTAGTATACATAGGTACTCCTCATGTTAGTGTTGTACCTTATATACTGGAATAGGTTTTAGGATTAGAGGGATAAAAGAAAAAACCCATAAGCGAACTTATGGGTTTAAACATTCAACACAATCAATCAATCAAAGAAATTATTTTAAGAACTTAAGTATGGCTCTTTCAATAGCTTTCTCTTCACCTTGTAAAAAGGTTTCCATCTTTCTACCGGTATAAAGTCTATAAGATCCGTCTTCTACTACTTCTAATGAACAAGTAATGTCGCCACCTAAAGTATCCAAGTTATCCCAATCACCTACATAACCATTAGTAAACCGAAACTCTTCTACAGTATCAGGTAAAGTACCATACTTTTCCTTTTGTACTAATAAACCTTTAGACTTACCCCATTTCATCCAATCTACACCAGCAGTTTTGTCTAAGTACATATTAACTACTCGTTTAGCCATTCTAACAGAAGCGTTACGACCCCTAAAAGATCTATCAAACTTTTGTAACTCTTCCTGAACAATGTTCAACACTTCATTGTTAGGTACAGCGTCTCTAAGAGTTTTAATAAGTTTATTTTTATTAGCCCTCCAAACTTGACCTACATACTGAATCTGGGACTTTGTAGGATTACCATCATACAAAACATCCGCCACATCCTTTTGTTTAACAGATAAGTCACCGCTTCTAGTTACTAACAAACTAGGGTCAATAAGAATAACTTCGAATATTTCCTTCATGGCATTAGGTAAGTTAGAACCTTGAACTGTCTCGTTTAAGGCTAATAAAGCGGCGTTGTCATCTAAAACATCTTCCCAGTGAATACCTTCCAAACCATAACCACTTTCGTCTGTGTAATCACCATTTAAAATATCAAACCAACTTACACTGGATTCTTCAAACAACGGAGCATCTCCACTGTCTGTAGTATCTCTTCTTCTCGACATAGCCCGTGCTGCGGCTTCTGTTTGTTGTACTGCCTGTACTTGCAATAAGTTAGCCAAACTTTGTGGTGTTGCGTTAGCCACATCGTTTCTCTTTTGTTGTCCAATAAGATAAGGGGCAGGAATACCACCATTAATAGGTTCATTAGTGGCAACAGATACACCTAATAACAAACTAGAAACAACATCGTCTGCAGAGAACATTTGAATACCATATCTGTTAACAATACGATTAGCAGCAAAGAATGAGGGTTTCCAGATGTTAGTACGATCCTCTGTATAGTTAGAACGACCAGTAGAATCTTGTGTAACAATTAACTCTCCTGTCCATTGTGAAGCCTGATTGGCAGGCATTCCTGCTTGTACTAAGGCTTCACCTTTTGTGGCCAAGTAGTTTCTTCGTTCCGCTTGTCTATAGTTTTCACCTAAGAAACCTGCTACGAAGTAAGCCTTACCTAAATCGTTGTATTCAAACACATTGGAACTATATTCATTCAAGGTTGTACCAAGCCTCTTTGTTAACATTGCTTTTAACAATCTTCCTACTTTTGTCATACTTACTCCTAACAGTACTATATTTACAACTAATGTTAGAGGATAAACAACATATTGGAAAACAAAAAGTCACGATTTCTACATAAAAAAGTGTATTTTTTACTTGTACCCTCTAAAAATGTGTTATACTGTTTAAGTGAGAGACACTGACCGCAAGAGTCCAAGTCCGACACATTAACCTTACTTTAAGCGATACCTTTTAAGGTCAAGCAGGAGAAAATACTATGTCTTACATGACACTTACCCACAAGTTCCTTAGTGAACAAATTGAAACCCAAGCCATTAACCGTAAACTCACTTCTTCTTTAAGAAAAGTATGGGTACATGAGTCTTACGATGATTTATTATCCTTTACTAATTTCCAACTTTGGAAGTGGTGTGTAGAAGGTACTTTTGATGACTACTTAAGTAACAATCCTTTTGTAGCGTTTCCAACAATCTTGAAGTTCTTAAACCAAAAGAAACAAACACAAGTATTCGGTAAAGCACAAGATGCGTTGGTTCGTCATCATACTGGTGCTCGTACTTTGTCTGAACAAAGAAACCAAAAAGTAAACGCGGACAGTTATATCTTACCTGCGGATACTCCTTCTATTGTTGTTTCTCAAAAATCTGAAAACGGAGAAGAAGGGGATACTTTTATTGTAGTAGCCGAACCAAAAGAAGTACAATATGACAAGACTGCTTATCGTAGTAACTTCTTACGTAAGGTTTTAGGTACAATGAGAGCAAGTGAACGATACACTCGTATCTACAACTTGATTTGTGAAGACTATACTGTGACTCAAATTGCTGAAATGGAAGGGGATACAATGACAACTATGCGTGCTGTTGTACAAACTCTTCGTGAAACATTACAAAAGACTTGTTCTATGGCTCGTTTGGTTATGGAACAAGATACAGATACTGTTTTCATTAAAGACTTGGATGTAGAAGACGAAGACAGTAAATGGTTGAGAAAAGCCTTACAAGTGTTGGGTGAAGACAACCTTATTACTTATACAGATTCTACAATACAGTTTACTAGAGAAGGTATTATGACAAGAGAAGAAGAACTTCTGTTCTAACACTCTTCAGGTTGATACTTTAAAAGGGTCCTATCTCACCAAGGTAGGGTCCTTTTTCATTATTAGGATCTGTATAAGTTAAACCAGGTATAACAGCCATAAACGGCAATGCTGGACTGTAAACACATACACCTAAACTATCTATAGGTAAACCTTGTTGTTGTAATTGAAACTCTGTAAGATTACTAGAATACAAAGGTACAGAACTAAGTCCTTTTAAAAACCGTCCAGCTAAGGATAAGGCTTCTTTCTCGGAATTACAATTCATAGGTGTACTTACAAGTTCCCATAAATCCTTTGTTGTATCTACAATTAGTACAGTATACATAATAGCCTCTAAAAAGAAAAAGAAGAAAATTCGAACCAGTTTGGTAAAAATGCTTTATAACATAGGTGGTGGTAAACCTATTCCTATATAGGAATAGGTTTATAGACTTAAACTACACGACCACAGGATTTAGATAATCTAACTATTTTGTCTAAACTGATAAATATGGTACTTAGTGTTAAGTAAGGGGAAACCCTTAGGTCAAGGAACAGCCTCCCACCAAAAGACTTTTTACCTACATAAAAGGTCAAGGAACTTTAAAGGATTCCTCTAAGTGTTTTTTACATATGAGGATTTTGTATACGGACACTATAACTAAACACCTAAAAGTAAAGGTAGGATTAATTAGGGAAGGTTTAGTATAGAATTCAAGTATATGTTTTTACCTGATACAAGAACAATAAGCCTAATAAGATTAACAAGACTAAGAATAGAAATAGTAAGAGTACAATAAATAACAAGAACAATAAAAGTAAACATAAGAAGATAAGTAAGAATAAGACTATGTCTAGATACAATGATAGAAAGAATACATTAAGTACAAAAGAGATTGGTAATCTTAACTATATGATTATTGATTTAGTTATTGGTAATAATAGTATAAGTTATGCTACTTGGAGTAATTCCAATCCAAGTAAAGTAGTTTTACTTAAAGGTAAAATTAATACTATAAGTATTAATGAACTACAATGGGATAAAGTAGTAAGTCCTATTGTAGAACAAGTAAAGTCTTACTTAGGTAAGTATCCTATTAAAGGACAAGATATATACTTACATAATGTAAAGATAGGAGAGACTACTTTTATAGAGTCTAGTATAGGTTCTTTATACACTATTGAGGATACTGTATTATTACCTACATTAGTTAAACAGTTATTAGAACAAAAGAATATAGAGCAAGGATTTTAACTTATGTCTAAACCTGGGGATACTGTTTTTGTTAATTGTAGAAAACCTAAATGTACAGGACAAAGATGTCTTGTACTAAGGAAGTTCAATCTCCCTACGGGAGGAAGAAGTATCCACTATAGATGTCTTACTTGTAATGGTGGCTTCACTATTACTTTTTAAGTAATCCTATTAACTGACTTACAGATACAGTATATAAGATTACAAAGTTTAAAGGAAGAAAAGTAATGACACCTATGTTATTCCATGGTCCTATGGCTAGAGACAATGCTCTATACAGAGCACAGTCCTTAGGACGAATGATTAGTGAACCTATTGGAGATAAAGGTTTAAAAGTAGATGATGCTCGTAGCATTGTCTACATTAGTCAAAGTAGTGGTGTTGGAGATAAACCTCCTTGTGTGGTTATTGGTCCTATAGATAAAGCCACGCCCGAAGCGGCAGACGCTTTATTAAAGACATTAGAAGACTTAGCGGAAGGACCTTTAAAAATTACATTATGGGCTGAAAACTTAAATGGTGTAATTGGTACTATTAGATCTAGAACCTTACCTAAGTGGTGTCCACCTAGTAAGACTTATATTAGTCAAACGGATTATATGATTCCTACAGCTAAAAACTTACTTAAAGCCGTTAAAAGTAAAGACGAGTTAGGCTTACTAGAAATCCTTAATGAACCTGATAATAAGAAATACTACGATCAGTTATTAGAAGCTTTTAGTAAAGTTTTATGTGAGGAAGTGTTAAAAGGGGAAACAGATCTATTAAGGTTTTGGCCTGACTTAAAAAACACTTTAAACAGTAAAGGTAGTTTCTTGTTAGGTGTGAAACTATTCCTTAAAAATCTATAAAGGTAGTTATGTCTATATCATGGAAGAACCCACCACCTGTTTTAGTTATGGGTGGTTCAGAACAATTTCTAGTGCAAAGAGAAATTAGAAACGCTAAACTTAGTATGTTTAAAAACGGTATTCGTACTGAACGAGTATCTACAGACAATGAAGTAGTAGACTTACTTACAGGTTGTGGAACTTTTGGGGATACTTGTTTAATACACATTCAGATCGAGGATGTACAAGAAGACACTATAAAGGACGTATTAGACAATCCTTTACCCAAGGTGTGTTTATTAATCGAGTGTACTAAGGAACTTCCTAAAAAGATTAAGTGGTTAGACTTAGTTCCTAAGAAAATGATTAGGGAACACAATATACCTACAAGACAGGCTGATAAAGTAAAAGTGGCTAAACGATTTTTAGCTTATGAGTGTGATAGACTTTTAGGTAAAAGTAATAGTATAGAAGACAATCTAGTAGATGCTGTTGTGAAGGTTGTTGGTGTGGACTTAGGTGTTTTATCTTTCGAGGCCACTAAGTATTCCTTATGTGCTAAGTACAAAGGATTAAACCAAGTTACAACAGAGGTTGTTTCTAGTTTAATTAAGCAAGGGGATGATTTAGACTTAGATGGTTTAAGACAAAGTTTAAAACTAAAAGACAAAAAGAGACTAGCCTTATCTTTGTATAAAATCCGTACCAAGTCCGCCTCCGATCCTACAATGTTAATGTTAAAAGGTCGTGGTGGTCCGTTAGATGTTTTATACAACTTACTATTAGTAAAACAGTGTCTTAAACAAAAGAAGACACCAGAGGAAATCTCAAGTCGTTTGGGTATTCCTTTATGGATACTTCAAAAAGACCTTTTAACTGTAGCAGGAAACTGGAAGATGGGAACACTAAAACAAATGGTATATCTGTTAGCCGAGTTAGAGTCCAAAGTTTTAAAGGGTTGTCCTAATAGTTGGGCTGCTTGTGAAAGTATTTTACTGAAATACATCTAATATATCGCTATAGGTTGTAGTATTCTCTACAACCGATTTTTTAATCTACATAATCAGGAGTCTTGAATGAAAGAGAAGACAATCTTATCTGACATTACCGTACATATGAAGTATGCTCGGTACTTAGAAGAACAAAACAAAAGAGAGAACTGGTATAGTCTAGTTACTCGTAATAAAGAAATGCACATCGCTAAATATCCACACTTAAAAGAACAGATCGAATGGGCTTACGAATTTGTTTACGACAAACTTATCCTACCTTCTATGCGTTCTTTACAGTTCGGAGGTAAACCTATTGAAGTGTCTCCAAATAGGATTTTCAATTGTGCGTATGCACCTGCGGATCACCCAAAGATCTTTTCAGAGATTATGTTCTTGTTGTTAGGTGGAACGGGTGTGGGTTTCTCTGTACAGAAACATCATGTTGAAAAGTTACCTTCTATTAAAACACCTAGTGACAAAAGAACCCGCCGTTTCCTTATTGGGGATAGTATCGAAGGTTGGGCGGATGCTGTTAAGGCCTTAGTAGAATCTTACTTTAAAGGGTCTTCCAGATTAAGATTTGACTTTTCTGACATTCGACCTAAAGGTGCTAGACTTATTACAAGTGGTGGTAAGGCTCCAGGTCCACAACCACTTAAGGAATGTCTTGTTAAGTTAGAAGGTATCTTGGAAACTAAGGAAGACGGTGATCAGTTAACACCTTTGGAAGTACACGATATGATCTGTCATATTGCAGATGCTGTATTGGCCGGAGGTATTCGTAGAGCAGCCCTTATCTCTTTGTTCTCTGCGGATGACGATGAAATGTTATCTTGTAAGTCTGGTAAGTGGTACGAGTTAAATGGTCAAAGAGGTCGTGCTAATAACTCTGTAGTTTTATTAAGACATAGATTGGATAAAGAAACCTTTTTCAAAGTATGGAAGCGTGTAGAAGAATCTGGTTGGGGTGAACCTGGTTTTTACTTATCTAATGATAAAGAGTGGGGATGTAATCCTTGCTGTGAAATTGGTCTTAAACCTTTTCAGTTTTGTAATCTTGTAGAGATTAACGCCTCAGACTTAAAAGACCAAACAGACCTTAACAGTCGTTGTAAGGCTGCTAGTATTGTAGCAACTTTACAAGCCGGTTATACTGACTTTCATTACCTTCGTCCTGTATGGCAACGAACTACAGAAAAAGAAGCTTTGATTGGTGTGTCTATGACAGGTATTGCTTCAGGTGCTGTACTTAACTTGGATATGGAACAAAGTGCCGAAGTAGTTAAAAGTACTAACCAAGAAGTTGCTAAGTTGATCGGTATTAACCCAGCAGCCCGTACTACTTGTGTAAAGCCCGCTGGAACTACAAGTTTAGTTTTAGGTTGTTCAAGTGGTATTCATGCGTGGCACAATGATTATTATATCCGTAGACTTACTATTGGACACAACGAAGCCATTTATAATTATTTAATGGAAAAGGTACCTGAGTTAATGGAGTCTTACTCTTACAGACCACATGATACAAGTGTCTTGTCTGTACCTCAAAAGGCTCCCGAAGGTGCTATTACAAGACATGAGTCCCCTTTGGATCTTTTGAACCGTATTAAGTTAGTTACGGAGAAGTGGATTAGACCTGGTCACATTAAAGGCTCTAACTCACACAATGTTTCCGCTACTGTTTCTATTAAACCAGATGAATGGGATACTGTAGGAAATTGGATGTGGGAAAATCGTGAGTATTACAATGGCTTGTCCGTACTACCTCATAGTGAACACAACTATGTCCAAGCACCTTTTGAAGACATCACTGAGGAAAAGTATAATGAACTTATCCAATATGTTTCAGAGATTAACTTAGATAATGTTTTGGAAGAAACAGATGAAACAGACTTGTCTGGTGAAATCGCTTGTGGTGGTGGAGCCTGTGAACTTATCTAAACTTGTGTAAAGTTTATAAGTTAACTTTTAAGTAAAGGAGTAGGATTTAGTAAAGTCCTACTCCTTTTGTTTTTTACCCTCTAATTGTTGTTGTAATTACTGTATATAATTGTACGCATTGTATTGGAGATAGTATGAACAATTTTAGTGGACGAGTAAACACTATTGTATATGAAAACGAAGACTTTAAAATCTTAAAAGTCTTGTTAGACGGAGATAAAAAATCTTTACCTATTACTGTAAAAGGAAACTTCTATGATAAGATCGCTATTGGTACTTGGATTAGTTTTGAAGGAGAGTGGGTTAGTGATCGTAAGTATGGTAAACAGTTAAGTGTGACTAGATACCCTGTTCCTGTAGATACTTGGACAGAGGAAAAGATAATGTCTGCTTTAACAGCCCAAGGTGTTTCCATGTTTGCTAGAACTGTATTGGAGATGTACTGTGATAGTAATGATGTGAAACTGTTCGACTTGTTAAACAGTGGTGACTTATCTAATGTTGAAAAGTTAAAACCAGAACAACAAGTCTTTGTTATTGGCAGATGGAACTTTATTAGAGCACACTTAGAAACAACCACATACTTATATGATTTAGGTTTAAGTACTCATGTTATTTCTAATATATGGAAGACAATAGGTTCCGACATCGAAGATGTTATTAATCAAGATCCTTGGATACTAGTTAGAGCCGCAGGTATTAGTTTTATTGAAGCAGACAGGATAGCTGAAAAGTTAGGTGTGTCTTTAGACAATAATAATCGATTAAAAGGGGCTATCTTATCCGTAGTTAAAACCGAAACAAGTCAAGGTGACTTATATATCCCACTTTCTAAGTTAATGGATCTTGTTAGAAACTTAACAAGATCCAGTGTAGACAATGAAGACTTTTCCGATGCTATAAAGGACTTAGTACATAAGAAAAGTATAGTGGCTCATAAAAGTGAAACTCAAGGGGTGTGTGTTTATCTAAAACATAATTATGATATGGAAACATATTGTACACAACAACTTATAGAAAGGTTAAGTACAAACATAGACTTAGAAGCCTACATAAAATCTTTAACTAATGTAGGGTACGCTGTAGAAGAGGTTGTGGAACAAGGTGGTGACTTAAACCAAGTAGCGGAAGCCTGTATTTCTAACTGGTCAAAAGGTAATCACATCACTCTTACGGAAACACAGAAACAGGCTAGTATTAGTATCCTAACTTCTAAAGTGTCTGTACTAACAGGATTACCTGGTACCGGTAAAACAACCACCTTACAATCTGTTGTAAGTGTTTTAAAAGACGCAGGTATACCTTTCTTATTGTGTGCCCCTACAGGTATTGCGGCTAAAAGATTATCTAGTGTAACAGGTTGTGAGGCTATGACAGTACATAGAGCCTTTGGTGCTAAAGGTCGTATAGAAGAAGATGAGGATCTGGCTTCTTACACAGGTGTTATTAAGACAGCAAAGAAGCAAGGATTCGATGAGTCTTTAAAACAGGAGTGGGGTTTTGACGAAGAGAATCCACATCCAGCCCAGTTTATTATTGTAGATGAAAGCTCTATGTTAGACTTACATATGCTTTATAGATTATTATTAGGTACAAGAAAAGATTGTCATGTTGTCTTTGTAGGAGACCCGTACCAATTACCAAGTGTTGGTAGTGGGGACATTCTAAGGGATTTAGTAAGTACTAATGTTTTTAACCACACACATTTAGACGAAATCTTTAGACAACAAAATACAAGTGGTATTGTATTAGCCGCCCATGATACACATCATGGTGTAATGCCTACAATTGATAATAAAGACTTTGTACTATTTGCTAGTGGTAGTCAAAAAGACGCACAAGATAAGATTGTACAAGTGTCTAAGAAACTCTACAATAGTAGATACAACTTTCAAGTGTTGTCTCCTAGACATAATGGAGAGGCTGGTGTAACGGCCTTAAACGAGTCTTTAAGACAGACACTAAATCCTCCTTCTTATACAGTACCTGAAGTTAGATTAGGTAATGCTGTTGTAAGAGAGGGTGATCGTGTAATGACTATTAAGAACGATTACTTAAAAGGTGTTTATAATGGTGATGTTGGTAAAGTGTCTTTTATAGATAAGAAAGCTAAAGAGATTGAAGTTAAGATACATGAGGGGACGGATGTACCACCAAGTGTTGTTAGATACTCTTTTCAAGAAGCCACACAAGTGTTAAGATTGGCTTATGCCCAAACAGTACATAAAAGTCAGGGTCAGGAGTATGACATTATTGTGTTACCTTTGTTAAATAGTTTCTCTTTACAGTTACAAAGAAACTTGTTTTACACAGCAATTACAAGGGCTAAGAAAAAGGTTTTTATTATTGGTGAACAAGGGGCTATATTAAAAGCCGTTACTAATGATAAGGCTAACAAAAGATTTACCCTATTAGACGAACGCATAATAACAGTATATAAAGAACAACCTATAACTATGGAGTAAACAATGGAACTACCTTCTATTGACCAAAACATTGTAACCAACATCTTTAACCAGTTAATGGATATGGAAGTTGAACTAGACGAAAACCCACTTATCTATGGTCCTAAAAGACTTAATCAAAAGATCGCAGAAGTAAGACAATACCAAAGTGAGTGTGAGGCTTTATTTTTAAAAGTGTCTTTGTGGGTACAGAAATACAAGTCGGCCAACAGAGCCGCACAGTTAAACTTGGACTTAGGTAAGAAACATCTTTTGGCTAATGACCCAGAAGTTAGGGCTGGTCGAAATGTGGCTGATCGAGATGCTATTGCATCTATGAAGTTAAGATCCGAAGTAGAAGAAGTTTCTAAATGTGAAAGTGCTTTGTCCGACTTAGAGGCTATTATTGTAGTAGTTAAGTCTAAGAAGTCTGACCTTAAAGACACACAGTCTAGACTTAAAGACCAGATTAGATTGTGTCAGGAAGAAATCTCCTTAGGGGGTCGTTGGGGTAATAAGAAGTTTGGACAAGTAGAAAAGGAAGAGCCTAAGAAGGAAGGACACACTACTGTAAAACAGTTACATGAGATGTTTTCAGGACAAAGAACGACAACTAATACTAACATTGTAAAAGAGTCCTTAGGAGAGGATATGGACGATTTCCTACAAGAGTTAGAGAGTGTCAGTGTAGACACTACTGTAGAAGAAGAAACGCCTGTAAAAGCGATTGTAGAGGCTACAAGTAATGAACCCCAAATTAGAAAGTCTAATACAGATATAGACGACTTGTTAGACAGTTTACTAAACTAAAGCTTCCCCTAAATGTCCCTAAAACCCACTGGTGTAAGTAGACCAGTGGGTTTTTTAATTTTAAAAGTAAAAAAGTTTCGACTTTACCCTATACAAATAGTTTTCTTGTAAGTATATATATTCAGTAGCACAATAAACTTTTCCGACAATATAGTCACAAACATTAAACCCGCTACTATTTGGAGTAAATTATGTCTGATGGATTTTTAGACTTTACAATTGGCGAGGGTGATTCCCGCATTGGCAAAAAAACTGAACGATTCAAAGCTGAGTCAAACCGTACTTACCGTGCATCTTTTGTTTGGTTAACAAACACTGATGATAATGGTATGCCTACAGAAGACAGTTCACCACGTTTTACTGGTTGTGAGCGTATCTATAAAAACGGTGTTGGATATGTTTTGATTAAAGATTCTAATCGTGCTGCAATGATTGACTTGTTGGGTTCACAGCCTAAACAAACTATTGCGACTATTATTTGTGTGTGGCCAACAGACAAAGATGGTGACTTGGATGTAAGTGCGTTTAAATCTGGTAAGGGATGGAATGTTTCTCCTTGGATCTTTAGTGCAGATAAGTACAAAGAGATTGGTAGAAATCACAAAAGATTCCCTCTTACTAAACATGACTTGAGTATGGCTTGTTCTGACGCACAGTTTCAAAAACTTACTTTTACTCCAGAAGGGGAAAACTTGTTTATGAAATTGTTGAACTCAGAAAATGCTAAATTACAAGAAGTTGGTCGTCAGATTTTGGCTGATGTGAATCGTGTAGCAGAGGGTCTTCAAAGAGACTTGGCTCGTGATATGACTACAGATCAAGTTCGTGAAGCCTTGGGTGAAACTTTGGATACTCCAACTGGATCTCATACTTCATCTGATGTGGATAACTTGTTGTCTGACATTCTGTAATGTAGTTTGAGTTAATAGGTTGATAGGGTGGGTGTTAAATCCACCCTATTTTTATTTGTAGGTGTAAACATGAAAGTACTTGGACTTGACCCTTCTCTTACTAACTTTGGTTGGGCTATTATAGATACAGATAAACCTTCTGGAGATAAAAGTCGTTGTGTAGCAAAGGGTCTTATTAAGACTCAGGCTAAGATGGAGTTTATAGAAAGATATAAACATCAAAGACAACACCTTAAAGACTTAATTGAACAATACGAACCAGACTATGTTGGTATTGAGTTTCCAGTCTTTAATAATCTTTGGTCAGAAGGAATGTATGGTCTTTTCTTGTTTTGTTGTGAGGCTTTGAAAGATACTAAGTGTGATGTTGTATTCTGGTCACCTTTACAAGTTAAAGCATATGCTCGTTTACTAATAGATAGACCTAAAGGTTGGGCTATGGATAAAATGGATATGTGTGAAGCGGCTAAAGTAGACGGTGGTTTTGGTAGAATAAATCACAATGAAGCCGACGCTTATCATGTTGCTAGATTGTCGGCTTCATTCTGGAATTTTTATTTAGGAAACACTACAGAAAGCCTATTAAACTCAGTTGAAAAGAAGTACTTTACTAAGGAACATACTTTTTCTCGTGGTAAGAAAGCGGGTAAAACTGTTCGTACTGGGATGATGTATAGAGAAGAAGATCGGTTCTTCCTTTGGTCACAAAAATAAAACTAACAACTCTATGTGGAGAAATAACTATGGCTAAGAAAGCTAAAAGTGAAATACAAAGTGGTGGGTCTAACCCACTTGCAGCCGCTCGTGAATACTTAAAAAAGAAAGCTGGTAAGGACTTTACCAGTATTCGTGTAGCCTTGGATGATGACGCATTAAAAGAATCCTTACCTCACATTAGTAGTGGTTCAGATGTAGTAGATTATCTTATTGGAGGTGAACCTAATAAGTTTGGTGTAGCCCCTTGTCCAGGTTTTCCTCGTGGTCGTGTTACCCAAGTATGGGGACATGAGTCGGCTGGTAAAACTACTTTATGTTTGGAAGCATGTGCTCGTGTTTGTGCTGAAGGTGGTTCCGCACTTTACATTGATTGGGAAAACGACATTGTTCCTGATTATGCAATGGCACTTGGTGTTCCTATTACAGACCCTGATCGTTTTGAGTTATTACAACCAGAGTCTTTAGAAGATGGTATTAAGTATGCAATGGCATACGCCGCTGCTGGTGTTGACATTATTGTGTTTGACTCTGTGGGAGCCGCTATTCCAAGAAGACTATCTGAACGAGACGCCTTGGATGTAGCAGAGCAAGGTAAGATTGGTGAGTTACAATCTGTATGGTCACAGGAACTACCTAACTTAAAGAAAGTTATCGCTAAGACTGGAACTGCTATTATTGGTATCTCACAGATCCGTGCTACAATGAACAGTATGGGTAAACAAAGTAAACCACAAGGTGGAAATGCTTGGAAGTTTTATTCTTCTGTTAGATTGGAATTACGGCGTGTACAAAACGAAAAGGCTAAGGAACACAATAAACTTACTCATAAAACAGATGAACGTGTTGTGGGTGGTATTATTAAAGTGGAAGCCGTTAAGTGTAAGATGTCACGATCCCAAGGTCGTCAAGAGATCTTTTATATTCGTTGGGGTGAAGGTATTGACAATGTTCGTACTATGATGGAAATTGCCATTGCTCACGGTATTATTAAGAAAGGTGGTTCTTGGTTAACTTGGGAAACTTGTCCAAGTGGTCCGTTAAAACTACAAGGTACAGAGCGTTTAAGAACACACTTAATACAATCTGAAGACGACTACTTATCTTTGCGTAACACTGTCTTACCATTATTGGGTACAGGGGCCGCAGATAACTTTACAGATGAAGACGAAGAGGAAGATACGGCAGGTAATGACATCGATAATGTTTTAAGTGATTTAGACGATTTAGATCTCTAAAACATTTTCAATAAATTGTATATAAGGATGTGTTTATGTTTAAACACATCCTTTTTTATTATGGAGAAACTATGACTAATAAACAAACCCTAAAAAGATTGGCTAACCAAGTAGCTAGTCTTAAACAAGAAGTAGAAGCCCTTTCAACTAAACAAGCCGGTAACTTCGATAAGTTTGATATGCCTGAACTTATCAAAGCCTTAGAAAAGAATTTTCGAGGTATTAAAGTAGAGCAAGATGAATATAAGGGACAACTAGATCTTGAGTTATCTAAGAAACTGACACCCCAACAACACCAAGAATTAATTATGTTAGAAGAAGAAGATTATGACTTGTGGGACGAGGTATTGCTGGACCATGCACACTCAATTTGGGGACCTGTTTCAAAATGGTTGGATAAAGTTTATGGTGCCGAATGGGACTTAAAAAACATTGAAGAAACTACTAGAAAAGGTGTTGTGACTGTTTACACTACAATCTATACACCTGCAATGTAAGTAGCAATAAATTGTATATAAGGATGTGTTTTTTGTTTAAAACACATCCTTTTTTATTATGGAGAAACTATGCGTAACTTATCAGAAGACGCTCAAAAACTTAAAGACTTAATTACTAATGGTAATGAAACGTTTGTAAATCAGGCTGTTCTTTTATTAGAAGACATACAGTTGCCTAGAGATGAAGAACAGTACATTAAGGAACTTATCGTAGATTGGAAAAAGATAGCTTTCACTGAAATGATTTGGGACGACTATGGTCGGTATGACTTACAAGATGTTCTTGTAATCCGAACAGACGACGATGAGTATGAATATATGTTTCCTGTTTATGTTGGTGGTTTCTACCCTAATCCAAACATGCCTTTAATTAAGGTTCAGCCTGTATTTGAGGGAGGATCTACTGTAGGACCTTTTCGTTCTAACAATGAAACTAATGTCAATAAAAGAGCCGATGATTTTGCTATTAAGGTTCTTAACAAAAAGTTAGGACCTGGTTTGTTTGAAGTTAAGTGGGATACAGAATACGAAGACTTTGTTAAGTATGCAGAAAGATACTTTCGTAATCGTATTAACCGTTTAGCAGGGGAAGCCCAAAGATGGGTTAATCAATCGGCTTTTAGATCCTACGCAGGATTTTAAGAATGAGATTATCAGAAGACGCAATAAAGTTAATGAGACTTGTTGAAACAGGTAACCTCGCTTACATTGAACAAGTAAAAGAACTTATGTACTTAGTAGGTCTTAATGCCCAAGAGATTTATGCGTTGGAAACAGAGATTGCCTTAGTGCTACCCAACATATTCTTTAATGGTTGGGGTTCTAATGACTATGTTAGTGTTGGTCGCAGTATACAAAATCCAGGTTTAGGTTTTGCTGATGGGAGTAAAAGTGACTCTTACTCATTCAGTTTCCAAATCGAGCCTGTAAGTATTGCCCCAAACATTATTCGTGTGGGTATAAGGTTTGACGACATGATCTACTTTTGCCCTAAGAACGGTAACTGGTACTATCAAAGCTCTATCGGTAACAAGGCATTTAAGTATGCAGAGAAAGAACTTAAAGGTGCCTTTAAGGAACTAACTATAGATACCACAGTAGACGATACTTGGGATAAAGTGGAAGATGTAGTGGAACACTATTGGAATGACATATCTGCTAAGGTTCACCTTAAAACCAAGTTCTTAGCAATGGACCCTAAACTGACACGATTAAATAAGGCTACACCTTTGTGTAAATAGTCTTAGTTTAATAAAGGGAGTATAAGACAATGTTACATAAGTTATTGGATTTAGTAGAAAAAGAAGACGATTCCTTAGTAACACAAGCAATTGTGTTAGCGGATTCTTTACCTTTAACAAAACAGGAAAGGGATGTTTTTAATTCCGCGGTATACAATTACAGACTTACACAGTTAATAGAAATTAAAAATACAGAGTTAGAATCTACCTATATGGAATGGATGTCTACCAACTTTGGTTTATATGTGTCTTTAGAGCCAACCGCTATCATTAGGGATGGAGAGTTACATACAGGTGTAAAACTTACAGGTAATGGTGTTATGTATACAATCAATCCTTCTTCTGCTGGATCTTGGAGAGGTAATAATAAGGCCTTTGAGTTTGTACAAACTCAAATCCTAAACAGAAAAGTACCCGTAGTATCCACAGATGTATTAGAGATGTCTTACGACGATATGTTGGACTTTATTGATACTACTTTTGAGAAAAACTTAACAAGGTTAGAGCCTATTTTAAAGAAACTAATGGACGACCCTAAGTTCCTTAAACTAATACCTGGGACAAGATAAATTAGAATAACCCTCTAACTTTTAGTACTTATATTGTACTATATATTATGAAAGTTAGAGTACAGAATTTCCAAAGCCTTAAAGATGTAACACTAGACATTAATGGTCTAACAGTAGTTACAGGTCCCAACAACTCTGGTAAGACGGCGTTAATGAGGGCTATTAGGGGTGTGTTTGAAAACTCTCCTAGTGGCCCTTTAGTTCGTCATGGACAGAAGCAGTTAACAGTAGACTTATCGTTTGAAGATGGTCAAACTGTAACTTGGGAAAAGGGACCTAAAGTAAACGCTTATACTATTAATGGTTATAAGTTAGAAACTGTAGGACGAGGTGTTCCTGAAGAACTAAATGATTTAGGTGTTAAACCGATTCAAGCCGGTAATACTGTAATCTGGCCACAGATAGCAAAACAGTTCCAAGGAACTTTATTTCTTGTAAACGAAACAGGTGCTGTATTAGGAGAAGCCTTATCTGATGTTGAAAAGGTAGGTCGTTTAAATAATGCTTTAAGGCTAGCGGAAAAGGATAAACGATCTGTAACTAGTGAGTTAAAAGTAAGAGAACAAGACTTAGTTAAACAAGAAGAAGCCTTACAAGTGTATAAAGGCTTTGATACTCTTGAAAGTATGTTTGAAGGCTTGGAACTGTTACAACTTAAACTACAAAAGATACAAACTACAATTACACAAGTACAGGATTTACAAGATAAGTACAACTCTTGTAAACAGGTTGTAGAACAGTATAAAGACTTAGAAGGTTTAACAATACCAGATAAAAGTAAAGTCGAAAGATTACATTTAGGTTTAACTAAAGTAGGACAACTACTTACAAGACAAAACAATTGTAAAAGTACTTTGAATAAGTATAGTGGTTTAAAAGAGGTACAAGTACCCACAACAGACTTTACACAACTTGTAAGTAAGATACAAAGGGTACAAGCCTTAAACACTAGATATGTCCAATGTGTGGACTTAGTGGACACTTATCAACAAGACATACCAGAGTTACCAGATAGTACAAAGTTATTAAAAATACAAAGTACTTTAAGTAAAGTACTTAAGTTAAGTGAACAACTTAAGAGTGTACAAACACAAATAAATACACAACAACACTCTATACAAGAGTGTGAGATACAGTATCATAAAGTACAAGGTTTTATACAGGATACTCTTGGTGAGTTAGGTGAATGTCCTGTATGTAAAAAGGTACACAATGATTAACTTAGTATGGCGAACGGATGTTCATATGTCTGATCATAAACCTAGTTCTCGTTTAGATGACTGGGATGATACAGTATTAGAAAAACTAGGACAAGTTAGGGATATAGCCTACACAAATAACGCAATGGCTATCTTAGATGGGGGTGACTTTTTTCATGTTAAGTCTCCTACAAAAAACTCTCATAAACTTATTATTAAGACAAGTGAACACCATATTGATTACAAGATACCCGTTTACTGTTGCCCTGGTAATCATGACAGTGTGTATGGAGATTATAAGTTCCTACCACAACAACCTTTAGGTGTGTTGTATGCTACAGGTATCTTTAAAAGATTGTATAACGAACATGAGGTAGTGTTTGAAAAGGATGGCTTTAAAGTACGAGTAGTTGGTGTTCCTTATCCAGGTCCTAGTTATGACAAGTCTTTGTTTGAACATATAAAGAAAGGGAACGAAGATATACTAATATGTGTAGCCCATATACTAGCCAGTGAGAAAGGCGGTACCATGTTTGAGGGTGAAGACATTATTAAGTATAGTGACTTAGAAGACTTAGAGCCTGATGTGTTTTGTTTTGGACACTGGCATAAGAACCAAGGTATTACACAAGTAGGTAATAAGACTATTATTAATACAGGCTCATTAACGCGTGGTTCTTTATCTGAAGACGAAGTTAATCGTATACCTTGTTGTGTGTTAATAGAATGTACAAAAGAAGGTGTGGTATGTACACAAAAGCCTTTAAAAGTTAAGGCTCCAGAGCAAGTGTTTGATATGGAAGGTCGTAGACGCCAAGTAGAGAGACAGATGGAGATGGATTCTTTTGTACACAAATTACAAGAACAACTGAACACTAAAACAGAAGACACTTTACACGACAGTATTAATAACTTAGAAGTATCTAATGAAGTTAGAGAAATGGTTTTACATTATTTAGAGTTAGGAGAATGACATGATAAATAAAACTTTATATTCTATAGATATGTATCAGACGGACATACAAAGAATAGGTGAGTACATTAAGGAAAATAACATTGACCATATTGTGTGTGTTTATAGAGGTAGTTTACCTATGGGTGTGCATCTAAGTAACATACACGACTTACCTGTGTCTATTGTTAAGTACCAGACTTACGACAATAAAGATAAAGCCGTATCTTTTATTCATGATGCAGACTTACAATCTAGTAAGTCCTATTTATTGTTAGATGATATTTACGATACAGGACATACCATTCAAACTATTCAGTTCGACTTAAAACAGTTTAAAGGTAAAATGAATACTTTATGTGTTTATGGTAAGGACAATTTACATAATGTGGATTGGTTACACTTACACGATGGGTCTTGGATTGAGTTCTGGTGGGAACTATGAGTATTGAACAAGAGTTTCAAAAGTGGGTTGAACAAGAAAAGAACAATCCACAATTTTTCCAAGCCATAGCATGTGCTGTTTTAGCTTGTATTAAGTTAGAACAACCTTTAGAACTAGCCTTACAATATATTTCGGATAGTTTGGATTCCTACTTATCTTATGATGAAATACCTAGTACAGTGGACCAAGCTATAGAAGATATACAGGCCTATATAGACTCACAATAGTTCTTTAATAGTTCTTTAATATTTACTAACTATTGGAGAAAATATGTCCTCAGAAATTGAAAAACTACAAGAATTAGTATTAAGAAACGATCCTTCTTTAATACAACAAGCGGAATTGTTAGCAGATTCCTTAGACTTATTACCCCAACTACAACCACTAATAGACATCGTTAATGGTATAAACGACTTTGAAAACTTACCTTGGTCTGGTAATTTTAGTGTTATGGAACAAGACGAAGGTAATGTGTTTACGGTAGTAAACACCAGACACTTACAACTAGCTTGTGTATTTGAGGTTTCTGTGTCAATAGAGGACGATGAACTTGTCCTCTATTGTAATGTTGTACACAATAAGTACTTTAATGTGTATAGTGTAATCCCAAGAGAATACCTAAAACGAAATAAACAATACGAAGCTGAAATTATGGATGATGGTCCGTTATCATTACAAGACTCTTTTGTTAGCAAAAAAGTATACTTACCTATAAACTTTTTCATCCCTTTAACTATATTCAACAACACTAAACAACTTACATCTTTAATTGAAAAACACTTTAAGACTATTGATAAGTCCTTTAAAGACTATGGTGACAAACTATTCCAAGACCCAGAGGCTATTAAACAATTAAAGAAGAACTTTTGGGGTGATAAGGAAGTCCTAGAAGATGTATTGTCCTTTTATGGGTGGTAATCACTTCTTAAAACTAAACTTCATTCCAGACTTTAATGTACCTTTGTCTGAACTAACTTCACTAGGAGCAGCCCATGGATCTACATCTTCGGGCTGTTCTTTATTTCCACTTAACATAATACCTGTTGTAGGTTGTTGTGTGTTCATTTGTGGGACTTTATTAATAGGAGGTGGTCTTGGTACTGGCGCTTCTTGTGTTGTGTCTTGTGTGTCTTGTTTAACAGGCTTATGTTGGTCTATATGTTTACAAGTAGGTGTGTCTAACTTAGAGTAAGTAAAACTAGGACAAGTACAAGTCCAGTTATCTTTTGTATTAGTAACAATGTAAGTGTTATCTCCACTACCTTTTACAAAGTACTTGTATTCTGTATCCTGTTGAACAGGTTGTTGAGGTAATACAGCCTCTGGTAAAAGTTCTGGTGTAAAACCTTGTGGGTGTTCTAACTCATCAATAGTATTAAGTAACTTACTAGCCTCTACAGAAACTTCTATGTCTGTTGGTATAGACCAGTCCCCTCTGTCCGAACTTACCTTTAAAGTTAGTTCTCTATGTAATAAGTCTTTAAAGTCTAAGTTTCTAATTTGTTGGAACTCTGGGTCCCTTTCGTCTGCAAACTTTGGATCGTTTAACATTCGCTCTACTTGATAGGCCATGCGTTTAGACCAAGATAAACCCCCACCTTTAGATAACTCACAAGATGTGTTCATACAGCTATTACAAAACAACTGTTTAAACTCATTGGGTGGTGTTTGAGTGTGAACACCTTCGTAACACTCTTTCCATCTGTTTATAACTCTCATTCTTTACTCTTTAACTCTTGTATTTGTCTATTAAATATACCCCAGATACTTGTATCTACATAAGGTATAGTGTCTACATCTAAAGCCTTAACCATAAAGAAACACTTATCGTGATTACCTTCTATATTAGACATAAACTCACATCTAAAGTAAAAGTCATTACGATAAGTAACTCTTTCAAGGTCGTCTCTGTTTAAGTATTTAGGTATAGGTACCATTAACATAAGATACTTATTGTCTTGTCTTGAAACAAAAGCCACAGAGTTAGTTTTAACATTATGTTTATAGTAAATATCCGAAAATAACTTTTGTGGTATTACTGGATACCCGTAATAATCATACAGTTCGTATTCAGATTCTAAACTTAATTTAAACTGTATATTCATGTAACACTCCTCTCAATAGAAACACTATCGTCTACATAAAATGTTATTACTATACAACTTAGATAGACAAACTAATACGGTGAAAACAATGTGGAAACAACAACGCAGACTCAAAAGGGGTTGAGGTTCTTATGAGGGGCAGGGTGGTCCTTATGAGTATAACGAAGAAATCGAAATGGAAGATACTATGGAACAACAATACGAAAACTTTACTAAAAATGGGTATGTGACTAACGACTTAGAAATGGTGGCCGTAGGTGGACAGATCCTAGGACCTGTTTTAGCCTGTTTAAGAGCAATGTCTATTTCTTACCAGACTTCCCATTGGACTGTATACGGATCACACTTTTTCCAAGACCACTTACTTTTCGAAAGACTGTACAACTCTACAAACGAAGAGATTGATAGTTTGGCGGAAAAGATTGGTGGGGTTATGGGAACTAGCCAACTTAAACTAGCCTACCAAGCACCTTTGATGTTTTCATACCTACAAGGTTTCTCTCAGGTACAAGATCCTATTAAAAGAGGCTTACACATTGAAAGGTTCTTTTTACAGTTAATCGAACAAAGTATTGAGGACTTAAAAGGTTTTGGTTTAATGACAATAGGTCTAGAGGATTTATTAATCACATTGGCTTCCAACCACGAAAGTAACTTATACTTGTTACAACAGATTGTAGAACCTAGAACAGCCAAATTAAACAGAAGAGTTTCGGAAGATATAGACGCCGCCGAAATCTTTTACAAAGATCCTCGTAAAGTAGAGGTTTCACAGTTTGCAGAGTCCAACGCTGTTTCTAATGACCCTACTACTTTTAAAAATACTTTAAAAGAAGATAGAGGCCACCAAAGCCCACTATCACAGGAAAAGAAAGAGTACGAAGCTAGTCCTTTAACTCCAGACGAGATTTTAGAGTTACCCGGTGGTAGTGATGTGTCTACTTTAAACAGGTTTGTTGTAGAATCCGAACAACCGGATTTACAAGGGGCTGTTAAAATGAACCAGTCTAGACAAGCCCGTAGAAACTTTAAAGCGGACTTTAATGGTTATGGGTATCCTATCTACAAACAAGGTGACAGTGTTCCTAGAAAAGGTATACCTACACACTCTGCCGTAGGTGTAGCGGGATGGTCCAGAGATCAATCTAGTTTCACTAAAAGAATCTCTCCTGAATACACATTCCTTGCTTTAAGAAACGCAGATTCTGAAAATAACAAGTACATTGATCGTTACACAATGTACATGGTAGATAATAGATTCTCCATTGTTAAAAGGTTTGGTACACATGGTTCTGCTAGAGGTGTTTTGGCTTGGTTACAAGCCCGAGAAGGAGACGGACGATATGACTTTGACAAGTTTCTTCCTAAACGTAATACCTTTTCACCTAAGGACATGATGGATCGTAATAAGTGGAAGTTTGCAAACTTACAGTCTAAGATGGAAAAGTACATTCAAGACTTACTAAGTCGTAAAGATGCTATTTTCATTGAAGACTTAACAAAACAAGTAATGCGTAAGTTTAAAGTAGACGCTAAACAAGTAAGTCAGGTTTTAGAGATTATGTTTGACGATGGTATTATCGAGACAGACTCCAGTGCTTACATTTATTTAATAGATTAACTAGAGATACATTCAATAGAATCCTTATACAAAAAACATTTATGTTAAAATAACAATTCCAAAAAGGTGTGTTATGAATAAAAAACTGACAGCAAAACAACTTCTTCTTGAAGTTCAACAATTAAAGAAACTGGCCTCTAAAGACTGGTTAGAAGATTATGTTTTCGTTTACGAAGACGAAGAAGACCTGTTGGGTCAAGTAGAGTCTTGGGCTGCTCAGCATGTCTCACAACATTATATCGAAGACATTAATGTTCAAGGTGACATAGCCTATGTCACCTATACAAGAACACAGCCTATTCGAGTACAAAAACAAAAGGTTTGTATAGATTGGTGGAAACAAGGTTCTGAATGTGACCAAGACGCTAAACAAGCCATTGAAGACACCTATGGTAAAATCCTGTCTTATATGGAAAATTGGGCTAAGAAAACAGGTTTAGATTGGAAAATAAAATCTAATATAGGGGGTAAAGGTGCTTGGGGACATGTAGAGATGAAGTTAGTCGTGGGTCGTGATTTCATTTTGTTCAATTATGTGATCGCAAGAGATGGGACCAATAAGAGCGAATGTGATTTTTACGGGTTGTTTCAAGACCCTTACGATGTTGAGAAAAATATTCTTACTCCAAATATAGATGAGTCGATGGATAAGTGTTTTACACATTTTAAATCTGTGTTTGATAAAGAAGCACCAAAAATTCTAATGAATTACCTAGACAATAAAGACGCATATTAGGATGACCATGTATGTTTGCAAACATTAATTTAATAGGTTAACTAGGAGTTAACACATGAGAAAATTAACAGCAAAACAACTTCTTAAAGAAGTTCAACAATTAAAGAAACTGGCTTCTAAACAGGAACAATTAATAAATATAAGGGAAACACTTTCAGCCTTAGAAACTTTGAAGCACTATATGCGTGGTCAGACTGGAAGAGAAAAGGATAACTTACTAGGACACTTAGAAGGGTATAAGACATTTTTACAAGCGGAAACTGAAAGGTTAAGTGATGCTGGAACACCCCAACAGTGGTTAGACTTGGTTCGGGACAAGGTTACAACATTAGCTAGGTCTTATAGCCGCGGCCGAAACCGTCGTGAATTACAGGTTGTAAGTGATTTCGAAATTATAGAAATGAATAGAATGCCTTATGTGCAGTTCGAATACACTATCACTACATCTTCTGGGACATTGTACAATCTTGGTCGTGACCGTGATAACTTTTATAATACTTTTCTAGAGGATATGGAAGACTGGTCGAGAGCATTTGATGTTGAACGAAGGGGAGGTCTTGGTTGGGATATAGATAATGAAACCAAAGGAATCCTAAAGGTAAAAGTTCCAACAAACTATCGACTGTAAAAAACCTTACTTAAACACCCTTTAAAGATGACCCTGTATGTTTGCAAACTTAACGGAGAGTATTAAAAGAAGATTTATAATGGAGTTACGTAACTATTGGTCTACGGAACCCCAGTATAAAGATAATCTTGTTATTCAAGGTAAGTTCTCTTTCGAAGAAAGACCTCAACAGGCTATTATTCTTAAAAGTAACTCAGCGTCCGCTACATCGTTAGCCGCAGACCATTTTATGGGTACAGTGTCTTCTTACTGTACCCTTACTGGTTACTATGGTAAACAAGGTACTAGTATTGAATGGATTAAAGAAGACAGTGTAGCCATTCAACAAAACAATAGTAAGTTTCCAACACCACCAGGTATCTATTATATAGAGGTAGTCGAAGAGCAAGTTTTAGTTAAAGGGGAACCTAGAGATAAACTTGTGTTCTATGTAGACCCTTTATTAGAGATAGTTAATGAAATACCTTTAAGGATTAACAACTATACTTTCGAAGTAGGTGCTGGTGGTTTTCATGCAGGTTCCTTACGAGTATTCGAAGTACCCGGTAATTTTCCTTACTACGAGGGTGTTAACTATACAGCAGACCCAGAGACAGGTACTATTACTTTATTAAAAGCCTTACCTAACAACTTGTCTTTAAGTGTTGACTATAGATACGCAGGACAATCTACAGGTCCTTATGTATTAGAAGAAAATGGTACTAACAATACGGCCATACCAGGTGTTATACTAGCCTTTGGAAGAAGAGCTTTTGCTGGAGATGTAATGTGTGTACTTGTAACTAGACAAAGGGAAGATGTCTTTTTACAGTACGGCGGTAACTGGGAACTTAGTTTAGACTTTGACATAATGGCTAGAGACCTTTACTCACAAGGTGAGATAGCGGATCGCACTGTAATGTACTTGTACACAACATTAAGGGATCGATTAGGCAAGGAAGGTATTGTTATTACAGATGTTTCTTTAGGTGGAGAAGGTGAAGAAACATATGATGATAATGGGGATGATTATTTTTACACCGCAAGCGTGTCTGTAACAGTTATGACAGATTGGTTTATGTTTAAACCAATGCCGAGATACTTATCTCGTGTTGTACCCCACCAACTTGTATCTGAAGTAGCTACCAATGCTTTAACAGATGATGAGTTAATAGAAACAGGAAACCCTACAACTTTAACTTTAGTAGAGAGTTTAAAGTTAGTAGAGTTAAGAGACCCGTTCTACTCTAATAGAACGAAAGATTTCGAGATTATTAAATAGGAGTTTTTTTAATGGACATTTTAAAGAAAGGCGACAAAGGTGCCGATGTAAGAAAACTACAAAAACTATTAAAACAACATGGTTATACTTTATCTGTAGATGGGGACTTCGGACCTACTACACACAAAATTGTGTGTAAGTTTCAACAAGATAAGGGTTTATTATCAGACGGCATTGTAGGAGAAGATACTTGGACTGGTTTATTACAAGTCCCTACTAAGTACGAACCCACAGCACCTTTACCCCCTATATTAGATAAGGCTCGTAAGTTAGGGTACGAGATATGGGATGAACCATATAGACTTTGGTTATTTGGAATCCGTTCTAAAGAAACACAGTCTAATAAGTTTGACGACACATTAGGTTGTTACTATTACGCAGATGGTGGATGGCACTCTTACTTTTGGCCAGGTACAACAGATCCTGGTACATACTGGTTAGAGAATCCTAGTTATGTTGTGGGTACGGCTATCTTAGTAGAAGGACAATACTTAGACACTTGGAAACTCGGTCTACATCAAGGTAAGTATGAAGCGTTATGTCAAAGGTCTGGTAAGGTTAAGATTTACAGGGATGGTGACAAAGATAGTATTCTAGACCGTAGTGAAAAAACTATTGCTAGTGGATATTTCGGTATTAACATACATAGGTCTTCTGCTAATGGAGAAAGTGAGAATGTTAATAGGTGGTCTGCAGGTTGTCAGGTCTTTAAAAGATTAGCCGACTTTGAGAAGATGTTAAAACTGGCACATCTACAAGTAGAGAAAACAGGAAGAGAAACTTTTAGTTATACCTTGTTGGATGAGTGAGTATACTTATTTAAACAAGAGGAAACATGAAAGTTTATTTACTTTGGTATACATCAAACGAACATTCTAAACCTATAATTGTATGTGCTTTAAGGGATTACTATAAAGCCGAAAAGGTTGCGGATAACTTACACTTTCAACTTAGTATGGACAATAGTTCTATACACACGATAGGTATTACTCGAACACTTATGAACAAGATTCATTTAGATGTTTTTGAGAGTGATTGTACTTGGATTGTATACAAAAATAATCAGTGGTTTCTGGACGAGGATACTAATGCCTAGATATAAATACTTATGTTCACATTGTGGTTTAGAGTTTGAACAACTAAGAAGTACTACACAAAGAGAAACCTGCCCTTGTACTTGTTGTAATGAGTTAGCAGACAAACAAGTTTCCGGTTCCAGTTTTACTTTTCAACATACACCAACAGGTCCTATACCTCAAAACACTGGAGTGTCTGGTATTGATTATAACTACGATAAAGTTATAGGTAGGGATGCTGAACAGAAGTGGGAAGTGATTCATAAAAGAAGGGATGTTAAAATTGCTACAGCTTTAGACGAAAGAAGAAGTGGTAGGGATGTTCATATGGATCACTTAACACCTACAGGGGATGGTTCGTACAGAACACTTACACAACAAGAGATAGATAGGGTTAATGTAAATAGGTCGTTGGCTGAAGATTATAATAAAAAACTCTCTGAAAAGTTTAAAAAAGATAAACAATAATCTTTGTGTATATTAAACACAATACTCTTTCTATTAACTAAGAGTATTAGTTCCACTATCGTGGTTAGATCCTTTTTCTTGTACTTTAAACTAGGAGTTTAAAATGACTTTCCCAGGTTCTATATACGCCCCTCCCGGTGTGTATACCCAAACAAACTTTGAGGACCCTTTACAAGGTGTGGCCTCTAATGTCCGTATTCCTTTATTGGTAGGAACGGGCTCTGAAATCTTAACACAAAATCAACTTGAACTTGTTCGTGGTTCTTCTTCTTCAGTAGACCAACGCATTGTTCAAGAAGATGAAACAGGTCGTGCTGTTGTTAGTATTTCCCAAACTGGTAATGTAACTTTAGGTGCTTTTGATGGTAACTTGGATCGTATTCAAGTTAAACATTTTCCTATTGTAACAGGAGACGGTTCAGGAACTACTGCAAAAGATACCGGTAGTGTTTCTGTAACTATTAATAATGAACCCGTAGTAGTTCTGGCTATTGACGGTTCTAAAGGTATTTTAAAACTTTCTACTTCTCCTAGTTTAGGTGACGAAGTAAGAGTTACTTACTTCTTTAATAGAACAGACACTTTGATTACGGATAACTTGTCTGAACAAGTTACATCCCAAGCACCTATTATTTACGGAGCAAAAGGTGAACCTTTTGTAATCACACAAGGTGTAAACGACACTCTTAAAATCTTGGTAGATAACCAAACTACTTTGGACATTACAATTCTTCCAAGTGCCGCGGGCGCTCCTTGGACAGCCGCTCAAATCGCTGCTTTTATTAATGGTGGTAGTGGTAGTACTTCTTTAAGTGGTTCTACTACAGTTAATAACTTTGGAGACACTGTTGTAGTATTAAGTGCTGATAATAGTATTGAAATCCTTAACGGGTCTGCTAATACTACATTAGGACTTACTCTAGGACAAACTACTCCAAGAAATAATGTGTTCTACACATTCCAAAGACCTATCGTAGATGGTTCTAATGGTGGTATTACCTCAACAGATCCCGCGGATGTAACAGTTAAAGTAAACGGTATCCAAGTAATCCCTACTTCAGTAGATGGACAATCTGGTGCTATTACTTTACCTTTCGCTCCAAAGGTTGGAGATACTGTATCTTGTCAGTATTACTTTAACTCTTGGCAGGACACTTTTGATTATCTGGCACATCGTGGTGTTACTCAAATCACACAATGTGGTATTACACCAGATCGTCAGGATTACACAGCCGGTGCGGACTTTATTCTAAAGGACGACTTAATCCTTTGGGGTACTGCTAGTACTGTTGAGTCTGGTGTTCACACTTTGGGTTACAACTTCTTCGATGGAACACAAGTTACCTCTTCTTTGGTAGATGTTAGACAATACTTAGCAGAATGTACAGCCGTTGTAAATACAGCAACTTCTCCTGCAGTAGAAGGTCGTAAAGAGTTCACTTTACCTTTACAAGCCACAACGGGTAATGGTAGAAATACTCCTCTGTCTTCTGATACATACAACAAAGTATCTAATGGTCGTTACGATCTTCCAACCAATAGACCAGACCTGGTTTGGGCTTATTGGGGATTCTCTGTAGAAGACGCTGTTAATCGTGGTCGTGTACAAGTAACTAAGGTTGATAGTGAAACCAATACTATCACTTTAGCACAAGCAGTACCTGTAGGGGCCACAGTATACGCTACATTCTATTACAACACATTAGTAGACCTAGAGTACTCTATTGTTAGTAATACGGCTGGAGCAAGTGGTGTTGGTACTTATACTATCACAGACGAAAACAGTAATGCCTTAGTAACACCACAATTTGGATCTAAGTCCAGTGGGTTGGCTACTATCGAATTACAGTTTCCAAGTGGTACAGAAAGACTTCCTGATTGTCGTGTAGAAACACCTTTTAATACTAACTTCTATCAAGGTTCAGTAGAAGAAGATGTAACTGTTACATTCGACAGTCAAGATGCAACATTGGCTAAATACACTGTACCAGGTACAGGTCCTTACTATCTTATCTCTAATGGTTCTGACCATTTTGATGTAGAGTTTGAAGGGTCTACTGTTACTGGTGGCTTTGTGGACTTAAGTGATCCAACAGGTGCAGGTTGCGGTATACACGCACAACTTGTGAGTAATGAGATTGTGTATACAGCCTCTAGTGGATACACTACTTATGTAGTAGACGAAACTAATAAGAACTTAGAGTTTATTGTTGATGGTAAACTTATTATGGCTTGTATCGCTACAGGTACTGTAGATGTTGGTTACTATGCTTTAGCTATTAACCAAGCCACCTTAGGTATCTTTGCATTAGCGAGTGCGGGTGGTCTTAACACACTTACAATTCCCGCTTCGGAAATGCCTTGTGATACAGATAATCTGTATGCAGGCTGGCAACTTGTGTGTACAGGAGGTACTGGTGTAAGTACTACAGTTAGAACTGTTACAGCCTCTGTTAATGGTGTGTTAACACTTGATGGTGGTACTTTCGATGCTACTTCTGTATTCCACTTGTACAATCCAGATGCTGCTCCTAGTATTACTGGAGTAACACAGTTCTTGGCTCCTACTGTTATCAGTGCGAGTGAGTTTGATCAAATTGAACTTAACTACACTGGTTCCGTTAAAGGTTCTGTTCCAATCTCTGTCACAATTCCCGCAAGTACTTATGGTTCTGTAAGTGACTTAGTATCTGCTATTCAAACTGCAGTAAACACAGCAGTTGGTGTAGCGGGTCTTTCCTGTATTATTACAGTAGAAGCCGATACTAGTGGAAGATTAGTATTTAGTTTGATTCCAGATCATACAGATACTGACGGTGGTTTCTTGGAGTTTGTAACTAATGGAACTCCTGCTCGTGACTTTGCTGTGTTAGCAGGTTTCGATACTGACAGTGCACAAGGTGGACAAGCCAAACTTGTTAATGGTAAAATTGCTCGTGTGTTCTCACTTACAGGTGCCTCAGGACAAAAGCGTTATGATAGACTTATTCTTCGTAACCGCCTTGTACCTGGAAAATCTGGTTCTATGGATGGACAATATGTTCAAGACCAAGCCTTTATTCAAGTCTTAGGTGGTAGTGGAAACAATAACTGTGGTCTTACTTCTAACGAAATTGGTGTTAGTGGTATTCGTGGTACAGTTATGGAACCTACTATTAGTTCACACATTGGACTTGAAGGTGGACAAGACGGTAGTGGACAACCTTTAGTAACTTTCTATGGTCCAAGTTCAACTAACCCACAAAGTAACATCTTTAAGTTTACTTTCGAAGGTGTACCTGTAACTATTGAGTTTACAGACGGTACTGGCGGTGCTATTACAACATCTGCAGATGTTCCTTTAGGTCCTATTGGTACAGCGAATACAGTCTTAAACCAAATCCAAGCGGCCATGGTTGCTCAAGGTTTGGCTAGTGGATTGGTAATGCAAGAAGGTGTGGGTATCCGTTTCCGTGGTGCTAGTTCTAGTTCAGATGCTTCTATTACTATTGGTAATGGTTCTGCTAACGACACACTTGGATTCAATACCGGTGAACAAGTATTTAGAACTGTTGTAGAAGTGGAAACATTGGTTAGTGCTCTTTTGGCACACGACCAAGCGTCTATAGCATTGCACTTAATCGACTGGGCAGATGGTGGTGCGTCTGCTTACTTTACTAAAGTGGGTATTGCTAAAACTATTCGTGATAGTGTTGGTGGAGAGTTCTTGTACTTACAAAGTTTAGGTACTTCTGGTGTTGGAACTTCTAGTTCTATTGCTATTGTAGAAGCCGCTGTAGACTCTGTAACAAGACCTGGTACTGGATTAGGTGTTACTGGTGGAGAAGGTAATGTTGGTGAACCATCCATAGATGGTTTCTATGTTACATCTTCTGATCCTATTGACGGTTCGGGTTCAGCTAATACTTCTGTACTTAATAGTGGTAATGGACAAGATGGTAATGTTGGACAAACCTATCGTGACTTAGTTACTGGTTTGACTTTTACTGTTTTACCAAGACCTGGTGGCGCTAGTTATCCTACAGGTGAAAGTTTCACTTTCAAACTTCGTAAGGTTGTTACAACAGACTCCAATCTTCCTATTAATACTTTACCGGGAGTAGAAACAATTGTTTCTAATACTTTAGGTGTTAATGTTGGAGACTCGGCTGTTGTTACTACTTATGCAAGTGGTGGAAATGAACCTAGTGTAGGAGACATCTACTATGTGTCGTACAACTATCGTAAACAAGATTTTAGTAGTCAGATTTACACTAAACAAGCGACTGTAGAACAAGCGTTTGGTGAAAAGACTCCTTCTAATCCTGTTTCCTTAGGTGCTTACTTAGCGTTCTTGAATGGTGCCGTAATCATTGCTATTAAACAAGTAGAAAAGGATGAAGACATTAACAACGATGGTACTCCGGACTCTGCTTCTATTGACGCTTACATTAAGGCTATCGATGAAGTAGAAGGGTCTTTACCTGGTGGTATTTATCCTAACTACATTGTTCCTATGCGGGGTGATAGTTTACCAATGTTCCAATACTTGGCTAGACATTGTGACATTCAAAGTTCTATTCGTTATCGTGCGGAAAGAACTGCGATTGTTGGTGTTAGTGCTGGAACACAACCTAGACAGGTCGGTAATATAGCAGAAGCCGTTAAACGTTCTCGTTTGAGAATTATGTATCCGGACATTGTTACATTGTCTTTAACTGCAGCGGATGGTTCTGTTAAGTCTTACTTGGTGGATGGTACTTATGTAGCAGCCGCTTGGGCTGGTAACAGAGCAAGTCCTACAATTGATGTTGCGACTCCTTGGACTCGTGGTCGTATTGTTGGATTTGATGAAGTTGCTCGTAAGTTAGATGCTGTAGCACAAAACCAAGTGGCCGTTAGAGGTGTGACTGTTATTGGACAAGACAGACAGGTTATTTCTGTTCGTCACGGTCTTACAACAGACATGACTAACACTTTGTCTAGAACTCCTTCTGTTATTACTATTGCAGATGAAGTTCAAAGACAAGCCCGTGCTACTTTGGATCGTTTCATTGGTATTAAGTTCTTACCAGGGATTACAAGTCAAATCGAGGGTCAGTTAAACGCTACTCTTAAAGGACTTGTGGGTAACCAAATTATTGCTACCTTTATTCCTGCTAGTGCTAAAGTATCTGAAACGGATGCAACGGCTATCGAAGTGGAAGCCTACTACCAACCAGTGTTCCCATTGATCTACATTGTAATTACTTTCAATGTTCGTTCTAGTTTGTAAACCGAACTAAAGGAACCTGAACTAAGGGGGGTCTTGTAAAAGGACCCCCCTTTTTATTTGTTTATAAAATTGTAGAAGATAAATTAACAAAACAAGGATTACTAGTATGACCAAAATTGATCCAAAATTAGATCAAGTTTTCCAAGAGACTTTTAATAACTGGAACGGAGACAGATCCTCCTCCCATCTAAAACAAGCAATTGTATTAGCTGAAGCTTTAGGTATGTCTGAAAAGGACTTAAATAAATACTTCTTACAACTCTACCAGAGTAATAGAGGTTTTAGTACCTTACTACAAAAGAAAGCTTTAGGTATACAATACCTTGTGTCAGATGTTTATGTAGACTCAGATACTACTATAGAGGCCCGTTTAGATTATAACTATCCAATGGGTGTTGTTGTTAACACCAAGGTCTACGATATAAGTGAGAGGGAAGCTGTTGGTTTTGTGGAGAACATATTAAACGAACAGTTAGAAGACACAGAATATACATCCTTAGATGTTTACTCAGCTTTTGACATTGATGGTGGTTTTTATGTCGAGGGTTACATTACACTAGACTACAAAGTTTTATTATAACTTTAAACCCAGTTATAAACTACAATACTACTAAGGACCCCAACCTAAGGGAAAAGTTTATAGGTTGTGGGTCCTTTAATTTGTTTATTAAATATGATAATACTAATACAATAAATGATGAATGAGATTCCTACAGTTTCAATATACCGTAATAGACGGCACAGCCTATTTAAAACAATTCGAGTGTGAAGACTTGGTATTGTTTATGTATGTGTGCTGTCTACAATTAAACTTAGGAATACCCTTCTCTACACAAATGGTGATTGACAGTGACACTTGGAACACTGTCTTACTAGATTGTAAGTATAGAGTAGTACTTACACCAGAACACTTAGGTCCTTGGGATACAGTGGTGTATGTTAACTAGACTTTTAAAAATATAAAATAACCTATAATTTTTTCTTGTGTTTTAGTATATATCTGTATCTAACCACAGGAGAACATATGGTAGAACTGGACTTACAACAAAAAACTGAGATCCTGAAGTATACACTACAAGGCTATAAAGACCAAGACATGGTTAAACTGTTGTCTTTTGGTAAACAAGTGTCTAAACAGACTATTCACTATATGCGTACTAAGAACTCATTACCTAAAAGAAAAAGAGTTTTAAGTTTCCTTATAGACGCACCCTTAGTAGACTTGAGTTTAGTTTTGGAAGAACATGGTAAAACACTTATATCTAGCAATACACTTTGTTCCATTCTAAACAGTTTAAGAATTACTAATACTCAAGGTAAACCTTGGTCTAGTAATGGTTTGAATTATTATCTACAAACTAGAGGTGTACAAACTGTTAAAGGTGTTGTGGCTGTTCAAAGTCTTAGAAAGATACAACCTACACCAATAGAGGAAATCTGTGAGTTTGACCCTCAAGTGTTTAATCCTTATACCTTACTACCAGATGTTACTAACATCAACTTTGAGGATAGTGTTATCGTTCAACAGGAACAACCTAAACTAGAAGACCCAGAATCCATAACTTATATTAAATCCTTGTTAGAACAACAACCTTTGACATATGCTGAGATTACTAAGAAACTAAACGAAGCCGGCTATACTAATAAAAACGGTAAGTCCTTTGGTCGATGGTCCGTTACAATCCTTTGTAATAAACATGGTATCTGTATTCAAAAACAAGATGTAACCGTACTACTACCTAGAATACAGAAGTATATAAGCACTTTACCTTTAACACACACTATTACAATAAAAGATATAAAAGACATTCTTCCATCTTTGTGTGATGACCAGACTTTATACAAGAGTGTAGAAAACCTTAACGGATTACTACAACCTTTAATTAAGAACCATAACGACGCTGTTAAACAATACTTGTTAGACACTACTTTTAAAACCAAACTAATAAGTATTCTTGAAAGTCAAACACACCCAATTAGATACGATGAACTGGCGGGGATGTTTTGTATGTCCGCTATGTCTGTTCTTCGTAACTGTGAAAAAGTAGGTATGACACCCACAGCCTACTACTATCAATGTATACACAAAATTGTTAAAGCTTTTGTGGAAACTAATCCTTCTTTCTCTATGGAAGACTTAAGTCAACACTTAAATGAAACACAATACTTAACACCTAGAGGTAAGCCTTGGGAATATGCCCACACTTATATATTCTATTGTAAACTCAAAGAACTTTATCCAGAACTACCCGACAGTATTGGAAGTAGAAACCTATAAACACACACAACTTTACAGTATATAAATATGGAGGTGAATATGCATCAAATTACTACTATTCGAAACAAAGATACTATTACTGTTACTTTAACAGTACCACACAAAACTAAAGTGAAACAAGTTCTTACTGATGTAGAAGACAGAATTCAAAACTTTTACAGTACATATACTAAATGTCCTAACTGTGAACTCTTTGATACTGTAGAAGAACACTTTGGTTGGAGAACTATTAACGGCAAGAAAATACCACAATCTTGGTGTTCTAAATGTAGATCCGGTAAGGAGAAATAATGACACTATACCTTGTTACAAGTAAACACAATACAAATAACTTTAAACTGGTCTTTGATAGTATAGACCTACCTACAAATACTTCTGAGTACGACATTAAGACTATACAGTTAGAACAAAAAGATGTCCTACTACTTGGTCATGTTCTACTAGATAACTTAAACCCTAGTAACCTTAAACACTTAATACAAAACAGGCTGGATAGCGATACACCTGAAAACTATACTGTTAACTTGCAAGCCTTACAAGAATCTATCCAACCTTATGTAATGTCTACAGATACTTAGTCGAAACTAATCGTATCTACTTCTTCCCCACTTGAAGCCTCTGGTTCACTGTCAGAGGCTTCTTCTGTTTGTGGCATATGTTCCAACATAACCATTCCACAAATAGCACCCAAGTACTTATCTAAAGCCTTATCAAAACGACCCCTACATACTTGTTTGACTTCCTCTGGATGTATATCCTCTATGGCGGTACCTTGACTTAATACAGACACAAAAGAAACATACGCTTCCCTTTTAAAAGACTCGATCATTAACGACTGAGATAAATGAGGTAAACCTCCAGCAGGTAAGGCATTCAACATCTTCTCGTTTTCTTCATCTAACGGATAATGTAAAGTCTGAATGTTACCTTCCTCATCTATGTTTAATTCTACTACAACCTTGATTTGTGACATACTTACTCCTATCACTTGTGTTTATCTAATAAATCCTTTGTTTCACTGCCTTCCGGTACACAACCTTTCATTACACTTACCATATCAAAGTTATGTAAAGCAGACTTTAACTCTTGAAAAGATCTTTTCCAATCTTGTTCCATTACCACTTCTGTTTTACCCTCATGCCCATGTATAACTCTAACATCCCCTATATTGTCATACATTGACACACTAGGATGATCTGACAACCAGGTTAGAGCTACTTTCCCATTATCAAAGATAACACCTTGGGCTATCTTACCCGTACCACTAACACCAGACTCGTCTTCTGTTCTTTGTAAATAGAATAACTTAGCCATCAACCCCTCCCAGACCCTTTTTCATGTTTTGGTATTGTACAATCGTGTAATCGATTTCCCCAATCATTCAACTTGGGATATTTAAAAAGAATGGATAGTAAGTATAGTACTTCTAATGCTGGATGTGCTACTAAATTATGGGTTGTCCATCTAAGACTGTATGGAAGTTTGTTAATAAAGTTTTGCATCATTTTATTTTCCAAGCCATATTAAAACTCCTTATTAAAGTCGTACATAATAATACACCCTATACATACGGATAAACTATTTATGTACATAATCCCCCGATCGGAAAAAGCTTTGCAAAATTATATAACAACAATTTCCACCATTCACTAATTACACTTACAAAACCAATTTCTTATAAATAATGGACTAAAAGGTTTTGAGGTATACTTTGAACACAGTAAGACTTACACACAGTACACATACAACATAATACATACAACATAATACATACAACATAACACTGGACTTTAGATCCCTAGTTTAAATACCGTTAGGATTTACTTTTGAATTTTCAATACACATCTAATGTACGAGAATTGGGTAGTCCGTACTCATTCGGAAGTTAATGGTGCAGTTCTGTAGGAAAAATCCCATCAGGTTGGTTTAGGAAGGTATTAACACACCTGTACTAGACTCATAGGGTAGTGTTCTCATCTCCGTAAACCAAGTAGGTGGTTGTTGTCTTTTGTATCTCATTCTAGGTTTACTGGTATAGAATAGTCTATAGGATAGTACTGGATCGTTTTCTCTTATGTATTCTTCAGGTATACATAGGTATACAGGCGTAGAGTTATAGTTAGGGAATATGTCTTCTAGTGTTGTATTGTTAAACCCAAACAAGTTCCATTGGTTAAGCTGTAGTAGTACGTCATGACACTTATGTATCTTACCAAATCTTTTTGTGTATTCAAAGGATAAGGCCATACCATGAGTAAGTAAGTTACACCAGTTCATGTAAGAGTGTCTAGTCCATTTAGAGCATGGGTGGTGTTGGTGGGCTGTTTTATATCTAGTAACTTGTTTACCAACATTTAGATTAACAGCTGTACATAGTAGTTGGGTAGTTTCAGTTACCATCTTAACTGTTCTTAGGTCGTCTTGTGTTTGGCCAGATCTAATCCAATCTATTTCTACTTTATGTTTATTATCTAGTGTAGGTATATTCTTATATTCTATTGTAAAGATGTTCATGGTATATAGGGTACCCGTATTTGAGGTTTAATAGTGTTGTAGGTATATAGGTATGTAAGGACCTAGGTAAAAAACAAAAGAAGGCCTATACAGTGTATAGGTACTGTATAGGCCTTAATGTGTATAGGGTATAGGGTTAAGCGTTGTCTTCAGTAATCTCTTGTTCTAACGAACCGGCTTTATCCAAGAAGGCTTCTAAGTCAGACAAGGCACAATCCAATACGGGATCAAACATACGATCTTCATCGTTGTATGCTTGTATTGTATCAAACATAAAGTCTGCTTGTTCTTGGTCCAAGTCTTGAGGTTCGGTAGAACTCATAATCTTAACACATTGTTTCAAAGCTGTAGTGTCTTCTGTATTGTTAACCATGATAGGTATTCTCCATAAAGTAAGGTTGATTGATACTAGTACCAACCAACCTTGTGTTGTAGTTTACTTACAAAGTTTTTTGTAAGTGTTCAAGCTGTTTTGTTTCTCTGTAAGTTCCAAACCTACTTCATAGGTTTCCATAGTAGGACTTGGTGTATGTCTAATCACTTCAGAAGTAGTTATCATACCTTCAAAGAAACTTTTAATGGCTACCGGGTGGCATCCTTGTTGTTGTAGTAAGTCTTTAAACTGTACTTTCAAGTTAAAGACTTCCAAGTCCAAAGTCTTAAGGGTTTTAAGATTGAGTTGTTGTTCATATGTCATATCGACCATGATGTGCTCCATTAGCATTGTAAGTAAGTGGGTCCTATTTTTTAAAGTGGTATCCCTTCCACAAATATATATAGGAAACGGAATTACAAAAGAGAGTTTAAAAGACAATCTTTTTTAACCAAGCCATAACCTTTGGGTCTTGGTCTACTATCTTTTGTTCTAACCAAACCCTTAAATGTTTAGTGGGAGCGTACCCTTTACCAATGGACCATCCGGCATCCTCGGGATGAGTAGTGTAACCCCACCACTTACGAGCCATCTTGTACTGTTGTATATTAAAAGGTAAGTCGTGTGGTCGTGTCTTACCATTAATAGTAGGGAGATTACCTTGGTCAGCATGACACAGTTCATGTAACAAAATAACCAATGTGTGTCCTAAGTTTGTTTTAGCTCCCGACACATGAACTCTTTTGTAGCCGTGGTTAAAACCGTACCCTACTAAGGACTCACAATGTCCTCGGGAAAACTCGTTACGCTTGGATCGTTGTATGGTGATTATACTGTTTGTGTTTTCCACACCACGACCATTCTTACTAGTACGGTCCCATAAAGTTTTCATACGATGTGGGTTGTTCCAACCAGTAGACTTACACATAATGTTAGCAGCTAACATTATGTTAACAGTTAAGTCATTACACTCATATTCATACCGACTAGTTTTCATCCAGTCTCTTGTTGTTTTTCTATTTGTCTTTGTCATAGTTTCTCCAAGTAAGTAAGTAAAAAATCAAAGATAGGTTGGACACCATTACAGTATCCAACCCTCTACACAAAGGTTAGCCTTCGTTTTGTAATAGGTCGTACAAGTCGGATACAACACTACCACTAGTCCACTGACTGTGCCACTTAATGACATAGTCTTTGAACTTGTTAGTATCTTCCTTTGGTACAACTACCAAGTCACCAGTAGACAAACTACCATTCTCACGACAGTAATCTTGCATTGAACGGATAGCAAAGCGACCATCTTTCAACACATCAAAAGTCATCACTGTAAAGTAGTAGTCCATATCTTCTACAGTTAAAGGATACTTTCGACGAAAGCGTACAAGTGAGTATAAGTAGTGGTGTCCAGAGACAGGACAGGTAAAACGGATCTCGTCCATTGTTTACTCCAAGTAAGTATAGGTTTATGTAGCGAAGTATTTTTTAAAGTGGTTCCCCTTCCACAAAACTATATAGGAAGTGACTCTTTAAAAGAGAGTAACTTTTTGAATTCTTTTTTATTTTTTAAAAACTCACTCTCCTTTTACTTTTTGATTCCTATACATATTTGTGGACGCCTAACCACGTTAAACAATAAGGTACTTACTTACTTGGAGAAAACTATGAACCATATTTTAGATGTTTTAGACATGTTAGATAAAGAGCTAACAAGTACGTACCAACAAAGACAAGGTTGGTGGGACGCTATTCAAAACGTATCCCAAGCTTTGAAACGTATGCCGTATCGAGGTGAACATAAGCGGCAAGCGGATGCCGCTTGTTACTTGGATGCTTTACAAAGACAAGGCGGTCTTACAGAGTGGGAGTTACATACTATTCCAGTTATTCGAGACTGGTATAACAGTAAACAAACGATGTATGTAGTGGATGAGGACTTGTATCTTAGTCTGGTACCAGAAGAAGATCCTGCACAGTTAGAAGCTATTAACGAGTACCTAGGTAAACACGTTGACGAGATAGACGATTACGATCGGTTTAAAGAAACCGTAGATACAACGTTTAGCTGTACCTTACCTAGTGTGAACGTACAAGAGCCAACACTTGTATGTTGTCCAACACAAGACAATGTATGGATGTTCTTTATGAGTCCTATAAAGAGTAAAGACTTACATAAACGGTTTGGTTCTAACTGGACAAATTACACTAATAGATCTAGTGCTTATGTAGATCATGTAATCTCACAAGTATTACAGAACTATACTTATACAAGTTACACACATCGTATTACTTTGGTTCGATACGTTAGAGAGTCTGGTGAGTTACAGATTAGAAGTGTTACAGGTGTAAACGAAAACTTGTTAGTACCACACTGTGACGAAGACCATATAGTAGCTACAAGAGCGGGATGTAGAGGTGTTCTTAACTTCTTACATGCGGTTAACAATCCTAAGACTGTTGTAAAGTCTAAGCTTATTAAACGAAAGTTTAAAGTTGTAGAAGCACCTAATGGTCGTACAACAAAAGTTAAGTCTAAGTCCAATGTAAAGGTTAATCTACAACAGATTGAAATCGACGCAGAGACCTTGTCGAATGTTCGTACCTTGTATGTAGACCAAGTACCTACAGGTAAAGGGGGTGAGCACGGTTATCAATACACAAGAAGACCTACTATGGTAAGATTGTGGGTAGGTAGAAAGAAGCTTCGAGATGGCGAACAAGTGTTTGCCACTAAGAGAAGAAAGTCCGGAGATGGTCTTTTGTATAAGGTAGAACGACCTAGAAAGGAACAAGTAGTTAATTGCCATAAAGAGATAAAAGCTGTTCGTCCTACTGTCACGGTTGCTACACAATACAAGATGTAACAGTAAAGGTACTTGTAAGGAGAGTATGAAAAAAGTTTTACTTTCATACTCTCCTTTTACTTTTTGATTCCTATATATATTTGTGGAAGGAAACCACAATAAAAAATAGCCCGAACACTTACTTACTTTATTGGAGTTTACAATGCGTGTAACAAATCAATTTTTACAAGTTATCCGTGATCAACAAGACACATCTAAAGATAAAGATAATACTAAAGGTGATGAGTCTAATGAAGACCAAGATAACCAAGACGGATCTTCGAACGACCAAGGTGACGAGTCTAATGAAGACCAAGACGGGGATGGTTCCGGTCAGCAAGGTGAAGAAGACCAAGAAGAATCTTCGAATGGTGGTCAGGAAGACGAAGAAGACCAAGACGGTAAGTCTGGTGAACAAGGTGAAGAAACTGAAACACAAGAGGAAGCCCACAAAGGTGAAACAAGTGAGAGTAACGAAAGTGGCTCTTCTAGTGTCCAAGACGAAATCCAACAGATGTCAGATGAAGAGTTCGAACAGATGTTACAGTCTTTACAGGAACAAATGGTGGACTCTTCAAAAGCGTTGGATAACTTGGTAGATAGTTTGATGGACAATGAAGACTTACAACAAAATGTAGATTCTTGGGATGAGGAACACTATCGTCCTTACTCTACTAGTCATGACCAGATCATTAAAGTGGAAACGGGTGGTCCTCGTAAGGCTAAGAAACTTAAGGATGCCGCTAAACCTTTGTGTGGGGCGTTGAAGTCTAAGTTGAGAACTAAGTTCTTGATGGCTCGTAGACCAGAAACATTACATGGTACAAAGAGAGGGGACTTGTCTTCCAGAAGACTTGTACAATCCATGGTACAGATTAAAGGCGGTAAAATGCCTAGTCGTCCTAACCAGACTACAATACATAAAGATCAAACCACATTGGCTGTTAGTATTGTATTGGATGAGTCTAGTTCAATGACTAAGAGACTTATTACTGGAGAGGCTACAGCTTCTTTAGCGATAGCACAAGCGTTGGAGTCCTTAGATTGTCCAGTAGAAGTTATTGGTTTCCGAGATGGAGAAGGTGGGTTTAGAGTTCCTTACAATGAATCTAGATTGTACCATCGTGAGGGATCTGTGAACATTGATGTGTTTAAAGGTTATGAGGAAAAAGTAGCACAGTGTGCTGGCAGATTTACCAATGTAGTGGCTCGTGGTGGTACACCAATGTCTGACGGTATCCATCATGCCATGATGGGTATGAATCAGCGTACAGAGGCCCACAAGGTTATCTTGGTGTTGACAGATGGTTATCCAAATAATCCTGGTGTAGTACTTAGACAGATTCGTTTGGCTAAAGAGGCTGGTGTTGCTATTATTGGTGTGGGTTTAGAATCCGCCGGGTGTGCTGGAGTGACAGCAGTGTTTAGAGAACGAAACATTCTTGTGGACAACATTAATGACTTACCAAAAGCATTAATGTCTTGTTTAGAAGACATTATGTTTCCAAAGCGTACTAAAAAGATTCGTTTGGATACATAAAAAGTTTCTGGAATCCACTCTCTTTCGAGATGTGGATTCCTATATATATTTGTGGAAGGAAACCACATTAAAAAATAGTCCGTCTTTTAAATCTAGTGACTTGATAAGTCCAAGGAGAATACAATGAGAAAAGTTAGTAGTTACAAGAGTTCACAATGGGCAGCAACACATAGAGCGGCCGTACAAGGTATCTTATCCCCTTTGGGGATCGAAGCCCCTCCAGTGTTTTCTAGAGGACGCCAGTTCTACAATAAAGATAACTGGACCGCTCGTTCATTAATGAATGTGGTTGGACAATATGTGAAGTATAACTTCACTGGTACTTTGTCTTTTGATGACATCTCTTACTTGGTTACACAAGCAAACCAAGTACAAGTGTATGACTATGAGAAGGCTATTGTAATCGCGGAAACACCTTCTAACTTGGAGATGTTGGCCGCGACGGAAGCCCGTCGCATTACACACGAGTTACAAGGTGGAGCCTATCATGAAGGATTACACACTGCATACTCTTGTACTAGACAGTTATCTGTAACTGAAGTGTGGGAACCCTTAAATAAGCGCCTTCCTTTGATGGAACCCGCTAAGTGGAAGAAATACATTCCTGTGATCCTCACATGGGGTAACATTATCGAAGACATTAGAATCGAACGATGTGGTATTCAAGCGTTTCCTCCTATTAAAGAGAAACTTGTAGCCTTACAAGATCTGATTCTTCGTATGGAGAAAGAGGGTAAGGAAGCCAATCCACATCGTAAAGTAAACGCTACGGGTACAGCGTTGGCTGTTATCACTTGTACTTTTAGAGACTTGGGATTGGGTTATCAGTCTTTCCAACAAATGCAATGTTTACAGTCTTACTATGAGGACAACCCAGAAGCTTTTGAAATGGTATCTACCGGAGAGTTGAAACCAATCTTGGATAAAGTTATCGCACTTAAGCCAGAAGACGACTTGGATCACTTGTGGTTGGCTATGGACATTGTTTTAGCCTTAGAAGGATTGTACGAGGAACAACAAGAACAACAAGATGATGGTACAAAGTCAGATCCTGGTGAAGGTAATGGTGATGAAGGGTCCAATGAACAAGGTGAAGCCTATAACGATGAAGAGGATGAACAACAAGGTGGTACTAAATCTAATAGTAACAAACCACCTATCTTTAAAGTTGGTGACGAGGCTATTATGAATGGTAAACGAGTCCGAGTTACATGGGCTGGTGTACCAGACGAAAAGACTGGCATACAACCATTAGATGTGGAGGTGGTGTAATGTATACTTTACATAAAGTAACCGGTAGGGGGCCTAGTCTAAGGCCCTCTACTACTCTTTTAATGAAAGTGCCTAACTGGTCTGTAGACGAGGCAGCTTATATGTTAAACAATCACACTTTGTGGTTTGTTAGAGAGGAGCGGTATGGGAAACAAGGTCCCATTGTATACGGTTGTCCTCTGACAAAGAAAATATTTCTTTGTGAACATATGCCCAATCAAACCTTAAATGTTTTTCAGTGTGTAAGTTTATCCCCATGGGATAAAGACAGAGACGCTTTTATTAGTATGTTATTACAAGGTACCCTGTTAGGGGGTTGGGCTATAAATATCCTTACAACCTATAAACATGGTCCTGGTAAGTACTTAATGGGTACGCTATTAGATACTGGTGTTATGAACTTTCCGGTGTGAGTTATGTGGGAACTTTTACTTTGGAGGGGTGGTGATTCCCACCAAACTCCAATCTGTTATGACTTTATGTATACTAAACAGGGTCCAGATACTGTAAGGTTGTTTAATACGGCCTTACAGGACTATCATGAAAGTATAGAAACTTACGCTTTAAAAGGTGGTAAAGGGTATGTCTACGAACCTTACTTGGCCATAATGAAATGGAACACAGGTAAACGGTTAGACCAAGAGTTCCAGTGCCATGAATGGTTAAAACATAAAGACATACCTTTAGACGCATCTTTATTAAAAGTACTTACAGATTGTATCTGTAGTATACGAGAAAAGTTCAGTGGACCTTTAGATCTTATAGAGGCTTTCGGAACATTAGACGATTGAGGTAGTCTAAAACAAAAAAGATTACATAAAAAATTAAAAAGTTTTCTCTTTTCTACTCTCTTTTAAATTCTAGTTTCCTATATATATATGTGGAAGGGACACCACAATAAAAAATAGACCCAATACTTTTCATTCTAGTGACTTTTCAGTCCAAGGAGTTTCGGCCATGACTATTAAATGTGCTATCTGTGGTTTTGAACACCACGCAATCATCAATCACCTTTCAACTGTTCACAATATGACACCAGACGCTTATGTGGCTGAGTACAACGCCCCTGTTATTTCAGACAAGATTCACGGTATGGTTAACAAAAAGTTGTCCCGTACTACTGTATCTACAGCGTTGTCTGTTAAGATTGGTAAAGTAGAGCTTCCAGTAGATACAAGTGTAAAAGGTGATACGTGCTTACCGATGCCGAAAGGGTATCAGTTCCCAACTAAGGGTGACGCAGGAGTTTCCTTTAAAAGAGCCTTACGCGCTGTGAAGAATGGTCGTAACGCGTTTATCTGGGGAATGCCCGGTACTGGGAAAGACGCCTTTGTACACGCGTTCTCCGCGTTGACTCGTCGTCCTGCAATGGCGTTGTCGTTTACACCAGGTAAAGACTTGGATGGTTGGTTCTACAAAGAGAAATTAGACGAAACAGGTTCTTACTGGCAGTACGGTGCTGTATGGCATGCTGTGACACAAGGTGTAGAGGGTAAAGATGGTGTTCGTCGTGCTCCTTTGATCTTATTGTCAGATGTTGACCGTGCAGACCCTGCCCAAGCAGAATGGTTTCGTATCTTGTGTGACAGTATCTCTGGTCGTATCCTTGATCCTCATGGTAACATGGTCTCTTTGTTTAGAGATCAGTTTGGTAACAAACCACAGTTCGTTTGTACTGCTAACAGTGTTGGGTCCGGTGATGCCCGGGGTCGAATGACTAGTTCTAATCCAATCGATGGTTCTATCATGGACCGATTGGGAGCTAAAATTGAGACACACTACATGAACTGGTCAGAGGAAGGAAACATCTTAAAAGGATTGTATCCTGAGTTGGCCATCCAAGTTGGGGACGAGTTCTTTGACAAGTTGGGTTTGATCACCAAAGGTGTTCGTAAGTCTATTGGGGATGGTGACATCTATGGTGAACTTACGATGCGGGGTTTGTGTGACATCTGTAATGATGCTACAGACATCTGGAAAGATGATAACACTGTATCCTCAGTAGAGTTGTTAAAAGAAGCCTTAATGTCTTGGACAGATGGTTTGGACGAGGACAATCGTTTCGAACTTAAGCGTCTGATCGATCCTGTATTGGGTACAATCTAATAGGGTTGTACCCTAGAGTGGAAAAGATTAAAAAAGTTTATCTTTTCCACTCTCCTTTTACTTTTTGATTCCTATATATTAATGTGGAAAGGGATACCACGATAAAAAATAGCCCGCCTTTAAACCATCTAGTGCCTTTTAAGGCCAAGGAGTTATGCAATGCATACAATACAATCTGTCATTATTGAAACCGCCGCTATTGAGAACCCTTTTAAGAAAGGTACCGTCGTCGCCCGTTGCAACGAGTTAGGTGTTTCTTGTTCCCAATCCGCTTTTGAGTCTACTACAGCTGAAATGGGTTGTACTAAACCTAAGCGTGGTTGGTACTTACTTCCTACTGGTACTCAAACAGCTATTCCTTTTGAAGAAACTACTACCACTGAAACTGTTAATGAAACTGTTAATGAAACTGTTACAGAACAACCTGTTGTAGAATCTACAAACCGTTGGGTTCCTACATTGGACCAAACTGACCATGAGTTGTTCCAAGAGGACTTGGACGATGGGTACTTGAGTTTAAAGGACATTGCGTTAATGTCTAATCGTTGTTTCGGGAAGTACTATCCAGATAACACTTGCAACAGTTGCCCATTGGCTGGGTCTTGTCAGCAAGCGACATACGCTAAGATTGCTATGTGGGCTGACGACTTGATGGATCAGTTGAAAGAACCTGTTGTAGAAGAAACACAAGAAGTAGAAGAAGCTAAGGAAGTAGAAGAAACACCTAAGCACACAGGTACTACCACGAAAGTAGGGTTTGCTACTATCTGCTCGAAGTGTGTCAAAGTTATCGAAGCGAACACTGAGTTCGTGAATGTGGAAAACTTTGGTAATGTTCACATTGGCTGTATGGGAGGTGAGTAATGAACACACAAGAATTAGTCGATAAGGCCTTGTCTTTGTACAAGGCCCGTACTGAAATGGATAAAGAGTTAGAAGAAGTAAAAGAAGAACTTCGTAAACACGCTGTAGGACACGCTACAACAGAGTCTAACAGTGTTACCTTGCAAGGTACTAGTGGACACATAGTGGTGACCTTCCAAGACACTGTAGTGCGTTTACAAGACGCTAGGCTCGTGCCTGAACAATACTTGGAAACACAGACCATACAGAAGTTAAACAAGTATGGTATACAGGAGTTGTTGAAGAGTCCAATACCTGGTGTGGTATTGAGCACACCAACGGCGAGAGTTGGATTTAGATTAAATAAATAACTCTCTTTTGGAAACCTCCTTCCTATATATTTATGTGGAAGGAGGACCACGTTAAAAAATACTTCGTTAACATACTTTCTTTGGAGTTCATATGAGTACAAGTCAAATCGTTTTACAATGTTTAGGTGATCTTTGGTTGATCACCTCTGCTTCGGTTCTTATCACAATGGGGATTGAGGCTTATAAAGAATACAAAAATAAGTAAGGTTGTTTTGTAAGTTGGTTGGGGGGTGTGTGGTGTTTTACTTCACACCCTTTTTATTTAACTTTTAACGTCAAACACTCTAACATCCTAGAGTAGATTCTATATATATGTTTAGATAGGAGTAAACATGATAAACATTACAGTATTAAAAACAGATAACACACAAGAAGACATAACCGTAAAAGAAGAAGGTTTACTAGAAACTTTACAAGGTATTGTTGGCGGGTACATTGAAGTAATTCGTTTAGACCCAGATAGTATCATGGTTGTAAACGAAGAGGGGTGGTTAAAGAAACTGCCTTTAAACTTTAAGGCCAGTAAACAATTAGGTGGTCACATCATTTTAGGTAATGTGGTCGTCATGAACGATAAAGATCTTAAATAAGGAGGCAGAAATGTTAGCCCAAATGATTATTAAACAAACCATCGAGATGTGGGTACAAACCCACATTGAGATGTTGGACATTTTATCAGTAGAAGCCTTTAAACAGGGTAATGCGGAAAAAGTCTTTAAAGACTTTAAGCAAACGATTGTAGACTTCTACACAGAGTTAGGGTACAAAAGTGTTTACTCAATGCCTGTAGACAATGAAAAGATTATGGGTTTGATGGATACTTTGGAAGCCTTACAAAGAAAAGCTTCAGGAGAAGAGTTAGAAGAGGATGACGAAGATGACTACTGGATCTAAACCTCCAATGACCGACATCATGTTAAAAGCTAAGGCCTTGTATAATTTATTAGAAGTATCTTGTCCTAAGCGTTTACATAACTCAGAGTACATTCGACATCATGTTAATGTACAAAGTGAGGGTTTAGCTTTCATTAAAGATTATTCCGTAGAACTTAAAATCGTAATGCGTAAAGCAGGTATGCCTCGAATAGACCATAACTGTTCTTGTATGGACCATGGTAAAGCTGGAGCGTGTAAGCATGTTCTGGCTTTCGCTTACACAAAGCTTCAAGAGTTTAAACAACAATGGAGTAATAAATAATGTTAACACTGGACCACTTAGAAATTCGGGAACAAGTACGGGAAGCTATGTCGTTGTGTTGTAGAACACAACACTATTGGCTACTATACCGCAAACACATTGATAATGGTTTAGACATATGGTATGGAGCCTTGTGTTATGGTGATAACTTTATGTCTCTCAGGGGTAAGGTCTACCCTTGGCCGGAAAACCACTTATACACACCTCAACCTATACATTTTCACTACAACCTTGTACACCTTCTTCCTAAACACATACTGTCTAATAGGGGTCGGAATTATGGCTACAAGAACAGTTATGTCTTTAAAAGTTTATCTGGTCTTAGACATAGTATATACACATATGAACAAGATAACTTTATTCCTTATGGCTTCCAATACTTAAATGTTAAAAGACCTGTAGATGTACTAACACAGAATGTAGAACAAGTTAACTGGTCACCTAATGTATCTACAGGTTTAAATAAAAATGCTCAGTGTGTGTTTAAGTTACCCAGTGTAGAGGCTACCTATAAGCTAGGTCATATGGTAGTCTTTGAAGAATGGTACCAACAAAACAAAACTAAACATTTGGTGGTGTCCTAATGTTAGACCACTTACAACATATGCAGTACTTATCCCAAGTATTAAACGCTTGTGGTAAACAGAACTCTTGGTTGGTGTTCCGAGCACCTAATCCAGACCCACAATTAAAAGATCGTTGGGTGGGTTCCTTCTCATACAAAGGGTGCCACTTAATTATGTTAGGAGAGTGGGGATTTAAGTATAAAGAGTGTGTAGCTTTCCTACCCTTACCTAGTAAGATTAGAGGTGCTTTTAATGGACAATACCCACACGCGACACATCAAGTAGATTTTAACATCACTGAACTAAGGAACTTCGACGACAGAGTTGAAATGGTAAAGTTTTTACAATCCCGTATAAACCTAGGTTATATACCTTACGCTTTTCAATACCTTACAGACAATAAGCCAACAGATACTTTATCTAGAAAGGTTGATAAGTTATTATGGACTAAAGATACCTGTACAGCATTAGATGTAAATAAAGATTGTGTCTTCAAACTACCTAGTATAGAAGAAACATACCAGTTAGGTTTCCCAGTGGAGTTACAGGATTGGTATTACACTAATAGGGACAAGTTAAATAAGTGACTCTCTTTTAGGTTTTTACTTCCTATACATTTATAAAACATACTTATATTAGGAGGTAATATGATTAGAACTATATTTGAAAATGAATGTGGTTGGACAAGTCCTATTGGCCAGTGGAACTTATGGCTTCGCCTTAAAGACCCAGCTGTTAACAGTGACAAGTATTATATGTTTAGTAAAAAGGGTCCCACTGTACTTGTAAGTTGGGGTCGAATGATTGGTGTACTACCACAAAAGTCCCAGAAGACCTCTGTAGGTGTGGAAAAGGCTATGAGTTTGTATCGGGAGAAACTCAAGAAAGGTTATGGTTTCTACGCTTTACAGATTCCTCAGTTCCGAAAAGAGCATCCACTTGTAAATAAAGCTGTCTATGTAGATCTAAGTCCGTTAGATGTGGCTGTAGCTTTTGACCAGGACAATAATGTTTTGTTTCACTTACCTAAGGAGATGCCCTATGTGGCGGGTCTTCCTTTAATTTGTATGGCGTCTTGGTTATGATAAGAGAAATAAAAGATATGTTGTACAGGATAAACTGGAACAACACCCCAAGTTTCTGGCTTTGTTTTCGACAACCTACAGGTTTTAAAGAACATAGGATTACTACTATTAGTAAACCCCTTAGTAAACAAGACCATGTACCTATTAAGGTAGAACACTTTTATGTGGATTCCGATTATGTAGTATTGCCGGATAACACTGACCAGTTTTCTAAACACACTACCTACCTGTCTAATATGAAAGGTGGGGACAACTTTAACAACATAATGTCTAGAGATAGTGGCTACTACTTGGCAGGTATACAGGTTTTTACTCTTGTAGGTGTTAACCCCACACCTTTAACAGATAAGATTTTCTGTATACAACAAGGCGGTGAGGATTCTTTTGAAGCTAAAGACTCTTCCTTTAAAACCTTGTTCCGTCTACCTAAACAAGAAGCCTTAGCCCTAGGGTATCCTATCCTTATAGATGTGAGGTAAGTATGACTTTTAAAGACTTGATATATGAAGATATAAAACAACCAAGTAAACACTTTCACTTATGTATTGAAGACAGCCATGGTAGATACCATGTGTTTGATACACCTCCTACACAGGCTTACTTTAAAGTGATTCAACAACTACTACAAAAAGGTTTTGTAGTAAAGTATAGTAAGTTTCCTACAGAGTATGGATTCGGACAAGCTTTACCTAAACATTTAAGTGACGCTTACCGTATGTGTTTCTCTAAACAAGACTCTGGAGAAATGAACTATGAGTTAGTAGATGTGGATGGGTATTGTATACAAGAGTTTAACCCGGAAGAGGCTTATAACTTCTGTAAGAACTATAACCTACCTGTAAAACAGTTAATGGCTAAGAAATAAAAGACTTATCTGAATATATCTTTATGGATATATTCTTAGACATACACACTACCTTATTAGACTTGGGTAATAAACATTTTAGTTATTGTAGGCTTAGTCTTATAAAGGAAAACCATACAGTGGTAATACTCATTAGTATTTACGATCAAAAGTATGAGTACTGTGAACTGTCTAATATGAACATACCTATATACAATACAAGTATGGGGTTAACCTACAAGTGTTCCAACTTAAAAGAAACACAAGAGGTAGTAAGCCTATACTTGTATAGTGGTTACAGATTAAACAGTATTGTGTTCAGACAGAATTATACTTGGGTATATAGACCAGAAGCTTTAAGTAAAGCTTATTATATGGAAGCGGATAGTTATTACCCAACGAAGCTAACTGTAAAAGATAAATCAGATAACATTTTATTTATGGTACCAGCCTTAGTAGGTTTCGAATTATCTATAAGACACACTATAGATATAGTGTACAAAATTGTACTATAAGTACATAAAACAAAGGAAGAACTATGCAGTTAAATCTATTCGACATAGACGCTAAAACACCTGGCCTCTATGATGTTATCTTAATAGATGGTAATCATCTATTACATAGGGCTATGGGATCTTATTCTGGTTTAGGGTTTATAGACGAGAAAAGAAATAAGTTTATACCTACTGGTGCTATCTACGGTTTCCTTAATATGGTAATGTCTACTTACCGTCGATGGTCGGACCCTCAAGGATGTAGACTTATTGTCTGTTGGGAAGGTGGGGCTACTGTTCGTAAAGAGATGTACCCAGATTACAAAGGTAATCGTAAATTAGATAAAGATAAACTTACAGAGGAAGAAGTCGCCTCTAAAGAATTGTATAAACAAGAAATGTTTCTACAACTTCGTACAATAGAAAAGATGATTAGTCTTTTGGGTTGGGAATACTGTCGAGTTGAAGGTTGGGAAGCCGATGACGCTATGGGATCTTTAGCTAAAACCTTTTCTACACAAGATAGGGATACCCGAGTATGTATTTACACAGGGGATGGGGACTTACACCAATGTGTTACCCCTAATGTTCATGTTGTTTCCGGTGGTTCGGGTAAACAGAAAGATACTGTTTATAAACTATCTGATGTACAATCTAAGTGGGGTGTACACCCTACAATGATTCCTCAGCTTAAAGGGTTAGCAGGTGACAGTGGTGATAATATACCGGGTTGTCCAAGCTGTGGTCAAAAGACAGCAGCTAACCTATTAACAGAACATGGTAGTGTAGAAGCTATTTTAGACTTAGCCGTACAAGGTACATTACCTAAGTTTAGAAACTCTACAAAGATTCAAGCTAACTTAGTAGAAAATCAAGACTTGGTTCAACTATGTGTTAAGTTAGCCGTTATTAACCAAGACTTAGAGGTAAACATTCAAAAGGACAATCCAGATCTAGGTACTGTACAACAGTTACTAGAGTACTTCCAGATACGACAGTTTAATGCTGGTGATCTGGTCATATTTTAAACAAGGTAAAACAATGAAAATAACAAAAACAAAACTAAGCTCTCCCGTAGATCCTGTAAAAGTATTACAAGAAAGAAACTTTAAACAAGAAAACATTGATCATGTACAACAATCCCTACAAAATCTAAAAGTAGTGGATTGTTATAGTGAGTTCATGTCCGAACTTATATATGACGACATCCTAAATAAAGATGTAATGGTTATTATTAAGGACATTGTTGTTGAGTATGACAACGGAGCCTCTATTACCATTCGTCAAGACAATGTAGGTAAGTGGTGTGCCTTGAAAGTACCCACTGAGGAAAGTTATACCTTCTGTTAACAGAACTCTTAAAAAATAAAAAACCCTCTAAAGACTTAAAAACATCTTTAGAGGGTTTTGTTTTAACTAGCTTTTTTTAAGTAGTTAACTACTTAAAAGCCTTAATATAGTCATAGGCTTGTTGTAGATTGTCTACAGCCATTAAAGTACCTTGACCTACTACATACAGACCGTCTTCGAGTTTTAACACCCGAAGAGGTCCACTTGTATCTATTTCAACACCGTCGCTGAATCTTACACTCATATGTCACCCCACAATCTGATCTAACTTGAAGGTGATAGGTGTCTTTAAGAACTTGTAAGTAATAGCATCCTTAATGACTGTCTGAATCAGGGAACGCTTCTCTTTCTTAGGCTCTTCCAAACCTTGTACTAATACTGTTCTAGACTGTACATACCCTTGAACAATATGTGTACCCATTAGCTTGTCATTAGTACCATTATACTTTCGTACTTCGACTTCCTGATCGTTAATGTCTACACAACCATCAAAGACATACAAAGGAGCCTTGTCTGTATCCGCTTCTTTCTTCAGACCTACTAACATCCCTACAACTATTTCTTTAGCTAAGTCTAATGTAGCCGGTACCAAGGAAGCTGTTTTCTTTCTAGAGTCGTAACCCTGTAAGCCTTCGATAATGCTTGTAAGGTCTTCTTCGGTAATACCTTGTAAGGCTTCAATGTTAGATTGTTTAACTTGTGTGTAGTCTTGCTGAACAATAGTGTATTCAACTAAGTCGTTGCCGTATACAGTATCGTTAACAGTATTACCAGTCTTTTGATATTTAAATGTAATCATTGTAATCTCCTAGGGACATCCATGAATGCCCATTATGTGTGAAAATGTGTGAACTATAATATGTATTACACCACCTATTACAGGTAATCCTGCTAACCATAGGTAGTATCGTGTAAGAAGTTCTTTCATATATCCTCCAAAGATAATTTACAAAACCCTTCCTACATAAATATATAGGAAGGGTTTGTTTAAAAGAGAGTTAAAATCGACCGGAAGCTATGTCTTTATCTACAGCTTCTTGGGCATCTATGTCTACATTAGACATTAAATTCTTTTCTCCGTACTCCATAGCCTTATCGAAACATAAGTCTAAGAAGTCTTCGTTAGGGCTTCTAAGAAACCCGGTATTGTCTAACAAAGATGTAATGTCTTGTTCAGACACATCTTTCCAACCCATGACCCAAGCCACTGTCATATACCATTGTAAGCCTTGTCTATAAGTATTCTTATTAGGATCATGTTTATAGGTTTGAAAGAAAGCTGATCTTTTATAGACCTTTCTCCATACAGGATTACTTTGACTCTTAAAGGCCATACTAGATAACCATACTAAGTCATTGTAATCCCCATTAAACAATTCTGTTGTGTATTCTTGTAGTGTCATATTATTCTCCTTAAAATATTTCCCCTAGTACTGTGACTGGTATTAAACAAATGGTCTGTCGATTTTGGTCCACAACATTCCATATACTTACATCACCTTTATAAGGTTCCGCGTACCAAGCATCTGCCAAGTAATCTGGTAAAACCTTAGTAGGCTTTACAGATACGGCTGGTCTACACACAATAGTTACATCCTTAGGAGATGTAGATACTACTATAGCCCCTTTGAGAATGTAACCTGCCCACTGCTCCACATCTTCTGGGACTTGACCGAAAGGTAAACCGTACCCAGAAAAGTCACAGAAGGACTCGTGTACCCAATGTGTAACACCCGCAGAATCCTTGAAGCCCATACGCTTACCTGGTCTGTACTCGTCTTCTCCAATCCAGAAGACCACACCCTCGGTACCCACAGGTACCTGGGTCTTGGCCTTACCTTGTTTTTCCCGTACTCGAACTCTACAGTTCTTTACAGGAAAGTAGTCTTTACGAACATATTCCATTTTAATCTCCTTAATCCCACCATGCTCTAAAACCAGTTTCGTCGTTATCTAACTCGTCTACTCTTAAACCGAGGTGTAACACTGTAATGTGTCCCATGTTAACTTTACCACGAGCGTATAAAGTAACAGAACCCTCACGAGCAATTTGAAACTCTAAGTCTTGTAAGTCTTCAGCGTAATGTTTTAATGTTTCAACATTGAATCCATTGTACTCAGGACAAGTGTCTTTCATTACCTCGATTACTTCATGTATAGACATCCATACATTGGCGCGCCATTGTGTAATGCGCTCCATATCGATTGTAGGTACTTGTTTAGGTGTCTGTACACCAAATCCACTGTTCCAATGTGCTTTTGTAATAGTCATAGTTTTTCCCTTGAACTAATAAGTTACTGGTCGTCTTTTTTAATGTGGTTTTCCCTCCACAAATATATATAGGAAGTGACCCTCTAAAAGAGAGTGAAAAAGTCAATAAAAAAGGCCACCACATAAAGTTTTTTACACTTTACAAGGTGACCTTAACCTTACTTACTTATATTCTTATGGGGCTATCCAAGTCTTTAACAACTCGACTTTCATACCGAGAGAAGCCATAGTGTCTAACCAGTTATCATATTGGTCTTGGGTAATACTCTCCAAGTACATTGGAACATCGTTAACTTTTACTTTATATGTGAATACCATTTTAAACTCCTTATTTAGATTTTGGTTGTGTGGGTAATGGAATCAACTGTTCCAACTCTTTAGACATTTGAACCATACTATCATGTAAGGTTCTTAAGTTGCTAATGGGTTGGGCTTCAACCCATTGTTGAATACCTTTTTGAATAGGGTCTTCTTGTTGTACCTCTTGTTCCAACATTGCATCCAACGCTTTGTAAACTTCAATACAGGACAGGCCTTGTTCGAACAAGGCTAAACACTCGTCCATTGTTCCTGTAAGGTTTGCGAACTTTAACAGTTCTAACATTTCATTAGTCATTTGAAAACTCCTCATTTATGAATTGAAAGAAAACTTCACCGATAATTACTACTACTTCAGCGTAGTTATTTACGTTTTTTGTACGAGTCTCTACTTCGGTATAAAACTTGAGGGCTACAGCGTCACCAAAGTATTCCCGAATCTCGCCTACGCGACTTTCATAAAGTCTAGCTGCAACTTGTCGTGTTATCTCTTGATTGATTTTCATTGTGTTCTCCAATAGTAAGTAGGTTGGGCTATTTTTTATCGTGGTTTCCTTCCACATAAATATATAGGAAACTAGATTTAAAAGGAGAGTGTTTTTATTTAAAAAACTTTACAAGTCCATTCCTTTACACACAGGTATCTCTTTCCACTTGTTTCTCCAACCTGGACCGAACTTCCAATGAATACCTTCAAGTACAGCCCTTTGGTGTTCTGTACAATCCCAAGTAATAGTACCATCCATTAACATACCGAATACAGATTCCTCTTCACTGGATTTAAAAGCTGGAATAAGCTGTTGACCCGGTAAGTTAGAGGTATCGTCCTTAAACCACCAACTGTATACAAGTTCTGTTAAGATCCAACCGTATAAGTGTTCGTAGTCCCTTAGGTACTCGTCCCAATCCATATAATCCATACCTGTAGTATGTCTAATACGCTTACCTATACAATGAGATACCATCTCTGTGATAGATAGTTTTCCTTTAGCGTACAATCGTTTAAGAAATAGATTGTTTAGTGTCTCTGAATGTAAGTACGGCATTCTAATCTCCTTTTATAATAGTAAAGCTAAAAGTGGATCTCTAGCTACTGTCTGTTGTATCTCTCTCATACTAGCAATCATTATATCCATAAGGTGTGCTGGGTAAGCTTCCACATTATACCAGTGATAGTTAGCTATACAGGTACACTCTGAGTGTGTACCTAAAGGGTCCTCTTTTACAACTAAACAGTTTAGTTCTGGGGCCTTATCGTACTTAGTATTAGGGATGTCTTGTAGAACATCTTGTTTTAAATGTTCTACAAAGTCCGTAAGAACATCATAGTATTCACCTAAAGCTGTGTTTATACCATGAGGTGTAGGTAAGTATAGTGTCTGACAGTTATCTGTCTTATAATGACAGTCTAACTGAATGTAGTACTTATAATTAAGCTTCATCCGTCTCTCCCAAGGTATTAAGGATATGTATGTAGTAAGTCGTAAACCAGATCTCTAAAACCTAAGTTAATCATTAGGTGTTTACAGATAGGAAGTGTGGTATCTGTGTTAAACCCATTCTCATATAAGTAGTCCAAGAACTGTTGGGCTTGTGTATACACATTGTATGCGTATTCCACACCATACAAGTGACCTTCAAAGTCTAACTGTTGGGCTGTCTCTAATAACTGTTGGGCTGTCTCTAATAACTCTTTGTAGGTTTTAGTAGGGCCTGTGTAGTTTGTATCCATGGTTGTCTCCAATAGTTAGTAAGTAAGGGATTATTTAATGTGGTTACCCTATCCACATAAATATATAGGACTCATCCCTGTAAAGGAGAGTCCTATTCTTAATGATTATTACGCCTTAGGTGGAAAAGACTTGTTCAATCGTTTCCACTCAGCCTTGATACCTACCACATCTGCACAGTTAGGACCATATCCAGTCATAATAGACGCTGGAACAGTTAAGGGAAGGTTACATCTACAGCACAACCCTTCATGGTAGAAGTTTACACCTTGTGGAAGCCCTGTAGTGTTTAACTTAGCGAACAACCACTTGAATGTTCTTGTGTGTACTGAGTCAGTAGCCAAACTCTTTGGTACTGTATAACCATTCTTTCTACAGATAATGTTCAATCGGGCTACTTGTTTATCAGACAAAGGACCGTAGTTCAAACGCTTCATTAAAGACTTAGCAAAGTCTGCTTCCCATTGATTACTAGATTGTGCAATCTTTGGTAAGTAATGTTCAGCGGTCTTAGGAAACTCAAAAGAACCATTAACCAAACGTCCTACAAGTGTATAAGACCCTTTAGAAGTGTTGTCACTTCCTGTCATGGCCATTACATCGTAAGTCTGAGTGGCTTGTTCTACCAACTCTACTCTGTAAGTAATACGAGTAGCAGTGGCTTCGTTTTCTACTGTGAAAGTTGCCTTGTTTCCTAACAAGAATTCCAATTGTTTAGCAGTATTTTCAATTTTATGAGACATAGTATTTTCCTTGACCTTAAAAGGTACTAGAAGTGAGTTTATCGGATCTATTTTTTACCGTGGTGTCCTTCCACATATATATATAGGAAACGAGTATACAAAAGAGAGTAAAAAAGTATAAAAATATGTGTTTTTTCTAGAAAAAACAACAAAAGCCACTAGATCCATGCCTTTTTACTAGATCTAGTGGCTTTTAAACACTCTACAAGGCCTTTTACTCCTTAGAGGCCTGATACTCAGACCATTCGTCCGCTAAAGCGTCCCAGTCTGTGTCTGTTTGAGTCTCTGTTTCCTCTAATTCCTTTACAATGGCTTCATATCCATATTCTTTTAAGATTTCTACAGATACAGAGGCTTTTGTACGAGGACTTTGATGTCCATTATAGATAAAGAACAACTGGCTCATACAAGAACCAATCATATGATAACGATTCCAATACCATTCAGATACTTTCATATCCTCATGATCGTCGTAATGCTGTGCATCCAAATTGGCTTCCTCTTGTAACCATTCCATATCTTCAAAAGTAATTACTGACATAATGTCTCCTAAGTTAAGTGGTTTGGATACCTTTGATATGTAGTTTCCCCTCTACATATATGTATAGGAATCCAAAATAAAAGGGAGAGGAACTTTTTTACAGTCCTCTCCCTTTATTTATTACACCTTGAGTTTCTTTCCAGTTACCGCACACAGTATGTCGATCTGTGAACAGAAGTTTGCAGAGTATTCCATTTCCTTACGGGTAAGTCCAAAGTGAGCTTTCACAAGACCATCGGCCATTTTACCAGCATCTACAGCTTTCATACCGGCAAGCATTGTGAATGTGATCTCTTTACGGGATTTAGCATCTGTTTTATCTGTCCATACATGAACCACTACTTTGGTTGTGAAAGGGATTTCGACATGATGACCAAAACGCATTGCTTTGACCTTCTTTTGGAATGCTGTAAATACTTGATTGTCTGTCATTGTTATATCCGTTCTATGTGTTGTTTATGTTTACTTAGTGTTCCTAAGTAATATGTATAGGAAGCTAAAATAAAAGAGAGAGGAACTTTTTACACTCTTCTCTCTTTTATTTATCATTTGTACAGTTCGACCTATATAAAGGGTTCCTTCTACATATATGTATAGGAATCTACTTTACTTAGGAGAGTAGATTCCTTTAATCTATTTGCATATTGGCAAAGTCTAATAAGTCCCTACGACTTAACTCTCGTAAATCACACAAATAATCATACACAAGACCTTCTTCCTCTTGTAACTCGTCTAACAACCAATCACTACCTTCTAATAAAGGTCCATAAACGTTGATATAAGGCCTTGTACAGTCTTCTAACATTGGAAACAACATAGACTGTACCTCTAGCTTCTTAAACACTACTAAGGTACAAAGTAAGTACCACAACTGATGTGTACATACAGGTATACCATACCAATCCTGTTTAAAAGCCTTTTCTACTACTTGGAATACTTGTACACTCTTAAATAACTTCTGGATTACAGATCTCTGTTCTACTTTACCTTTGTAGTTACATAACCACTCGGGCTTCATTACATACAAACATACATGATACCAATCTTGTAAACAAAACTTCTTTTCCAATCTGTCTATACAAGCTAACACATCGGACTTACTTAAATAATCTGGATACATTAATGTCATATGATAGGAGGTAGGGTCTTTACAGTTTAAGTAGTCTTTTAATAATCGTTCGTCCATGACTTACTAGTTCCTTAATAGAGAGGGGTGAGGGATAATACATACAAAGGCCTATACAAGACTTTCTTTCCCTATATACTAAATCCATAATTAGATTCGGACACTTTTTTAAACTAATTCTAAAATAAAATTACCTGTCCTGTATAAGCTCCCTGTATTAACACAACCTTTAACTTAGGTACACACAACAATAACAACTCATACAAACCTACATCCATATTAAACACAAACTCTACACCCTTATACCTACCACTCAAAGATACTTTACTATCAAACAAATAACCTTCTACTAAGTAAGACAAAACTCCAGCTTCCAATAAACCCACTAACAACAGAATATGACTACTACATACATCTGTGAATAACACTTCCTCGGAATTACTTTCTAACATACCTAAGAACACTTCCAGACTATACACTTCCTTTACTTTATCTTCCATTACAACTCCTTTAAGTTAACATTAAGACACTCTTACAAGTACTTACTAAAGACGAAGCTGAACTTTAACTCGTACATTTTTAAACCTAAAGACCAGAAAAGGGTTCACACAATCTACACAAAGTAATAAAACTAAATGTTTGTTTAGTTTTATTAGGTATTAGTACTAGGGTGAATACTATACCCATACACTCTAAATATACATAACCACAGGTACAGATGTTTAGTGTGGTTTTACAAACCCAAGTAAACAAACCCAATTACAAATAGAAAAACAATCTATTTTCGATGTTGGTCTATCAGAAATACCTAACTCAGGCTCTAAAGGCCTTTGTTGTATTCTTGTTTATGTCTTGTTTATGTCTTGTTTATGTCTTGTTCTTGTCTTGTTGTATTCCTAGTTATGTTTTGTTTATTATCCTATGTATACACTCTAGAGTTCTATACTTTTACTATGTTTATACTTATGTTGTCTTATGTTAGTATAGTGTTGTAAAGGGGTTTAATTTTTGTTTTACACAGTGTGTATCTATGTCTTTAGGGTAAGACACTTGTGTCGTTGTAAAGCGTAATAAAACCACATACACAACTTCTAAATGAAGTGAATATGTGGTTTTCTAAATATATGTAAAAGGTGTAGAAACTATCGTTATATTGTCTATCTATAAACGATACCCGTAGTAGTTTGCCACAGGTTAGGATCTTCAGCCAGTTTATTCAGTAAGGCTTCTAGTTTAGTATTTAGTTTTACATATTGTTTATGTGTTTCCGTAACAAAGTCTTCTGCTGTCATACCTTTTAACTGTGGTATGTTAGTATTTAGTTTGTCTGTGTATTTATAAGCCTTATCTTTTAAGTGTTTCCATTCTCTTTGTCCAGATACAGTATCTGGATGAGGTATATGTTCGGGTTCAGGTGTTAACAAAGAGGGTGGGTTTGTAATCAAAGTAAGAGGAAAGGACTTGTCTTTGTACAAAGTAGAGATACTGTCATAGTCTTCTGGGTCTAGTTCTACATAGTCAAAGACTTTAAGTAGTAAGTCTTCTAGGTCTTCAAAGTTAATAAACTGTTGTTGAGTTTGAGAATAAAGAAATTGTGGATATAGAGCGTCTTGTATATCTTGTAAAGGTATAATGTTTAGTACTTCATTTAACATAACGGCTTGGTTAATGTTATCTAAGTCTTTAGTAAATATCAGTTCCCAAAGTTTAGAGGCTTCTTCATACGACATAGTTTTCACCACTCCTTTTTATTAAAAATAACGGTTGTTTAGATGGTATGTAGTAGCGATGGAAGCTGTTTTGGAGCCTGTTCTCATTATACTTAACATTTGGTCATAGTATTTATCGTCTAGGGGTTCTCCGTAACGAAATCCTATCGTTAGTACATGTGTATCTTTTGTGTATACAGGAACCATTTTGTTATCTTGTACTTCATAGTCTTGGTATTCAATAGTTACATAAAGTCTACAGACACAACCTGCTCTATTATTAAAGTTAATAGTGGTACCAGTTGGTTCAGATTTTACCCAGTTTCTATTGGGGAAGACGTTACCGTTAGTAACTTTAACTTGAGATTTTTTAAACAAGTCTGGGTGTGGTTCCACACCAGGGTAAAACTTTTTAAACTCTTTTTGAGTCCAAGGTTTCTGTATAGCCTCTATTTCGAGTTTTAACGTTTTCATGTACTCGTCACAGGCTTTTTTAATACATTCAGTAAAAGTATTAGGTCCTGTAATTTCCCAGTGTGGATGTTTTCTAGATCTAGAACCGTCATTAACATCTAGTACAACGTAAGGTTTAACCATGGTATTAACTCCTAGTATCCTGTTTAGATTTTGTATGTTCTTTTCACTTGTTGGTACAAGTCAGGCAATTTAGATTTAAACTGAGGTCTATCCAAGAAAAGGAAGGCTAGTTCTATAGTATCTTGTTTAGACAAAGATGTTTTACTTTGTAAGTAATGTGGGTCTATAGAGTTAACAAACTCTATAAAAGTTAATCCATCAAAGGGTCCATCCCCAAAAGGATTCATAAACATAGGTAGTGCTTCTTTATATAATTTTGGATATTTAGATTCTATGTCTTTCCAGGTAAGAGTTTTACTCATAACATTACGAATAGCTGTTTTATACAAGTGTTTCATAAGTCTTCCTATGTTTTAAAAGAAAGTGGAGCATATCAGATTCGAACTGATGACTTTCACCTTGCAAGGGTGACACTCTCCCAACTGAGTTAATGCCCCACAATTTATTACTTATATTACTTTATATAAGTAAAGTATTGTGTATTAAAACAACAAGGATTGCCAAGGACTTGGAGTTTTGTTTTTCTGTATAACTTTAGCCAGAATGTTAGTGTTTCCTAGCCGTATAGATTTCTGTAGTCTATGGTGTCCATCTAGTATTCTACAGTAGAGTCCATCATGTTGTAATACTATAATAGGAAAGGATGTGTTAGCTGTTTCTACTCTGTCTATGGAACATTTAACAGTTCTAAGGTGAGTAAGGTCTTGGTGTTTAATTAGTGTAGGTTTTATGTTTTGTGAAAAGGATAGGACCTGTTCTAGAGTTAATTTAGTATTACTTTCTGTACAGGTCCAATATGTTTGTTTTAACTTAGTATTCACTGTCAAACTGTAAACCTTCTACTTCAATGTTTACTTGAAGTGTTAAACTAAAAGTTACATGGTCTCCTACTACTTTGTACTTAGGATTTTTAACATTCCAAGAACTCACATTCCAGTCTTCGAAAGTGTAATCTGAGGCTTCACCTCTCCAATCGTCTTCTAGTTCTATAGTTAGATCTTCTAAGGCCTCGTAAAACATGCCTCCACCATAACTACCATTGTCCTCTAAAGACTCTACAAAGGCTTCCCATACTTCGTCACCCGTTACTAGTTCTCCGAGTTCTTTTTCTACACAATCCAAGTCCATAGCCCCACTAAGATTAATTTCGTAGGTGGAAGGTGCTTTAAAAGTATGTTCGTCCCAATCATCTGGTGTGTAGTAATCTCTACTACGAACTGTTGTGTAAATACTAAATTCTTCTGTCTTACTAACTTTAAAGTTAGTTTTAACTTTAACACAACCTTGTACAATCAGGTCACCCCAAAAGTCCTGGTCAAAATTAAAAGAGGCTGTTTTCATTACTTTTTGGATAGCCATTCTTTGTAAATGTTTCAACATAATTTCTCCACTGTTATAGGGTATGTTCTTACACATACTGTTGTTATAAGGCAACTATTGATTGTATACAATAATCTATTGATACAATCCAATAAGTATATATGTAAACACAATCCTTGTACTTAGTCCCACTTAACAGATAGTGAGTATGTTATGTTGTTGTATGTATTGATTGGGTTAGCCTTAGGACAGGAAAACATTAAAGTAAAGTATCAAAGGGAAACCGAGATAAACTTTGATGCTATAGACATTGTAGGAGAGATGGTAAAGCCACAAGGTTCCCTTATAGCCGAGCGTAGTAGTGCCACGTTTAATCCACTAATAGAATTAAGAACAGACTGGAATGTTGAAATGTCCCAGTCTGTTAATCATATTAAGTGATTAGTTCTATCTAATCAAAAAGGATAGATCTAATGTTCTCCGGAACATCCTCTATTGTTAGGCTGTTATTGTTTAAGTTCAAGACTTTCAAGTTAGTTAAGTTTCCTATTTCTTTAGGTAAACTTGTTAGGTTGTTATTCTCTAAGCTCAAGTATTCCAAGTTCTTTAAATTACCTATCCAACTTGGTAAATTGGATAGTTTGTTATTCCTTAAGTTCAACTCTTTCAAGTTAGTTAAGTTTCCTATTGCACTAGGTAAACTTTTTAGGTCGTTATTCATTAAGTTCAAGTATAACAAGTTCTTTAGGTTTTCAAGTTCTTTAGGTAAACTTGTTAATTCGTTATCATATAAGAACAAACTTTTCAAGTTCTTTAAGTTTTCTATTGAACTTGGTAAACTTGTTAGTCCTCTACCAAGTAGACTCAATTTAGTTAAGTTTTTCCACATAGGGTGATTAGGTAAAGTTTCTAAAAGCATCCAACCTAATCCGTCTTGGAGCCATGCCCCAAATACAGTCTTCCCGCTTTTACTATTAATAACTTGTGGAAAGAGTAAATCACCAATTTCTTGATCTGTAAGGATTTCTAAGTCCTCGTTTAAAAATAAAGCATGGTTAATGTCTTGTATATCTCCACTGTTAATTAACTCTAAAAGACTTTCTTTAAAATCTTCACTGGCTAACTTTTTAAGAGTACGAACTTCTGTAAGTAAGGATTTATAAGTAGTCATGAATAGTTTCCTTTATTTATGTACAAGATAACTTTTATTGGTTTAGTAGGGTTAAACTTTAGATTTTTGTAACCTTTCTAAGGTTTTCTGGTACATCATCAATTGTTAGTTTGTTATTGTCTAAGGTTAACGCTCTCAACTTAGTTAGGTTACCACTAGAACTGGGTAGACTTGTTAGATTGTTATCACTTAACCGAAAGAACTTTAACTTATTTAGGTTACCAATAGAACTAGGGATACTTGTTAGATTGTTTTCTTCTACGTACAACGTTTCCAAGTTCTTTAAGTTTCCTATTTCTTTAGGTAGACTTGTTAGATTGTTATTATTTAAGAACAAGGTTTTTAAGTTTGTTAGGTTTCCTATTTCACTAGGTAAACTTGTAATGTTGCCACCGTAGCACCCTAAAGCTGTAAGGCTACTCCACATAGGATGATTAGGTATGGCTTTTAAAAGTACCCAACCTAAACTGTCTAAGGTTTTCCAATGTTCTTCCACGTTTCGGTTTCTATTAATAACTGTAGGTATAGACCAGTCACCTATTTCTTGGTCACTAAGAATACCTAGGGTATCATTTAAAGATAGGGCTTGGTTAACCTGACTAGGATCATCACTATTAAGTAAACTTAAAAGTTTCTTTTTAAAGTCACCGCTTGCTACTTTTTTAAGGGTTCTTACTTCTTGTAATAATGTTTTATAAGTAGTCATAATTAGGTTTCCTTAGATTATGTTATTAAGGTTTATATTGTACTACACAAGATTAAACCTTTATTGTAAGTCTTTTGGATCAACACCACTAGCCAATACTATCTGACAGATATGTTCTAAGCGCTCTATATGCTCAAAAGCATCCCAAGGGTTCCCTCCAATAGCACAAACACCATGTCCTGCTTGCCCTACAATGTCATACTTAACTTTACCATCACTGTCTATATAAAAGTTCCCTGCAGTTGCCCATGCTAACTCTGTAGAGATTACAGGCAATACTGGTACAGTAGGTCCTACTCTTGTATATCTAGACAACTCTGGAAAGTGTTTAGACATTGACTGTAAATCGAAACCTTTTAACATAGCACTTATAGTATAAGTAGGATGTAGATGTACCACGGCTCTTGTTCGAAACTTATTGGGTTGTTGTAAGTTCCAATGCATTTCTAGTTCACCACTAGGGTTCATACCTTCTTTAAGTTCTAACTCGTTATCCACAATAGGTATGCGTAAGATATGTTCAGGATGTAAGATAGTTTTACGCCAACCACTAGGTGTGATGTAGAATGTTTCTCTGTTAGATTGTACCAACGATATGTTTCCATCTCTAGTAGTAATCCATCCTCGTTTGTATGCTTCACGCATTACATCGCCCATTGCAGTTAACATAAGAAAACCCCTTGACTGTGTTTAACAGTAAGGGGTTCTTTATAGAGTAAGTATTAGATTAATACCAGTCAGAATCGTCAAAGGATTCTTCCTCGGAGTCTTCCCAAGAAGATAGACCCCCACGAGTAGCAATTTTCCACCTTGTAAATATTTGTACAGTCATCCAAACAGTACCGCTATTTATATCTAATGGTGTGAAGTCCAGAAACTCCCTAATAACATCGTTAATCTTTTTGTCTTCCAACGCATACGCAATGTCTATCATCTGATTGATATTTCTTAAGTCAAAGGTAAACAACGACTGTCTTACTTTATCTACTTGTGCCTTACTTGCCTTGTTGTGGGTATCTTGTAACTGTCTAAGGACTTGTGAACCCTTAACAGAGTTATATATACTTTTCATGTTGTTCTTTTGTTTTTCCATATAACCCCAAGCCTTGGAGTCACTAACACGCATATCGTATTCTTCATTTTCTATTGAGTACACAACAATCGATCTAGTCTCAGCCTTAGGATAAATCTCTACGTCAGAAGTATCGTAGAGTTCCTCTAAAGCTTCCATAGCCTTTTCCCACTCCGGTGTGTACATAATGTACTCTTCCCAGAATTCTAAATCTTGTTTAGCGTAAAAGTTCAAGTCCTTTTCACTAACATAAGGAGATCCGTCCTGTTCCCTGCGATGTATCCTTGCACCTTCAGCCCCTGTAAGTAGATCGAATTCTACCAAGCTTACATAAGTTTGGTTTAATGGATCACTTGCTTGTTTTCTTCTCATTTTTAACTCCTTAAGTGTTTTATAGTATGTGGTGTAAGTATTACATACTTACAATTCGCTTAAGCCAATTTGGAAGTTCGTCTTTCTTAATATAATTGTTATATAGTTCTACTACTTTTAAACTACGACGCAATTTCCCTAATTCTTCCGGTAAACTTGTTAGTTTGTTTCCGTTTAACCACAACTTTTCCAAGTTAGTTAGGTTTCCTATTTCCTTAGGTAGACTTGTTAGTTTATTAAAGTCTAACCCTAAAGCGTCCAAGTTAGTAAGGTTGCCAATCTCTTTGGGTAGAGTAGATAGGTTGTTACTATATAAACCCAAGTATGTCAAGTTCTTTAAGTTTCCTATCCAACTAGGTAGGCTAGTAAGGTTACAACTTGAAAGAGTTAGATCTTTCAAGTTAGTTAAGTTTCCTATCTCTTTAGGTACGTTGGCCTTACGTAAAGACAACTCTGTCAAGTTAGTTAAGTTCTCTATTTCCTTAGGAACACTGCCAGTTCCTTCCCCAATACTTACTAGTGTATCCAACTGTTTCCACTCTGGGTGATTAGGATACTTTTTCAAAAGTTCCCAACCAAAACTATCCATATTTTCCCAGTAGACGAGTCGGTAAAAACCATTATCATGTGTTTTTGGAATTAAGATGTCTGCTACTTCTTGGTCGCTAAGTATGTTTAACGCGTCGTTCAAAGATAAGGCTTGGTTAACCTGACTTAGATCCTCACTGTTAAGTAACTCTAAAAGGTTTTCTTTAAAGTCATCATTAGCTACTTTTTTAAGGGTTCTTACTTCTGTAAGTAAAGTTTTGTATGTACTCATGATTAAGGTTTCCTCTAGAATTTAATAAACAACAATCTATTAAAAGATTATTGTGTTTACCTTAGAAAAGACAACACCTTGTCTTTTATACCAGTTTGCTTAATACCTTCCAAAGGGTATCTTGTATGTACAAAGTTCGATAACCCTTTCATGTTAAGATCGTCTATGGCTACCCAATGTGTGACATAAGGGTGTTGGACTAACCACTCTCTAATTTCAAACTCTCTCACCTTAGCGTCTATTGACACTTGATCTTTATAGGATTGAGTTTCATTCCACACATCTTCTCTGTACGAACTTATCTTAGGTGTGTAGTCATAAGGATACTGTAAGACACCCCTATCCCTATATGTTTGTTTCATGTGGTCTAGGTCACAATGTAAGCGCCAATCACTAGACACAACTATCTCACACTGTACTTCTTGTAGGATACTGTTTAAAACTTTTACGGCTTTAGGGTCAAACTGGTCAAACATATCACCAGTCTTAAATCTTGTACCCCATTGATGTTGTAAACAGACAACACCGTCATGGTCTAAGAAAATTACTTTCATCTACTCTCCACTTTTTAACTTATTGTTTTCTACAATAAAAGTAGTCACCGCATAGTTTTGTTTAAGTGTTTCCCATTGCTCTTTATCCTGTACCCACACTAAGGACTTTTCTGGGAATTGCTTTTGAAAGTAATGTTTTCTTCTTTGAAGCCCATGAGATTGAGGGGACCAAGAAACAGTAGGCTCTAAGTAAATAGTTCTACTAGTCACAATACATCTGTATATATTCATTGGTTCTACTGACATAGCTCTACCCTAAAAGAATGTTATTAACAGGTACTTTAAAATAACTTCTTAACCCTGTACCGTAAGTACCTTTGAATGGTGTACAAGAGAACCTGTATGTCGTCATAACATGAGCGCCCCATATATATGTACAACATAAACCAAAGATACTATCTAATCCCTCTGGTCCTGTATTGTCTGTTTTATAGACATTAGTAGGACAGTTCATTGGCTCTTTTGTAGTAGCTACCCACATACCTTTTATGTTTATTACATAGTAAGTCATTACACCCTTTACTATACAATCTTATAGTAACTTTATTGTTTATTGTGTTCGTTGTATAACAAAGTCCAATGTTTATACAAGTTATAACTTTGTAAGGCTAGACAACACACAAGTCCACACCAGTATATATAAAAGTAATACTCTACAGGTGTTTTAAAGTGTTCTAGTACAATAACAGAAGAGAATGTAATAATACCACTGACCGAAGATACTCTATGTAAAGTGTAAGAATAATCTTTAAAAGTCTCTTCACCATACTTTGTAACACAGAAAGCATTAAAGTTTACTAAGAAGACACTGTGAAATACAAGGGTGAAAAATAACAATATGGCGTCTGCTAGTAAGTACCACTCAATACTTAAAAAGTACAATGTAGTAATACCAAAGTATCCTAAGTCTATGAATACCCACATCACTGTTCCCACCAATAAAGATAGATTTCTAAAGTAAGGTGTTACAAAACCCGACAGCCTAGTACTAAGCATATATATAGAAATCATGGTTGTAGTCCAATACACACCATGCCACTTCATTACCAAAGGTGCCAGTATTGTATATGTTAAACTTCCAACAAAACTAAGCCATAACTGTAACCTAAGATAACTACACATACAAAACCCACACAAAAGACAAGGGTAATTTTATTAAAAACTACACAAAAGACAAGGGTCTTTTCTTATATACGATTTATTGTGTAATGAGAGGTAAGTCCCAATCATACAAGGCCATATTAATAGCCTCGTCTTCTAAACGACCTTCCCAGATATAGTTATTGTAGGACTCTAAAAAGTCGTCTTGTAGGTTCCACATCTCCGCTATCTTTAAGGCCTTGCCTATTAAGGTATGATCTGTCATGTATTGTAAAGCCCATATACCAGGTTCCAGTTGGTTATTAGCAACACACTTTAAAACTTCTTTTACATCGTCACAGACTATAAGGCCTTTTAAAACACTGTTTAAACAGTAGTCACCTTCTTTAGGTACATCTACACACTCTTGATTAGTAAAAGCCCTTTGTACATACCATAATGCCTTCTTATAGTCCTCTATTAGTTTGGACTGGTCTTTCTTACCGGCCCTTACTAAGTACTTAAGAGCGGTTCCTAAACAGAACCCACAATTCCAAGCCTCTATAATTTTAATGGCTTCATACTTATTGTCTTCTCCACCATAATGTTGAGGATGGTTTACAGAGTTACTCATTGTTGTTGTCCTTTTCTACTTTAAATAAATGTAATGTAGAATGTAAGTTCTCTTCCATTCGTTTACAAGCAATGTTGTAATACTCTTCATTCTGTTCAATACCGATAAACCTTCTATTAGTATTTTGACAAGCCACACCTGTACTACCACTACCCATTGTATTGTCTAGTACAATGTCCCCTTCTAGAGTATAAGTATTTACTAAATACTCTAATAGATCTATAGGCTTTTGTGTTGGATGTAGTCTATTACCTTTATGGTTGGAGACAGCATCGTATCTCTTTACTGTTGTAGGATACCTTAAAGGTGTAAAAGTAGACTTGTTTGGTTTGTCTGTTTTCATTCCTTGTGTACTAGACCCGTAGAAAGCCCTAGTAAACTCTTTCTCTTTCAAGTGTGCGTTTTCTGGTTTTAAATCCCTTTCTTCTTTTATAGGATAGTATCGAGTCTTGGTTTTACAAAACACAGAAATGATTTCATGGTTCACCATGGGCTTGTACTTAGCTGTTGCTACACCACTTGGTCTATTTTTGTACCAGATCCAGTCGTACTTCCACATCTTTAAGTTACTCATTCTTAAGTGAGAACTGAAAGGTTCTTGACCAAACAATACAATAGCACTATCCTCTTTTGTTATTCTATTGTACTGCTCCCACAATAAGTCAAAAGGTATAACAGTATCCCACTTACAAGCCGTAGTACCATAGGGTAAATCACATAAGATTAAATCTACACTATTGTCCTCTATATTAGACATTAACTCTAAACAGTTACCATTCCATAATGTTAATTTACTCATTGTACAGCCCTAAATAAGTTTGTTGTACTGTAAGTATTAGTACCCATTCTTCTTTGAGCGATGTTGTAATACTCTTCGTTTTGTTCTATACCTATGAAGTTACGATTAGTATCTTGGCAGGCTAATCCGGTGGAACCACTACCCATAGTATTATCTAATACCCACTCGTTCTCTTGTGTGTATGTTTTAATGAGATACTCTAATAAAGACACAGGTTTTTGTGTGGGATGTACTCTGTCTTCTTTTTTAATACGGATAGGATAACTTAAAAGTGTCTGTGGATACTTATGTGTATAAACTTGTTCATAACCCGTACTCTCTCCACCCATAATGTCTGTTCTTTTACCCTCTTTACCTTTTACAGGCTTATCTCTCTCTTCCATTATAGGAAAGTAGTTAATAAGGCCTTTACCAAACACACATATATCTTCTGTACGCTGTAAAGGTCTGATTTTAGCTACTAAGTGACCTCTACCAATACACTTATCCCATGTCCAACAATACTTGAACATATCTACATTACTCATTATCAGAGCACTTGTAAAAGGTTGTGTGGCGAACAATACAATAGCACCTTTATCTTTGATAACTCTGTTATATTGAAGCCACATTTCCTCAAAAGGTAAGATGTTATCCCACTTACAGTTTGTTGTTCCATAAGGTAAGTCGCACAGAATCATATCGACAGACTTATCCTCTATATCGGACATAAGTTCTAAACAGTTACCATTCCATAACTTGTATTCCACTCTTCACTCCTAGGTTTTGTATATAGTACTACACAAAACCTACCACTTAACTTATAAATCCCTTGTAGTTAAGAATAGATCCTCTGCGTTGTTAGGAAACAGTAGGTTATTGTTTTCGTAGATAACATGGTTCACATACATAATGTTTTGTGCTTCAAATCCAAAGTTAGACCAGTTCTGTACCTTGTATTCCACAACACTACCATATTGTACAGTATAAGTTAAACCTTTATCCACACAATAGTCCACCAAGGCTCTGGTTTTGTAGTAGTCCCATGTCTTCTTATGTTCACTGTTCCAAAGATTGAAACCTTTAAAATGTTCTACATATTGAATCGTAGTAAGACCATTCAACTTACCTTCAATCTCGTAAGACTCGCCTATATTAATCTTAATGTTCTGTATCCAAGTCTTAAAATATGGGAACCAGTCTACAAAAGGTACATAGTCTTGGAATACTGGTTTGTGTTGTACATTAGAACTACCACCATGTTCGTAATCGTCATAATCTTCATCCCGATCTATCCCCCTTGATGAGTAGTATCTGTCATTGTTATCGTTTAATTGCATAGAGCGATTGTCATCACTTGAGTATCCTTTTCCACCCATTGTTAACTCCTATTGTTGTTGATTGTTACTTGTATTACACCACCTATTATAAAGAATAGTACATAAGCAAACACATCTTGTAAGTCGAACACACCACTTACTAGCCCAAACAGTTGACCTAACTCACTACCAACACCTAATAGTAAGCCCAGTAGTATCCAAACCAAACCTTTCTTATAGTCCTCTTTCCATATACTAAGATAAGTAGCCGTCATACTATGTACCCACACACCATCAGGTAAAGAGTACAAGGTAAATCTAGAAGGTGTGTAGTTAAGACCAGACCCATAAGCCCTTAACCACTCTATATATGTTGTAAGATGTAAGTAGTCTACCCACTCAAACATTAACAAACAAGACGATCTGTATGTAAGATATACAATACCACCAAGTAGTAATGGTATAAACACATTTAAACTCGTATAAAACAATTTCATAACAAACCCTTAAAGTTAAAAGGAGATAGTGAACTATCTCCTTATTACAATAGAAAGACTACCTTACTTGTGACGAGCGTCACAGTTTTCGGCACATACTTGCAGGTCTATCTTATTAGCACCCCCCATACCTTCATACTTTTTATTTTTACGATCTACACAACGATCGTAACAAGCACGATACTCAGGGTTACCTTTACTACCAAAGGCTAGTACAAGGAAAGTAGCCAGAGCCACCAAACTTAAAACTTTACGCATATATTCTCCTTTAAGGATTAGAGTTATGTTCTAACGAACACTTACATATACTTACTTAAAGGTTAATTTTATATGTTTAATGTTAATTTTAAACTTCGTTGCCCCAACAGTCCCAACCTTCACACTTTTCTCGTGCAAACATTTCTATCTTCTTTTGTGTAGGAAACATCTGTTCTATACGCTTACGAATCTCATGTGGTTTAGCACTATGTCTTGTTCTTTCTTGGGATAAAAACTGCCTAATGTTTCTAGCCCCTCTAGGCTTTGGTATCTTACCCATCTTACCTAAAAGTACTATCTCACATTGTGACATAGTATAGAAACCTGGATTAACTTTTACTTTGTCCCATACAAAAGCGATAGTAGCCCACTCAAAGCCCCACGCTTTTAATAAATCTATGGCTTGGTCTAAGTGTGGTGAACTAGTCCACATAAACATTAAACAGTTATCTGCGTCCGCTAAGTCTTCTATCATTGGCTTTAACTCTTTTAACTGTTTTAGAGTCATTGTAGGATAGTGTGTGATAGCACCACCTGTTTTAACACCACCTTTACCATTGTGTTGTGTTTGACCTTTGTAGTCCCAAGGTGGGTCTGTATATATAATTTGATACTTAGACATTAAAAAACTCCTGTGACCTTTTATAGTACACAGGAGTTTTTACACTATGTATAAAGTAGTTGTTAGGTTAGATTTTCAATACTAGCAACGGCTCTATTTAAAATAGCTTCCACTTCTTTAGGTACATTGTACATATCATTATAGAAACCCCAAGTTTCATACAAGTCCATCCAGTCTTGGTCTTGAGATAACTCTTCATACTCATCATCCGATAATCTTTCCATAGTGGCACCAGGTACTAACTCATTAGTTAACTGTTCTAAATCCCTATAGATCTCTGTATCATAACTTAATTCTCTTTTAAGTTTTTTATTAGCCTCGTGTCTAACATCTAAAAGATACTCTACAATTTCGTTTAAAGCGTACTTTAAACCATTATGGTTTCTGCTCATAGTTTTCTCCTAATTTGTGTTTATATACTTGTGTTTGTATAAAAGTTATAGACTAACTATTATCCCACCATGTATTTACAATTTCTAAATCTAGATTTTCTATTATCCATAAAGGTAGACTGCCCATACACATAAAGTCAAACCACTCACCCTTAGTACTTTGTCTGTTAATGTTTTGTCTGTAAGGTTGTAGAAGTTGATGTAAACCCCTTTCACAAGACCCTTTGTTTTTAAACACACCTATAAGTTTTAACTTATAAGGGCTTCCTGTTTGTAGTTGTTTTAATCTTTTCTCAGGTGTTTTAGACACACCTACTTTTATGGCTCCGGTAACATCGGATTGTATTAAGTATAAGTCTTTCATTGTTCCATATTTTTTAGTTGTTTAACTTGCTTCATTATACTTTGTACTAACCTCTTCTGGTCCTCTGTACTAGGATAATCTTTTAATAAAGCTCTTAAACAAGTATGGATATGTTCTATGTCTAAGTTTTTGTCTTTCATTACTTACTCACTTTTACAGACATCCTACCGTTTTTAAATGTAACACTAAACATTTTCTTTATTTCAACTTCATATACAGTAGTATTGTCTAAATGATTATAGGCTTCCCATACAGTATCTGATCCATACTCTTTTTGTAAGGCTAAAGCACATTGTCCTTGTTGGTAATCACCTTCTAACCAAAAACTCCAGTCTAATTTACCTGTAATTATTAATGTGTCTGTATCTACAACACCTTTAACATTAAGTAGTTCCATATTTTCCATATCTAAACATTTATTAGGTGTCTTGTCTGCCACTTCAGTGTAAATAGCGTCCATTACTAAGTCTAATAGGTTTTCTCCAGGTTTGAACTGAAACCCAAGGTTTAAAGAATCTGTGATAGACAAAACTTGGTGAATAATACTTTCGTCCACTGTATCCAATAGACGAATAATTTTCTGTTGATCCATATTAGCAACTCTCATGGTAGTGGGTAATCCTTTGTATAGTACTCTAGCCAAGTGTGCTCCAAATAAACAATCACTTGGAAAATGAACACCCGCCTGTAATCTTGTTTTAGAAATACGACGACCTAAGTCTTTAAGTCCTCTTGTAAATTGTGGAAACCTATCCGATAAGTACTCGGCTATATAAGTGGCTTGTAGTGTATGTCCACTAGGATAACTAGGTGTTCGGGCTGTTTCAAAGTCCATCGAAAAGTGTTTTATACCTTCTTTTTGTGCGTACTGGTAAGGCCTTGGTCTATTATAGTAATACTTTAACTTTAAGATGATAGGAATAACAGACTCTCCTACGGTTTCAATGTCTAAATATAAACCGTCTTCCAATACACCTAACTCGTTTAAGTATTCTACGAATATACCATAAGTATCCTCGTCAGCCCATTTAACAAAGTTCCAATCTTCTGTAGTATCTTGTATGTATCTTATATGTTCCAGTTCACTAATAGAAGTTTCGTAACTTGGATAAGGGTTAAAAGGTAAGTCAATACTTTCGTGTAAAGGTCTTTTAACTATCTCTTGTACTTCTAGTGGAGCGTTCCTAAGAAGTCCAAAAATAAAGCTGTTACCTAACTTAACAGTTTCCCAACTATTATTTTCAGTAATAATACTATTTTCCTCTGGAGGAAAATTGGTTGGCCTAGACACACAATTCTGCAGAGGTGGAATTTGTTGTTGATAACCACTTAGATAATAAATTGTTTTAACTCTTACTTGACTAATGTTGTTAGGTTGTCTTTTGTCCTTCCTAACACTTTCGTCGAACGCTAACTCTAAAGCCAATCTAACTTTTAATACTTTATCCTCTAAGTTCTTTGATGTATTGTTAGAGTGTGCTAGTTTATTAAAAGCCTTTCGAGCCTGTCTGTTATTTTTTAACTTGTCTTCCCATCTACCTAAAACTTGACCTAACTCCTTTACAGACAAACCCCGAAGATCCATTCGGTATTGGGCATGTGTTGTTAAATAGACTTCCTTAAAGAAGTCTAGATTCGAGTAGGTTTCTGTGAAGGGAGAGTACATCTTATGTTCTTCTGACTTGTCTAAGTCCTCTCCCTTTTCAATTTTGTTGTACATATTTAGAAGTTTAATTGCCAGTTGGGGGTCCTTAGTTTCCTTAAGTACCGGTATTTGTCGATGCATACGATCATAAATGGAACACATATCTGTTCCAAGGGGTGGTTTAAGGTCTGACAGTTTCCTTCTACGCATGGTAAAATCCTTTGTATAGTATTACTACATTATACAAAGGATTGACTATTTATTGTTTTCGGTTTTGTAAGACTAAACTTTGTAAGTGTTTAGATAAACCTAACATTGTGGCTTGTATAAAAGCCTGTTCTACATATCCCTTATTCATAAGTTTTACTAACTTATCCAGTTCCTTTTCTTGCTTAGGTGTTAACTTATCTGTAAGTTCTAACATCTTCGCTTTACGATAAGTAGAAGCCGTTTTATTGTAGGCCTTCACCACACTTAGAACACTGGCTTTCTTAGACTGTTCTTGTTCTTCTTTCTTATCGGCTTCTTCCATCTGTTTCAAGATACCATCGACCCACTTCTTACCAGGATCACCGCCCCATAACAACCAAGCCACATGACCCGCGTCTTCCCATGGAGTATCTTTATTTTTAGGGGCTATAGACTTATTCTTTTCATGTCTAGCAAAGAAACCTCTCATCATCTTAATAGTGTCTACTGTAAGGTTGTTTCTGTTCTTTAGATTCACAGCCCTTTGTACACCACTACCAATACCTTTCTCTCCAGCCTCTTGGGCACTTAAACCACCTTTACCAGATTGTCGTCGGTACTCTAAACCTTTCTTTGCAGCGTCTGCTACTGTCTTAGGGGGCTTAAAATCAATGTGTTCGTATTTCTTTGGTACTGCCATAATAAAAAATCCTAGTATGTTAAAATGTGTTTATATACATACTAGGATTAAATAACTATTAACTATTATTAGAGTTTACTTAACGCTTTTAACGCGTCTGGAAGATACACTTCGGCTTCAAACCAACCCTGAATCTCCCCTCGTCCTATGTCGAAGTCACTATCCTTTGTGTCATTCAGTAAAACACTGTCTCCAAAAATACGACTGAGAACAGACTCTACTTGATTATGTAGCGCGTCTTCCGCGTATTCTTCTGGGTCACCACTCATGATCGAGGAATACTCTGCTTCCGCTTCAAAGGCAATTGTGATTGTATCTCCATCTGGACTTGTAGAAACTATGTCTAAACTTCCACCAAAAATAACATCACTCCTACCATTAAGTTTAGGATTACGATGAGCCCACATCTCTCTAAACCTTTCCAGTATAATGTCCTTGGAGGATGATTTTCTAGTACTACCTAATCTAATACTCTCACCCATAGCGCCTTGCCACCACTGTTGGAAATCTGTAAACAATGAGTCTAACTCATTGTTTTTACCTTTAAGTTTTCTAGCCATAGCTTGTACAGCACTTGGGTTAATGTCGTCAAAATCACCCATAAACAAGTCATACACTTGTTCTTGTACAGCACTACCTAAGGAAGCGTAGGCTTCTGCAAAACTTAAAAGACTATCTAAGTCCGAGTTTTTAATACCACCTGCTGTTTTATGTTGTGTACGAGACATACCTGGTTTCCAATTTCTGTTATACATTTTTAACTCCTTGTTATGTATTAACCCTTAACAATATAACCTTTAATACCATTAGACTTTAAGTAGGCTGCTAAGTCCATGTCTCTTGGCTTAACACCACTTAAAGACCATCCTAAGATTACACTTTTACGCCTACTATCCATATGCAACTCGTCAAACGAACTTGGTCTGTAAATTCCAATGTCAGGATTATTGGACAACAGTTCTAAAATAGGTTCGTAAGTTTCTTTTTTAACTCGTGGCATAGAGTTACTTAGAATACGATCTAAAGAACTAGAGCCAGCACTGAAAGACTGTTCCGCACCAATGTGTAAACGAAAGTCTGTGCCATAGTCGAATACAATAGTAGTATTCCACCAATTGGCTTTCTTAGACATACTTGCCCTACGATTAGACTTACTG